CATGCTGCTTAGCATATTCTTTATCGCTATCAGTAAGTTCTATCGTCATACTATTATTATAGTATAGTTCCTTTTATTTTCTACGAATTGAACTTTGCGTACCAATCCATAATTTCGTAATGAAAATCTTTTTCTGAGATATTATCCGATACTTCAATAAACCATTCAGGTTCACCAGAAGCTGGCTTCTCAAAAACATTAATTTTATTCACTATAGGATCGTGACGAAAGATGTATTTTCCAATTTGTCCTTCCATTATATTAGACTTAGTTCCTCTGTTACTAGTTTAGTTAAATATAGATGGCAAAATATATCTAATTCTTCTGATATATTCTCCCCAACCATTTTTTTATCTACATAATATACTTCCATCTTCGTTATGAGAGGAATAGATTTTTTAATTTCATAATACGTATGAACTAATATCCCGGGTCCAAGTTCGGACTCCGGGATATAAGTTCTATGAATATTTATCCTGCCCACTTGATTGCTGGCTCTTTAAGTATCCTGAGGGCTTTAGTCGAGAGAGTATTACCCATCAATGATCTTACAAGCTTCTCAGGTGATTGCTTTCTACTATGCGTTTCAAACTCAGTAAAAGCATTTAGAGCATCCCAGCGTGACTCTCCGACGTTGCCTTGACCACTCTCGTATAGTTCAACGATCTTCTCTCGCTGATTAATCCTACGAGTAGACTCTTCTTTCTCGACTGGAATAAGCTTTTGAGTAAGCTTAGCCATTTGATCTCGAGAAAACTTATTACTCTTTAGAAACTCAACAGTATCATTGAATCCAGTAAAGTCTTCGATATTACGAACAATACGTCTTACCATACCTTCTACATTAGCATCAAAAGTATCAGAGTGACGAAGATTATCTCCACGACGCTTTTCAATAAGATGAAGAGCATTATCACATGCAATCCTATTAGTAGAAGGAGCGCACTTATTTGAGCTCATTCCAGTATTATCAATAACAGTATAGAAGTAACCATCAACTTTATCACCATCAACATCGATAGGCTCACCGAGCTTAGATCTAACTACTACTCGCTTACCATCACCAGCCATAGTATAACCATCATGCTGAATATTTCCTACCCTATCACTAGCAGTATTAAGAATATCAAACATCTCTTCCATTTGAATTGGTCGATACTTCTTACCGCAACTACCAAGGTGTGCGCCATTATCGGAGCGTTCGAGAGCAAATACTCCGTTATGTTCACCGCGATCATTTTCAAGCGGTACTTTATTTACCTCAAAACGAGGTACATCTTCTAGCGTTTCTATTTCTTTTAAGAATCCCATTTTTTTATTTTATTTTGTTCTACCTTTTTATTTTAACCTAGTTCCTTTAGATTAAATCTTTCAAATTTTTCTTCAGCTTTCTTAAAAGTATCATAAATCTTTATCACTTCAGTAGTCAACTTTTCTTGTTTTCTAGCATCTCTTTCTTCTGTAGAATTATAATAAGCGTTATAAGAAGTAAATCTAGCTACAGTAGTAAAGTTAAATACGTATTCTTGAAATGCATGCCTTAGTTCATGAAGTATACTACCTATAATATATCTTTTGTTTCCGTTAGTATCTAACTCCATGGTATATAAGCGTTTACTCTTAGAAGTACGCTCCATAGTAGATTGTTCCTTTATCTTACTCTTCCATACTTTACATTCAATATTAATTTTTTTATCAAAACCATTTTCAAATATATTAGTACAAATTTTTCCTAATAGTTCAAAATCTAATTTAGTTTCTTTTAGTATACGTTTCGTTGGATAGAAGTTTATCATCCTATTCTTTTTATAACTGGTTTATCAACTCCTTCTGAAAGAAGTTTATCTCTTACCTTTTTAGCATCTTCATAATTATCGATGCGTTCCTTATGAAAACGCAGAAGACCAGATACATTATCGCGATATTCGATAATGTATTTTCCGTATTCAAAGGGTTTTATTGGCGGTCTGCGCCTTTTCATACAATAATTATATAGTAGTTCCTTCCGAGTTCCACTAAATAATAATGTGTTAGAACTAAAAATATTAGAATATAGTAAGGAAAAACAAGCTAAACTTCTCGAACCAGCGAAAAGAGCTCATAAGAAACCGGATATTGGAGTAGAGATTAACAATAAGTCTGCTTATTATGTCATTAGAGACTGTGCGATGATTACTCAGAAGTATCTTGTTTTACATATATGGGGAACGTATAATGATCCCTTTAAAGATCTTAAAGGTAAATTTACTACAGATGATGTCACGGACTTTTTAAAAAGAGCAAAATCAGATGCTACCACAAATCAAATTAAGGATGTAATTATTTCCGCAATGCGAGATAAATTTGATACAACTGTTACTACATCTTCTTCATTTGACTACAGTGTTGAAGAAGATGATATTTATGGTTACTACGGAGAAGCGGAGCAAACTGATGATGATTTCGTAGAGCAAGAGATGACTGAAGAGGAAATGTTTTTGAAATTCTTTTCTGTATCTTAATTACCCAACTGATATTTTTAAATCAGTACCATCACGCCAAAGGTCTCCTGCTACTCCAGGATCAGACGTTGGTAAGTTTGGCATATTAACTTTAGTTGTTAGCAAATTAGTTGATATATTATCTCCATCTAACTGAATATAATTGCAAACTCCCCCAGAACCATTATCTGTTCTTAAGAAAACATCCTGATTATCAACTGAGTTTGTTATGTATAGATCACCGGTTTTATTGTTAATGTATGAATTATCGGCCGTATGAACCAGTTCTAAATCTCCACTTGATCCAGCTTGTAAGAAAACATCATCTTGCGCTCTAATATTTTTGTAAGCTCTCGTTAAAGTACCACCACCATCTATTTGTAGATAATTAGTTACTCCTCCGGAACCATCATCAGACTGGAAGAGGATATCTCCATCGTCTTGATAGTTAGCAATGTATAAGTCATTAGTTGTATTTCTTATATTAGAATTAGTACCATCATGCCATATTGATAAATCATAACCGGATCCGTAATATGACTGAATGTTATCTGCATTCAGTGTGCCTTTGTGATGGTTAAGTATTTCACTGTTTCCGTCTATTGTAAAATAATCAGTTGTTCCGCCACTACCATCATCAGTCTTAAAGACAATACAACCATTATCCTGAGAATTTCTAATTTCTAAATTGCAGTTTGTGGTATTAAAAAGAGTTTTAGTGCCATCATGATACATAGCAAAATCTTTGCCTGAACCTAAAGATATTAACGAGTTGTCTGGCCAATTTGTGTAAAGTGCTGTTGAAGAACTGCCATCATGTGTTGCTGAAGACCCATCTAAAAAGAAATAGGTTGCTACACCACCAGCCCCATCATCATCCTTGAAAATGATATCTTTATCGTCAGCGTATTGTGTAATTGTTAAATTACCTTCTAAATTTTCAATAGTTGTATCTGTTCCATCGTGCCTAAAACGCAAATCAGCATTATTTCCCAAACCTAAATATGAAAAATCAGGAAATATTGTAAAAGGATGACCAGTAGAAAGGGAGCTATCTAAATAGAAGTAGGTTTCATAGCCTCCACTACCATCATCAGCTCTAAATATAATATCTTTATCATTTGCAAAATTTGAAATGTAAAAATCACCAAGATAATTAGTTATACCAGAGTTAGTACCGTCATGACTGATCTTAAGATCACCACCATTACCAAACATCGCTTCAACACCATCTAAAACCTGTATATCTTTGGTAAACTTAACTACTGAGTTTTGTCCATCTACTCTAAAATATTCTGTAACATCACCAGAACCATCATCACTTCTAAATATTATAGATTTATCATCCTTTTCATTTTGTATGTATAAATCTCCTTCAGTATTTGCTATTGAAGAGTCTGTACCATTATGTCTTATCTTTAAATCAGCACCAGATCCAAAGCATGCATAGTAATTATCAGCTAACGATAAACCAGTTAAAGATGCAGAACATCCAAATATCTGACCATCTCTTTCAATACAAAATCTTGTATTGCCGTTATCTTGAACCCGAAGTAAATCATCACTATCACCATCAAGACCAGTAACATTTACTCTAATACCACTTGCGTTATTAGTAGAGCATGCTGTAATTATTGGTCCAGCTGCTTCCATGTTTATACTACTAACTCCTTTGAGCCCTTGACTACTAATAGTTCCTGCTACTGTAAGAGAGCAAGCCGGGGCGGTAGTACCTATTCCTACCTTACCATCAGAAAGAATACGCATTGCTTCTTCATCGGCTACATCAAAGGCTAGACTGTCGCCATTGTGTCTGTACCGAATCATTCCCCTATTAGAATCATCGTCATCACCAAATACAATTTGATTTTGACCTGCCGAGCCTCCTGACCTCATGAAAAATTGAGTAGTTGCATCTGTGGCAGTGTTCCGCAAACGAATATCCGCACCCGATCCTTCAACATCGAGTAAGAAATTCGGGGTACTAGTTCCTATACCAACATTACCTCCATTTAAAAAACTATCACCACTAGAGTTTAAACAAAGTTTATTTACTCCACTACTGTTATTAAGAATAAATTCTCCATGCTGATATCCCTCACTACTCCTTTGCATAGTAGCTACCTGAATACCAGCATTATTCAAAGTAGTTATTTCACCCTTAACGGAAAGTTCTTGAGGAGGTGTATTAGTGCCTATACCGACACTACCTCCGAAGTAATTAGGTGATGTTCCTACAGCACTAAGTTGATTTCCGGTTATATCCCCATTTGCGCTTATGTCTCCTGTAACACTAAAGCCAGATAATTCAAATTCGTAATTAATTTCTCCAGCCGAAAGTAAAGTAGATGCATATATCCTTTCAGCATTTATTTCCCCGTTAACGGTTAAATTACCATCCATTGTACCACCATCAGCAAATTGCTTAGCTACAGATCCTCCACCCCCGCCATATGTATCAACAGCTCTCCGTAGAGTCATTAACTGTTGCTGAAAAGTATTAGTTAAATTTGTTTGAATATCATCTTGTATTTTTTTAGGATCAATTATTACATTTTTATCCCCGTACTGCTCAATTACAGTAGCTGCTTCATTTTGATAATTTGCAAATTTTGATAGTAAATCTTCTTTATTTTCTTCAATTAAATCAAAAATATATGCTTTAACTTTAGATTCTTCACCTGAAAAAGATTCTTCTATAACTTGTAATTTAGTATCAAAATAAGATCTAGCTGATTGCTCCGCTTTTGTAAACTTAGACTCTAAGGCTTCTTCTATATATTTCATAGAAGAGTCTAAAGTATCCTCTAACCCTTTCTTTACATTGCCTACACGACTTAGGGTTTTATTAAAGCTCTTATTTAATTCATTATGAATATCAACTTTTGCCTTTGATATAGATACAACTTCAGCATCTAATTGCTTAAATTTTAAATTTATATCTTCATTAAGATCATCAATTTTTAAATCTAAGTTTTCTTGTAATAAATTAAAAGATTCTTTATTTTTCTTATCTTTATCTTCAACTAATTTTATTAGTGTTGAAGTATAAATTTCATCAGTTAGATCCTTTAAGTTTTCTTTTAGTAAATCAACTGACTTATTATGTTCTTGTTTTACTGCTGTAGTTAATTCATCACTATGATCATTTAATGACTCTCTAATATAAATTTTTAGCTTATCTTTTAAATTATCCTCTAACTGTATATTAGTTTCATACAATTCTAATTTAGTATTTTCAGTTAAATTTAAAAACTCTTCTACAAATGAATTACGAGCATTAGAAATTATATCGTTTATTTTACTCTCTTTTAAATCTAATGACTCTACTAGTTTTTTAATTTTTGCTTCATGTTGTTGTTTCTCTAGTTTAGTACTTGAAATTCTAGCTTGATCTATTTCATGAATAATACTTTCCTTAAAAAGACCAGAACTTTTTGGTGTATTACTATTAATAGTTTTTTTGTTGACAGTATTACTATTAAATAAGATCTCTTGAGGTCCTTTATTTAAAATAAATTGGGCTTTATACTTCTTATTACCTACTTCTACTGGTACAGATACAACAGGTTGACCTTTATAGGTAGTTTCTTTCTCTGCTATATATGTTGAACCATTTATCTCAAATTCAAAGACATCGAAAAAAACTTCTTCTAAGCTTTCAACAGTTAAGATGTTATGATTTGAGCTAGTATAGGTAGGTTTTACCTTTTCGCTAAACAGTTTCATATACATATTTATTACTTAGCTCTATATTTCTCTACGTAATATTTAACTGTTGATGATAAATTAAATTTATTTTGCTTCTTTACTGATTTAAGATTATGTTTTGAAGAAAGCTGGTATTTAAAGTCGTGTCCTTTTCTATCTTGAACGAATTCTAAGTAGTCACTTCTCTTTCTTTTATAATTAGGAAATTGATGTTCGATCTCTTTAATGACTTTTTTAATTAATTCAAGATTATTACAAACTAAATTACCTACAATATTATATATTTTAGCAGGTACATCATCAAACAATACCTCTATAATTGCTTTTGCATGATCTTGAGCATGTATCCATTCTCTTATATTTTTTCCATTACCATACACAGGTACTTTTTTACCAAGTATTACTGATCTTATTATAGTAGGAATTAATTTTTCATCGTGTTGTCTAGCTCCATAATTATTACAACATCTAGTAATAGAAGCATCTATTCCAAAAGTAGTAACATAAGATTGTACTAATAAGTCTGATCCAGCTTTAGTAGCTGAGTAAGGTGACCTAGGGGCTAAAGGACTATCTTCAGAAAAAGGAGGATCATCTTTGTCTAAATGACCATACACTTCATCTGTAGATACATGTATCATTCTAGCTTTATGCTTCCTAACTAATTCTAAAATTTTAGAAGTGCCTACCAAATTAGAGTCAACAAAAGATAATGGATTATCTATAGATCTATCTACATGAGATTCTGCTGCTAAGTGTAGAACATAGTCTATTTTTTTATCGATAAATTCTAAAGGATTAGCCATGTTAAGTCTCCAATGTTCATCATTAGATATATCTATAAAATGATTTTGTACTCTTTCGTCTTTTACTATATTTTCTGCAGAAGAACCTACTCCCATTTTATCAATATTGTATATAAAAAGCTCTTTATCTTTTAGTTTTAAAAGCTCTTTAATAACATATGACCCAATAAAGCCACATCCCCCGGTTACTAGATATGTACTCATTTCTTTTTAACTATATCTGGATTTTGTTTTATAGTTTGCAATGTAATCAAATCTTTTATTCTAGTAGTTGACCACTCATGAGATCTTGTGGTATAAATTACTCTAGGTGGTAAGTCATCTCCTGTAAATGGTTTAGCTATATAATCTTCTCCTAAGATACGAATGTCAGGTTTAAAGAATTTTATTAAATCATATAACTCTTCTTCGGTTTGATACATATAGACTTCGTCTATATACTGAATTGCCATTAAAGTCTTATATCTCTCATAATACGGTATTACAGGCTTGTATTTAGTATATCTAGTTGAAGAAGGGTCTTTTTGCAAAAAGACTAAAAATCTATTACAATGTCTTTTAGCTTCTTCAAAAGTATAAATATAACCCGGGTGAAGTAAGTCGAAACTTCCAGCAGTAAACCCTACAATTTCTTTATTCATCCAATATTATTTTATTCAGAGCGGAATGAATAGCAAGTTCTTCATCCATAGGGTCAAAACCATATTTAGTTTTTAATTTATCTACTGAAAGAACACAATTAGACCTATTAGCTAAACAATTTAGTTCATCAAATTGAACCCATTTCCATTTATCATTACCTAATCCATATTCATCCATAAGCTCTATTATATTATCAGTAGCTAGAGGATTAGGCTGTACAAAATTTAATATATCTTTTTCTTTTGTTTCAACTTTATTCTTAATTACTTTCTCAATAAAATCTAACAATTGTGGAATGTAAGTTTTAGAATTTTTTAAATTTATAAGATTATTGTATTTTTTAATTTTAGTTAAGTAAGATCGTTCATGTAACCTATCACAGAAAGGCATTCTTACTCTTAAAATTAATCCATGATCACATCCTAATTCAAATGCATGTTTACTTTTTGAATATGTAGAAGATTCTCTATCAAAGAATCCAAAGTTAGGATAATCTTCTTCATTGAATTCTTTAGTATAATTAGTATATATGCAGCCTGAAGATATATGAATATAATTAATATCATAAGCTTTACATAAATTACTAAGCTTTAAAGGTGCAAAGGTATTTAATTCATAGCATAGCTCAGGTTTTCTTTCTCCTTCATCTACATTTGGTCTACCAGTAAAACCAAAACAATTAATTACATAATCAAATTTTTCTCTTTTAAACCATTTTATAAGTTCTGATGAATTAGTATAATCAAGAAACTCTTTTCGTACTATAGTAACATCGCTCTTTTCAATTTTTTTAAGACGTCCATAAAGGTAAGAGCCTACATATCCATGTCCAAGTATAAGTATTTTTTGCATATTAAATCTCTAATGTATTAGGTTCGTATATTTTACTATGTGTCTTTGTACATCTTACAAATGTAGCACACTTGCATAAATGTTTAAGCTTAGCAGCTCCAACATATGTACATGTACTTCTAATACCTCCTAAAATATCTTGAACAATATAACGAATGGGTCCTTTATAAGGTATAACTACTCTTCTTCCTTCCGATGTTCTATAATCTTTGAGACCTCCATTATGCTTATCGTTAGCAATTTTGCTACTCATTCCATAAAACTCAACATATTCTTTTCCATCTATTATAATTTTCTCACCTCCACCTTCAGGAGAACCAGCTAACATAGATCCGAGCATTACAAAGTCTGCGCCAGCTCCAAACGCTTTAGCTACATCACCCGGCGTCGTACATCCACCATCAGCAATTATATGACCATCTAAACCATGAGCAGCATCAGCACATTCAGCAATACAACTAAACTGAGGATAACCAACTCCTGTCTTAAGTCGAGTTGTACAGACACTTCCTGATCCAATACCTACTTTAATAATATCTGCTCCAGCTAAAAGTAGCTCTTCAACCATTTCACCCGTAACAACATTACCTGCTATGATATTACTTTTAGGAAAAGTTTTTCTTACTTCCTTTACAAAGTCGACAAGTGCTTGAGTATAACCATTCGCTACATCAATACATATATTACGTACTGAAGCTTTTTTATAAATACGAGATAATTTCTTGTAATCATATTCATTTCTTCCTACAGTTACAGCTACATGCTTACCTTTATTATCTTTAAGCTCTTCAATAAGCTCCTTTTCATCAATGTCCTTCTTGTAACAAGTAAAGAGATCTAGATCACTTAAGGTTCTTCCTACGTCTAACGTACCAACACCATCCATGTTAGCAGCCATTATCGGTATACCGCGGTATGAACCACCGTATTTGAATCTAAAAGTTCTTGTTAAATCCACCTCTTTACGAGATGTTAACGTAGACCTTTTAGGTCTAATCAACACATCATCGAAATCGTACTTTAATTCAGTTTCTATACGCATGCCTTCTTAATTATAAGGCTATATTGTATATTTCAACTTGATATCTTGTCTCTTATCAACTGTAAGTTAATTTCTCCTTCTTCTAAACTATCGGAGATTTGTTGAGTTAATTCATTTCCTAGTTCGCTAAGTTCATAATCTTCTGTACTATGCAAAACTTCAGTTAATTTATCTAACGCATCATATAATTCTTCTACACCCACTTCAAATTTTTTAAGAATTGAACTTTGTTTCATATATTCTATTTATTTTATTAAATATAATTAATGACGTTCTTAGAAGAAGTAAACTTAATTTTAGAAAAAGTTGGTCAGTATAAGCCTATCAACTTACCTTACAAATTAAATGCATTAGAGCCAGTAGTTAACAAGCAAACTACTGACTTTCATTTTAACAAGCATTATAAGGGGTATGTTAAAAAATTAAATGCAGCTATGGGTGCTAGAAAAAAAATACCTTTGGTAGAGTTAGTTAAAAATATAAAAGGTTACAATGATAAAGTAAGAGATAATGCTGGAGGAGCTTATAATCATCAATTATTTTTTAACATGATGAAGCCAGGGGGTAGTGACTTTAACGGAGAGATTGCTGATAGAATTAAAAAACGTTTTGGTACATATGCTAAATTCAAAAAAGAGTTTATTGATAATGCAGCAAGTCAGTTTGGTTCAGGGTGGGGTTGGTTAGTTGAAAAAGATGGTAAATTAGATTTAGCAAAGACACCTAATCAAGATAATCCACTAATGCATAATATGGGTAAGCCTATATTAGGTGTTGATGTATGGGAGCATAGCTACTACTTAATGTATGGACCAGATAGAAAAGAATGGCTAAGTAAGTTTTTCGAGATTGTTAACTGGGATTACTGCTCCGCTCTTTTGCATACTAGCTAGGATAGCTTCTATTTCTGCTTTCATATAGTTTACATGATAAGTCAAAAATCTATCATCTTTAAGATAAAAAATAACACATTTTCTACATCTCTTACTTGTCATTCTTTCATACAAGTAAGCATATAAAGATAGTTGTAGACCATATAAATTAAATTCACAGTTATGAAGATGACTCACTGGGTCTTTAAGTCTTTCACAATAAGAAGAGCTAAATCTAAAACGCTTATTAGTTTTAAAGTCGCCAATAGTAAACTCATTTTTATGTTCGTAAATTAAATCTGCAGTACCAGCGATCTTAAACTCTTCATCATATAATAAATTCTCACACAAAACATTCTTAAAAGAATCTATAGAACGTTCAGCTGCTTTATCGTATGATTTACATAACCAACCATAATTATCTTGTACATCGCCATAACTAATATAATCTTCTAAAATTTTATGAATATTAGTACCTCTCGTACAAGCTCTTACCTTTTCTTTCTCCCACATTTCAAGAACTAACTCTTGTGATATACCTTCTCTATCTGCTACTCGTTTGGAATGTCCATCTCTATCAAAAGGTTGTTTGTATTTACCGAGTAGAGTAGTTACGGAAATAAACTTTTCATTTGTATCAGTATGAGTATACGTATGAGAAGCTTCGTCAAATTTAATTTTCACTATTCTATATTATACTTATAGAATTATAAAATCAATAAAAATTAACGTATCTCTAGAACTACGTTGTTTTTACTATAAATATATAAAATGGAACCTGAAAAATCCCTACTCAAAGAGTTTCTAAGCGGTGGTTGGGTCGTACCTTTGATAGGGGCCGGCGCTATGCTAGCGCGTTTATTATCTGGGGAAAACAATTACACTTGGGGTCAACAACTTAAAAAGATACTAACTGCTGGTATATCAGCTGGAATAGCATGGTTTATACTTGAACAAACTGAGATTTCTTCTCTTTATAAAGCAGTTACATATGGAATTATTGGTGTTATATCACCTGAGGTTATAGAAGGTATAGTAAAACTTGGTAAAAAATTTGCAGATAATCCTGAAAAGGTTATCAAAAAGTAATGAAACCAAAATATTTAGTATATATTTTAGCAGCTATTATTTTAGCGTTTGTTATTAGAGGGTATTTTTGCGTAGATATGGTTCATGTTTATTTAGATGCTTTAAATAAAGGAGCTCTAACTACAGATGGAGATTTGTATTGTAGTGTAAGTGAAAATATAGAAGGATTTAAGAAGCATTTACTATTCTCAGGGGTGTTAGCAGTAGTTATTGCTGTTTGTTGCAGGTTAAAAGCACCGAAGTAAATAAATATAATTATGGGAAAGAAGATATCCGAACTTACTATCGCTAGTACTCCGTATGAAGGAGAAGAGCTGTTCGCTATGGTTGAAGATAGTGCTACTGTAGCTGCTCCAATTAGCTCATTTCAATCCTTTTTATCAGGTCAGGATCATTTAGCATCGCCTCATAAAAATAATCATTTCGTTTGTGATCAAACTGTAGCTGGAAAATTAAGTGGAGAGCAATTGAACATAGGTACTCAGAATAACGCTACATTAGGTTCACAAGCTTCCATAGCTGGTGGATGTAAACAGGCTGCTACAGGAGCTCAAACATTTATAGGAGGAGGAGACTGTAACGTAACTACAGGAGTTAACTCTGCTATTCTAGGAGGTGAAGAAAACTGCTCTCAAGGTGCATGTGGAATAATTGTAGGAGGTAAGTGCCATGAAACAGAAACTACTGCTACATATGGTTTTATTGGCGGTGGGTTTAAAAACTGTGTGACTGCTAATTACGGTACAATTGGTGGAGGTCAATGTAATACAGGTACAACTAATGGTGGTTATGGTTTTATAGGTGCGGGTAGACGCAATGAAGTATGCGCATCAAAAGGAGGTATCATTGCTGGAGAAGATAATACTATTACAGGGTGCGATTCATTTATAGGAGCTGGAAAAGCAAATAATGCCAGGGGTCAAAATTCAACTGTGGTAGGTGGAATTAGTTCGTGTGCTATTGGTAAAGGTTCTTTTGTTGGAGGTGGTATTGTTAACTGCGCAACAGGGGGATGTGCTATAGCTGGAGGGGGCAGCTTAAACAAGCCCACTGGATGTGTTAGTGCAATAGTTGGTGGTATTACAAATACAGCTTCTGGAAGTGCTTCATTTATTGGAGGTGGATCAACCAATACTGCTTCAGCTAAAGCGTCTGTAGTTGGTGGTGGTTTTAACAACACTGCTGAAGGTCCTAGTGCTACTAAAGGATGCACAACTGTAGCAGGTGGTGAAACTAATATAGTTTCTCAATGCTGGGGATTTATCGGAGGAGGGTGCAACAATACTGTAAATGGTGTTGCTGGAGTAGTAGCTGGAGGCGTTGCAAATACAGCAGATGCTGATTATACTTTTATCGGAGGAGGTGAGTCAAACTTACCAGTTAATTCTAGTCACGGTGTAGTTGCAGGTGGTTGTGGAAATGTTCTAGCAGCTCCTTGCACAGTAATAGCAGGAGGTAAATCAAACTCAACTGCAGCGGGTACAGATTTTGGTATTATCGGAGGTGGAGAATCTAATGCTATTACTGCTAATGCATGCCATGGATCTATTATAGGTGGTTGTGGAAACAAAGTATGTAATGACTTTGGTACAGTTGGTGGTGGAAAAGCAAACTGCTCTGGCGCTGCATGTTCTTATGTAGGAGGTGGAGAATCTAATGATATAGCTGCTGGTAATTACTCAGTAATAGTTGGAGGTAAGGGCAGCTATACCTGTAATACAGGTGTATTTATTGGTGGAGGTTATCTTCATTGTGCATCAGGAGCAGAATGCAGTACTATAGTCGGAGGTTATGGTAATACATTAATAACCGGAGCTAGTGGTGCATTTATAGGCGGGGGTGTTCATAATAAAGGATTAGGTCAAGGAACATTTATTGGAGGAGGAGCACTTAACTGCACTAACTCATGCGCTGGAGGATGTTTTGCTACTATAGCAGGAGGTAGAAAGAATACAGTTGATGGAGCATTTTCAACTTTAGTAGGTGGATGTAGTAACTGTGTATCTGCTGCTTGTGGTACAGTGGTTGGAGGATATGAAAACTGTGTAGAAAGTAGTGGTGCAAGTAGCTTTATTGGAGGAGGTTATTGCAATACTGCTAATGTAACGCAAGGTACTATTGGAGGAGGCAGAGAAAATAATGTTGATTCTGGTGAAGGAGGCTTTATTGGAGGAGGTTGTGGTAATACTACTTCTAATGCATATGCAACATTAGGTGGAGGTAAAGGTAATATTGCTTCAGGTACATGTTCTTTTGTAGGTGGAGGACAACTCAACTGTGCAACAAAACCGTGGTCATTAGTAGTGGGAGGATGTCAAAATAGAGAATCAGGTACATGTTTAAATGTTATTGTAGGAGGTATGACTAATCTTATATGCGAATCAGCTACAGCAAGTAGTATATTAGGAGGGTTTAATAATGTGTTATCTGCAAATTATGCTTTCATAGGTGGCGGATGTGGTAATAAGACACATTGTACAGCTCATCATCATTCAGCTATTGTAACTTCAGATATAACAACAGTTTCAGCTTGCATGTTACATGCTAATTCATTATATCTCAAAAATTTACCAACAGCTGAACCACATACTGCAGGAGTAATATGGAGAGATGGTACAACACTTAAAATATCTTGCGCAAGTTAACTTGATTTATAATAAAAGCATACTAAATTTATTAGTATGGCCACAACAGTTTTTCACATTGAAGGAGGTATAGGTAAAAATATTGCAGCTACAGCAGTTATTGCTGCGTATAAAAAAGCTAAACCTGAACGTAAAATTATAGTTGTATCAGCTTGGGCTGAAGTTTGGATGAATAATCCAAATGTTGCAAGGTTTTATGTAATAGGTAATACGCCTTACTTTTATAAAGATATTATCCAAGGTAAAGATGTTGAAATTTACTCAGGTGATCCTTACAGAACTACAGATCATATTACTAAAAAGACCCATTTAATTAAAACGTGGTGTAAGATGGCTGGAGTAGAACATAACCATGAGGGTCCTAATCTTCATTTTAATTTTAGAGAGTTAGAAGAAGGGGCTGCTTATGTTAATCAGTTTAGAAGAGACGGTCGACCTGTTCTTCTTTTTCAACCTTTTGGAGGCCCAGGTAAAGAGCATCAACAGCATCCATATTCTTGGACAAGAGACATGCATCCAAGTCAAGCTCAAGCTGTAGTAAATAAATTAGCTCAAAAATATAATATTGTTCATGTATGCTATGAATTTCATCCAAAATTACAAAACTGTCATCGCTTTGATAAAATTATTGGAAAGAAAGCTCTGTTTGCAATGACAGGTAATGCAAATAAACGTTTATTTGTAGACTCTTCACTTCAGCATGCTGCAGCTGCACTTGGTCAAAAATCTGTAGTATTGTGGGTAGCAACACAGCCAAAGATATTTGGATATGGTATTCATAACAATATAGGACCTAAGAAAGAATATCTAGAAGGCCATATCGATTCATATTTGTTTGACTATAATTTTACAGGAACCATTTATGAATGCCCGTATAAAGATCCAGCTGATATTCATGATGTAGATGAAATAGTAGCTGCTGTTGAGCAGGAGGATAAACCTAAAGAGGAGCCTAAACAAGAACCTAAAGTGAAGCCTAAAGAAGAACCTAAAGAAGAACCTAAAGAGGAGCCTAAGAAAGATAAAAAATCTTAGTAATACGATCCGTAAATATCGGTATCATTTACATCCATATCCATTACATCAGTTTTAGATAAGTTATCAATATTATATGGATCTTCTTCAGTAGGATATGTCTTACCGCTTGAAGTCAATTGATCAGTAAGCGTAGTAGATAATATACCACTAAACGAATTATCATAAACTTGCTCGTTAGCTTTTTCAGCAGATAAACCATTCTGGAAGGTAAAGTCTAATCTCTTACCTCTTAATCTATAAATGTAATGACCTAATAATGGATTAAGAGAAGATATATCTTGATCCATTCGTTCAGTTATTTCATATTTAACTGAACCTCTTCCATTAGGTCTATCACAACCTAGTACAGTTAAATCAATTACATCTCCTGATTTAGGTTCTATAGACTGACCAACAGATGAATAATCGAAGAATGCTGAAGCTGCAGTATGAAAAGTACTAATGTGTACATAAGCAGTAAATTCATCTCCTGGATCAAAACCAAATTTAGTTAAATTAACAGCATCGTCATTTAATTCAATATACATTTGTACCCCGGAAAGAGGCCCCTGATATTGTTTAACTGAATCTTCTCCATATAAAAGATCTGCAGCAGATAAGTTAAATGTATTAATATAATAATCTACAGGTATACCAAAATTATTAATGAGATCGTTAAAGGCTTGATCAAAAACTAATTGTTCTGCTTGTAAATTAGATGGATTAACTAACTCACCGCAAGAAGGTATAGCAGTAGCAGCTAAAACTTCTTCTGGTGTACAGTTTAATCTATTTTCATTACATACTGACATATCATCTCTTGGCTAGCATTCCACATTGATTACCTTCTTCATCTTCAAACATTTTTACCTCTACCCCAGAGTTACCTAATACCTTAGTTTGACCAGGTAGATATTGAACTCCATAAGTATTTAACGTATCAAATAGAGGCATGCCCATTAATTTTATCTGACTAGCTGCTCCATTAAGAAGATTATTAACATGTGGACATTTATGATTATATCTTTTAGGTAAAGTATTAAGATGTTTTTTAGATAGACCTACTCTGTTAATATTTTTTCCTACTCTCATATGAGGGTTAAGAAGTTCTTCTCCTTGATAGTATTCAAAAAAAGTTTTAAAGTTTTCCATATATATCTTATCATATGATCTAGCAATTAAATCTATAAGCTTTTCTATAATCTTAGTATTACGTAAGACTTTAAATGCTAAATTTTCTATACTAAACTCTCCTTCTCTTTCAAGGCCTCTCTTTCTCATCTTTGAGATCTTTTGCTTTAATTTTTTAGCAACATCATTTAATTCTCTAGCTTCTTTACCTTTAACCTCGCTAAGCTTTTCTTCTAATATTTGTGTATCCTTTACAAATGCATTAGCTTTTTTATAAACATCTTTTAGATCAACTGAAGGCGGGTCATATGTCGGTTTGGTTAACCAACTATCGTCTTGAATAGAATACAAACCAGAAGCTGTATGAGGCTCGTCTTTATCTTGCACATACATTTCAACATCATGACCTCTAAAATTTATATTATGTCTTTGATTCCATATAAATCTTTTACCATCTAATGCATCTTTAACTAGATCTTCATCATCGTTTATATCCTTATAATCTATAAGAACATGCACATCTAAGTCTGAGAAATCGTTGTAATTGTAATTACTATTACTTCCTGTTAGAGTAATATCATGTATCTTTACATTATCTAGTTCTAGTTCATTGATAAAATCTGAAGTAATAGCTAATAATTTTTGTCTAATCTTTGGATCAAAGCTATCATCAGACCAAAACTTTTTATTTAGAGTTTTGTTATAGATCTTCACACTTATATTTATTAAAAAAGCCCGAAGAGGTCTACTCTACGGGCTCTTTTAATTTAATTATTGAGCTTTTTTTATTCGTATGCACTTTGGCCGGCCTTAAGATCACCAACCTTATTACTTCCACCTGTTCCCATGTTAACTGTGTGATGAAGTTCTGAACCAGGATCAACTGTTCCTGAAGCAGCTTTTTCTTTAGCAGCTCCTTTAGGCTTCAAATTACCAACTTTGTTCTTTCCTCCAGTGCCCATGTCAACTGTGTGATGAAGCTCAGAACCAGGGTCAATTGCTTCTTCATCTTCTTCATATGCTACTTCAGCTTCAAAGTCTTCATCAGGCTCATCATCTCCTCCCATAGCTGCCATTAATACTTCATGAAGCTTTTCAGCTACATCTTTTGGAATAGTAACAGTAAGATCGCCTTCATCACCACCATCATCATCGGTCTCGATTCCAAGGGCTTCAATTTCAGACATATCCTCGGCATCTTCAAATTCACCGAAGTTTTCATTAACCATTACTTTATTATAAAGTTTATCAAATACGGAAGGTTTGCTCATAAAATTATTTAGGCCATCTCGTGCAATTTTCTCGTGTTCTCCTAAAATTTCTTCATCTTCTTCTTTTTTATCATCGTCTTCTTCATCAGAATGCTTCTTACCCATAGCTTTTTTAATAGCTTTATCTTTAGATCCCATATATTCATCTGTTTTAGATTCTACTTTACCATCACCATCATAATCTTTATCAGCTTTTTCCTCAGAATCTTCTTCAGGACCTACATTACCTGTGTAAGCTACTTGACCGTAAGTTGGACCTGTCGGCTTAGGCTCTTGACATTCTACAGGATCGTTACCATCTCCATAAGAATAACCCTTAATATTGTAAATATTATCCTTTTTATCTTTGTCAGACATGTTATCTAAGTCAACAAGAGGTTTTCTAAACCCCCCTTCTTCCTCAGGTCCTCCTTTTACAAGAGGAGCTTCTCCTGATGTTCCAGGTGGAACCTCTTCGTTTATAACTACTTTTTTGAACACATCTTTATATGCTTCTCCTAGTGACATGAAGTCTTTACTTTTTGACATGTAATTATTTATGCTCTTTATTAAATATTTCTGTGCCTGCTAAAGATAATATGTTCTATATGGGTAATAAAAACTTACCCAATGTAAATTGGAAGGGTGAATATACTAAAGAACAAGTAAAAGACCTTAAAAAAGCTAGTAGTAATATACTTTATTTTGCTGAAAACTTTTTTCATATTATTAACCTCGATAGAGGTAAAGAAAAAATATCTCTATATAAAGCTCAAAAACGTGCATTACGAAAGATGAGAGACAATCGATTCTTTTGCTTATTAGCTTCAAGACAGATCGGTAAGTCGACTATGATGACGATCTATATTCTATGGCAAGCATGCTTTAATAATGATCAACGTATACTTTTAGTAGCAAACAAAGAAGCTACAGCTATTGAGATATTTCAAAGGGTAAGAATGGCATATGAAGAGTTACCAAACTGGTTAAAGCCTCCTGTTAAAGAATATGCTAAGACGTCTATGACATTAGAAAATGGAAGTAGAATAGGTATTACAACTACTACTGGTACTGCTGCACGTGGCCAGTCTGTTAACTGCTTAGTTATTGATGAGATGGCGTTTATTGAACCTCACTTAGTAGAAGAGTTTTGGAAATCAGTCTTTCCTATTATTACTTCTTCTAAAAAATCTAAAGTGTTTGTATGCTCGACGTCTAATGGTACAGATAATCTTTTCTATAAATTGTATAGCGGAGCTATAGAAGGGGATAATGGTTGGGCGCACGATAAAATAAAATGGGATGAAATTCCAGGTAGAGATGAATCTTGGGCTCAAGCTACTAAAACAGCTATTGGTTCAGCTGATGCATGGTTACAAGAGTTTGAATGTGAGTTTATACACTCAGGTGAATCAACATTAGATGATGAATTATTTGAAGAGATGATGTCTAAAGTATCAGATCCAAAAATAATATTAGATGATGGTCATTACAAATTATGGGAAGAGCCTGATGAAAGTAGGTTATATGTAGCGGGTGTAGATATATCTGAAGGCGTAGGGGTTGATTCATCTGTTATTCAGATATTAGATATTACAGATATTAAAGATATTAAACAGGTAGCAATCTATAGAAACAATAAGATCCCACCTTTAGAGTTTACTAATAAATTACATAAGATACTTCGTAACTGGGGGTCTCCCTTAGCTCTCATAGAGAGAAACAATTGTGGCGCACAGGTAGTGGATAGGTTATCAGAAGATTTAAGTTACGATAAAATAGTTTCATATGGTAATAAAAATGCTCATAGAAGAAATGTAATGAGAGGTATGATAGCTCATACAAATACAAAGTATAAAGGTGTTCTCAATATGAGATACTTTATGAATGAAGTTCGAGTTGTTACGATTAGAGAGGCAGATACAGTAACTGAGTTAAGAAACTTTGTAAGGTATCCTAATGGTACTTGGAAGGCTAGAGGAGGCTTTCATGATGATAGAGTTATGGCGATGTTATATGCGTTGTTTATTCTAGAGAAAGAGATAACAGAAAGATTCTTTGAGATAGTAGAAGTAGATGATATGGGTAAGCCATCTGTTATTGAACCTATGGATTTTGGAGTTCAATACTTTGAAGACCCTACTTCAATTTATTTAGATGAAGAGATAGTAGGAGGGGGAAATAACAATGTTTCAGCAATAGTGTTTGGTATGGGTGAAGAAGGTGAGGATGAATTAGATGAACTTAAGTCTATGGGCTTTTCTGTGCTTGGAGAGGCGCCTCCTAATAACTGGCAAGCTGGTATAATGAAAGAATAAATATATTCATGGCTAGAAACACTATGCAGCAGTCAATGCTGAACAAATCAAGAGCTGATAAGTTTTTATTAGTTTTTGATGTACCGCCTATATTAAAGGAATTTAGTAAAAAATTTAATCAAACTAATGATACTATAATACCTGATTCTGTTCAGTTTTCTATATTTGGAGCTGCTGTACCAGAAATTACAGTACCTGCAGTAGATAATAGATATGCTGGTAATACTTTATATGTATCTTCCCATTCTAAAAATCCTTACCCTCCTGTATCTATAGGATTTAAAATAGATAATGAATATAAAAACTACTGGGCAATGTACTCTTGGCTTAATTTATTACATGATCAAAGAGAAGGACGTTATAATGTAAGAGAGATTAACGAAAATCAACCAGATTTTCAAGATTATCAAACAGATCTTACTATATTTGGAAAGGACGAATTCAATAATAATCGTATAAAATTTACATATACAAAAGCATTTCCTACTACTGTCGAAGCAATTAACTATAGTTATACAGATCCTGATGAAATTACTTCAGGATTTACATTTGTTTACTCACAATTACATACAGAAGTCATCAATTTTTGAAATTATTAACCTAAATTAGGATAAATAATTTTATGGCACAGCGTACAATAAACTCCCCGGGAGTAGAAATAAGAGAATCAGATCTTTCCTTTACAGCACCTGCAGCCGCCGGAACAAACGTATACGTTACCGGCTTTGCACAGCAGGGTCCTATTGATGAAGTCTTGTTAGTAAGTACTACACAAGAATTAACACAAATATATGGCCCTCCCACAAATGCTGCAGAAAAATACTTTCATTATACTATAAGTGAGCTTTTAAATTCACCTGCTACAGTTTACGCTGGTAGATTGCCATATGGTAGAGGTAATGGAGATGGATTTGGATCTAAGTATTCTGCTTTAGCTTATCCAGTTTCAGCATTTACTACCGAGTCTGGAGGCGGAGGAGGCTCTTTTGTTTCTTCAACTTTATCTCATTCAGGTTCAGGTCTATATCTCATCGATGCGCCAGTACATTTTGAGCTTACAGAAGCTCAATATTTAGCTATTCTAGATGGCTCAGGATATACCTGGGCAGATGCTCCTTCTAATGCTAAGACTATAGAAGATGTAGCAAACATCGGTAAAGCGGGGATTATTGTTTTAAATAAAACTCAACTAGCTAATAACGATGGTTTAGAAGGCACGTATGTTGGCCTACTTGATAATACTCAAAACCCTGCTACTAATTTCTTAGCTATATCGGGTGCTAAAGCTGTACTAAGTACCGCTACTAGAACAGAATCGTTTACAGATATTCCTAATAATACTTTAACGTTTGATTTAACATCTTCTGCTACAGATGGTTCCGGACAGAGTATATCTCGTGTAATGGAAAATCTTACTAATTACGATTTAGATAATCAAAGCTTTGATGATTATCTGCAGTTTGGAGTATTTAAATTACGTAAGTCAATTTACGCTAATGAAGCTACTAAACTTGATTATGTATTAACTGATGTTATTGCTGGTTCTATCAACTCTTATAGAACAGAACTTAATCCTAATGGAGGAGCTGATAGATCAGTATTTTTAGAGAATGTTTCTGATGGTGCACAAAATGTTAAAGTCCTAGTTAATGATAATATATCACAAAGATTAGCAGGGCATACAGGACTTAACACAAACGGTAGTGCAAAATTAAAAGTCAAAACTACTGGTGGTTTAAGAAATGCTACTTCGTCTAATACAGGATTTAGTGCATATCCAATAACTAACAATGCTAATGTGCAAACTGCAATAGATCTAGCAGCTAAAAATACAGCTGATTTATTCCCTCTTGGTCAATTTACTAATCAAAAAGTAACTACCAAACTTCTTGGTGATATTCCAACTAAGCTTGAAAGAGCTCTTGACAATGTTAAGAATGATGAAGTTTATAACATCGATGTAGTTGTTGAAGCTGGGTTAGGTACTATTCACGCTGTAGCAAGTGCACAAACAACTAATCCATATTACTATGATGATGAAGATTATAGCTCAAATGTTTCAACAGCAGTTGATGGATTAAGAACTTCTGGTGACTTATCAGTAGCATCAGCAATTACATTAAGAAATAATTATTCTACAATCTTTAATAAGTTTGAAAAATTTGTTAAGCCTCCATATGAAGGTGGTGATAGAGGAGATTGTATTTTTGTAGCAGATCCTATTAGACAGATTGTCATTAAAGGAGCTAATACAAAGATCTTATCTGATAAGACAAAGAATTTTCAAACTGATATTTACTGGCCTATTAGACATCAGTTTGAGAATGAAAATACTTCTTATGCAGCTGTTTACGGTAACTGGATGGCTATTAATGATAGTTATGCAGGTAAGCAATGCTGGGTTCCATCTTCAGGCTTTGCAGCAGCTGCAATGGCTAGGAATGATGCAGTTGCGTTCCCATGGTTTGCTCCAGCAGGATTTACTAGAGGTTTAATTTCATTCGCTAATGATGCAGCAATTAATCCTAATCAGAAGCAAAGAGATGAACTTTACAAAGCAAACATTAACCCAATAGCTCAATTCCCTGGATCAGGAATAGTAATATTTGGTCAAAAGACTTTACAGAAGAAGCCAAGTGCATTCGATAGAATTAACGTTAGAAGGCTTTTCTTAGCACTTGAAAGACCTACTAAGCAGTTAGCTCGACAGTTTGTATTTGAGCAGAACTCAGAGTTTACTAGAACAAGGTTAGTTAATGCATTAACACCTATATTTGAGAGAGCTAGAAACAACGAAGGATTATATGATTACTTGATTGTATGTGACGAGAGAAACAATACACCTGCGGTAATCGATGCAAATGAGTTAGTAGTAGATATCTACATTAAACCTACTAGAACAGCAGAGTTTATATTAGTTAACTTCTACGCAACAAGAACGGATGCCAATTTCCAAGAGTTAATTGGCGGTTAATAGAAAAACTTACTAAATATTATTATGGCGACAACAATTCAAAACTTCTTTACTAAAGCAGCAGAAAATCAATTTTCAAGAGATTTTCTTTTCCGAGTTAGAAATATAACATTAACTGGAGGACTTGAATTTGTTGGTGATAACGATCTTGTTTATGCTAAAACAGCGGCGTTACCTGGAAGAAATATTGATGATAAAGTAGTAAATTACTTTGGTCAAGAGTTTCACTTACCGGGAAGAGCAACTTACCCAACAGGGGGAGGATACACTATTTCATTTTATCATGATGAAAATTGTGCTCTTAGAACTAAGTTTGAAGCAGCTTCAAGAATTGTTTTTAACAACGAAACTTCAGTAGGTGAATATGGTATGCCTGGAACTGAATCAGTTATTAATTTAGTTCAAGTTGATAAACAGCTAAACGACGTAAGAAACATAGAGCTTGTAGGAGCTTCAATTAGAAATATTGGTGATGTTAGTTATGATATTGCTGATGGTACTGGAGACGTTCTAAGCTTTGACGTTACTTTTGCTTACCACTTCTATAGAGACTTTGCTACATCATAATTACTCTCGCGATTAAATATTATTAATGGCGTACGAGCAATATGACTTTCTAGATGGGTATAGTTATAGTGAAAGGTTCTTTCTTTCACATCCATTTCTTTGGAAGGTAGAGTTTAATTATGATAGCTCTCTTATTCCTCAGATAAATGTAGCTGCTGCTAAAAGTTATCCGGATAGTAATCAGTGGAGAGCTATTTCTGAGCCTAGGTTATTTGAACGCAATGGTAATATATTAGTAGCGAGAGAAGTAACTGTACCTAATGAAAATTCACAATTTGATATAGCTGGTGCACAAAATTTAGGAGGGTTCTTACCTGGTTATGCTCTTAACAAACGTGTTGATTTCTTATCTAAAAATCTTGCTATAAACTTTTTTGATACTCAAGATGATATAGAGCATACATTCTTTAGACCATGGATGATAGCTATAGGTAATGATGGTCTTTTGAACAGAAAACTTTTATGTACAAACGTAATACTACGTCAATACAATAATAGAATGGAATTAAGAAAAGGTTATATCTTTGATGATGTCTTTCCTACTAATGTTGAAGGGTATAACTTAACTTATAATGATGAAGAGTTTAAAGAAAAGTCAGTTACCTTTGCATTTAAAAACTACAGACCTCTACCTACTTTAGGACCTGGTTTACCTTTTTTCAGTTAAGCTATAATTATTAATATGCAATGCGTATTCAAGCTTCCTAATAACAAGGAGGTAATTACTAAAGAGTTTCTTTTTAAAGATGTTAGAAACTTTTTTTATAAAATGTCATTGCAGCGTAGAGCTAAAATACTAGAAGAGTTTATAATTACTAAAAATTTAAATGTAGTAGAGAAGTTAATAACTCTCATTAAGCTTCGTCAAAGATGTGTAAAGCAGTCAGTAAGTTTAAATTTAAACAAAATTGAGAAAGAGGTTAGTGTAGATTATATTCTTAAAAGCTTTGATGAGATAATAGACATAAGAGAAGAAAGAAGTATTAATAACATTAGCTTAGTTTTAGATTATCCTTCAAAATTTATAGTTAACTCTGATAATATTTTTAGCGTTATTCAAAAAATAAAAATTGATGAACAGGAAATAGATTTAAATGAAGTTACACAAAAAGAGTTTATTGAAATAACTAACTCTTTACCTGCTGAAGTTCTTAAGTTATTAACAGATTATATAGAAAGTAAAAAGCATGCTCTTTATGTAAACTTATTTGAAGGTAGTGATAGTATAGAGTTAAATTTTTTAAATGAATCTCCGTTTATATTATTAGAGAGTTTATACAATTTTATTGATCCTTATACATTCAGAGAGTATCTATTTGTTTTAAGTAGAAGAATGAAAGATGTTACATTTTTACTCAATAGTACTTTTATTGATATACTTGATTACATGGAACTTTATAAACGAGAAAATGAAGACGATGGAGAGAAAGTTGCAAAAATAGATAACTAGGTAAATATTAACATGGCTACTTCTACTAGCGACTTTATTAATAAGCTTACTGAACTTAAAAAAGATTTCAAAGTCTTTATACCATCTTTAAAAAAAGAAGCAAGTGCTAAACAAATAACTCTTAAGCAGCAAAAAGATATTATATCTACTGCTATTAACGGAGTGTTAGGTGCGCTTCAATTTACTAAATCAGTAAATGATGTTATAAATGAGAATATAGAAGGTAAAGAATTTTATACTTTTGATAGAGTACCTATTTTATTAGCTTTAAGAGCTCATTCATTAGGTGATAAAATCAAAGCTGATAATGATGAGTTGGTTTCATTAAAGCCTGTGTTGTTAAAAGCTAAAAAAGTACCGGCTTTTAAGCTAAGTAAAGCTGTTAGTATTGATTCAATAAAAGTAGATCTTCGTATACCAACTTTAAAAGAAGAGAATGTGATAGTAAAGAGATGTATTCAAGAAATAGATAATTTGAAATCTGAGAATCTTTCTGAAGCTATGGGACTAATTTATATCTTTGAGTTGTTAAAAACTATTAAATCTATAACTGTTGATGAAGAAACAGTCGACTTTAATGACCTTAAAGTAACTGATAGGGTTAAGATTATTGAACAATTACCTTTAGATCTTTATGATGATATAACATCATTTTTAGAACAGGTTACAAGATATGAAGCAGATCTGTTAACTATTGATGATACTTCGATTACTATCGACGCTTCACTGTTTGATGCCACTACTGCTACATAAATATATATGTGGCAGAAGAAGATCAAATAGGCATACTTAGAAAATTAATGTCCGGTTTTAGTGGTAAAACCGTAAAGGATGGTATTGAAAGAGATATAGTTAAAAAAATTAATCCTACTTTAACCTCAGCTGAAAAGACGAGAATTAAAAACGAAGCTACTATATTTGCTGAGGCTCAACTAGCCGTTCAAAGAAAAAACGAAAAAGACGAGAAAGGAGAAACATCTCGTGTTACTCCTGCAGCTGCTGCTAAGACTGCTATAGAAAAAGCTAAAGAAGAAAAGCCTCCTAAATTAAAATTTCCTTTACTATTAGCCTTAGGTGCTGGTATTACAGCTTTTGCAGCTTGGATAGCAGATTTTATTGGACCTGTAGCTGAGTTTGTAGCTAAAACATTACCTAAGCTACTAAAGCCAATGGGTAAACTAGCTGGAGGTTTCTTTAAAGCCATGAAAGGTGGTAAGTTAGGTCAAGTACTAGCAGGATTAGCTAAAGGCATAGGTGGTCGTTTACTTAAATTTGGTAGATTTATTCCGGTTATAGGTTCTCTGTTTAGTTTTGGTTTTGGTATATCTCGATTTAAGAAAGGAGAGTATATACCAGCTGTTTTTGAATTTTTATCAGGTATATTAAATCTTCTTCCTACTGGTTTAGGCAATGTAGCATCAATGATAATTGACGGGGGCTTGCTATTATATGATTTAAATAGAGCTAAAAGAGAAAAAGAAGGGGTTAAACCTGCTGGAGGTTTTGATATGTGGGGTAAGATAAAAAACTTTGCTTTAAACTTACCCGGGGTAAAAAATATTATAAGTATGGGTAAAGGCATAGGGGCTATATTTGCTGGTGATTTTGCTAAAGCAGGAGAACATTTTAACGAAGCACTTCCGTTTGTTGGTGGTTTGGTCAGTTGGTTAGCTAAAGCTGGGGCGAGTGTAAAAGCAGGAGCTGGATTTGTTTTCGGTAAAGCAGGAGACTTTTTTGGATCTATAAAAGATAAATTTGTAAATATATTTAAATCAATTGTCAATTCAGTAGTAAATGCTATTAAGAGATTTGCTAGTATGTTTATGAGAGTAGGTAAAGGTGTAGGAGCTGCTTTTAAAGCTTTAGTACCAGGAGGGGAATCTCCTTTAGAGGCTTTTCAAAGAGTTGTATTTGCTGACGCGCCAGGTGATAGTAAAACTGTAACTGCTTCTTTAAAAAGTATAGCTACTGATAATGGTATTAAAGATGTAAAAGACCAGGCTGTAGCTAGTGAGGTTAGCAAGTCTAATGTATATCTTGAACAGTTAGTAAAAATAATGGCTGTTATGGCTAATAACCAAGGCAATACTGCTGCACCTGTTGTAGTGCAGACCCCTCCTAATAACGATATGTCAGGTTCAATGCAAGGGCCTAGTTATTCTGATGCAAGAACTAATTTTTTTAACTCTACCTATAGTATGAACCCAACGTAATCTAAGAGATAAATAATTAAAATGGCAGAGCAAGATCCATATGAAGGAATAAGAAGCGGAAATACTCCGGGTTCATATGATATTGTTAGGTCATATGACTGGACATCTATTCCAAAAAACTCTCAGTTAAGAAACGAAGCACCTTCAGCTTATATTACTGCTTATGAATTAGAGTATTCTCAACTGCGTTCATTTATTGATGGTTATATGAATATTTTATCTCCGCAAAATAGTACTGGAGCTTATTCTGGTAAAGGTGCTGGTTTAGATTTTTATAAAGGATTATATAGTGTAGATTCTACACCTATTGCAAGATTTAATTTTCCATTTTTTGGAGATAGTTTTCGTTCATTTAGTTCTGAATTTGCTGATACCTTTTCACCTATAAGTCAGAGAGGAGCTCAAATGTTTGGTGGTAAAGAAATACAAGGTTTATTTGCTGGTGCTGAGAGTCTAGTAGGAGGTGGAATAGCAGCTGTTAATGCTTTAGCTTCATTTGGTGATAACACTGGTGGTAACATCGGAGGTGGTTCTTTAGCAGATAAAGTAGCTAAAAATGTTTCTGGAGCTGCTACTACAGTTACTAATAAATTAGGTTTAAATCCAGGTATGCAAACAATAGGTGCTCCTGGTACATATATAGAGACTCCTAAATTTTATCAATATAGTAACACAGATAATGGAATACAAATAGCATTTACTTTATCTAATACTTTAGATGATGATTCAATAGAGAAAAATTTTAAATTTATTTGTGATTTCACAAAGATAAATAGACCTTATCGTTATGGACCTATAGGTATGACTTTTCCTGCTATATATAATTTAGTAGTACCAGGATTAAGATATATACAATGGGCATCATTAGAAGGATTTGATGTAAGTTTGTTAGGTAACAGAAGAAAAATAGGTGATCATATTATACCAGAAGCTTATGTATGTCAATTTAATTTTAGATCTCTAACTGTAGAGCCATCAAACTTTATTGATGAAATTTGTGAAGGAAGTACCATGGGAGGAGGTAAGTTTAGTACTTTTAGTGAATATAATAAAGATAGATTAGAAGAAGAAGTTGAAATACAGAAAGGTAAAGATGTTAGAAGGCGTAAGCTTCAAAGTAGAAGAGAGCTTTTTGAAGCTCAAAATCAAGGCGAGCAACAAACACAACAACCATTTATACCAGGACAGGTATCTCAACAGGTTAATAGAGAAGGTAGTATAGGGAACCAACGTAGAGTATTTTTAGGAAGAGACGAAAACGGTAATCCTATTTATGGAGGATCTACTACTACTAGCGCTTCACCAAGTGAGTTGGAAAATAGAAGATTTCAAAGAGAGGTAATAGAACAACAAGAAAGACTAAGAGCTATAGAAAGAGGTGAAGGTCCATTAAATCAGTATTTCAATAATCTTAAAAACAATAATGCTACACAGGGGTTAACCCCGAGGTTAAGTAGTGAGGAGAAAAAAAGTTTGGAAAATTATTTAAAAGATTTGAGAGAAAAGCAACAATAAGGTTTAAAATAAATTATGAGTTTAACAGGAAAAACAGGAAAATATCAAGACGAGGTACCAGCATTACCTGGATTACCGTTAAATCGTTATGAGCGTATATTTAAATTATTTACTGAACCTAATAATGGTAAAGAATTTTATTTTTATAATATTCTTAATAAAATAGAGTTTCCATCTAACATTGATAATAGTTTGTTAGATACATATATAGTAAAATCAAAACAAGCTTTAACTACAACCTCGTATGAGATATACGGTGATATTCATAGTTGGTGGATTATATATTTGTTAAACAAAGAAATTATAGGTAATAGTTTTTTTGCAGAAGGAGGTCAAGAGTTAACTTTTATTAAAAAAAATAAAAGAGGCTTAATTTACCAACAAATGACTGATGTTACACTCAATAGCTAAATGTCAAAATCATACAAAAGTTCAGTTGATGATGACTCATTTAAATTTAAATTAAATGGGGGTGAGTATTATTGCTATTTTCTTATAAGTAATAATCCTGAACCACCTAAAGAGTTTACCGGGAAAGATCTTGCTGAAGGTGTGCTTTTGACTAAATCAGCTATAGTAAGTTTAGATATTCATGAGAATTTTTTTGCTCCGGAGATAGTAGGTACTATTACTATCAATAACCCATTTAACTATATGGAAGATGAACATCTTACTAGTGGAGATGGAGAGGATTATTTACATATTAACTTTGTAGATTATGAAACATATAAAACAGGTGATTATACTTCAGAAGCATTAAGATATAGTTTCGTAATTACTGATGAACAAAATAGTATATCAAAAACTGATAGAAGTAACAATCTAAAAACTTATACTTTAGTTGATAAAAATTTTTATAGATTCAATAAAACTTTTCCTAAGGATACTAAATTTCCTCTCACTAATGATGCAACACCTATTGGTAAGGTAATATATAATGAAGTATTAGGACCATTATTTGAATTAAGTAGTATAGTAGCATCAAACGAAAAAGGTCAAGATTTAAATTGGGATGAAGGTAATCATATTCTCAATAGCAATAATGGGGATTTTCCTTTCACTTTTCAATCATTGCATCCAGGTAAGCATTGGAGATATTCTGATGTATTAAAATATTTACTTAGATATAATTATAGTTTTACGGATAGTGGGTTACCGGCGCAAACGTTTATGCAGTTTAACAGAGATAATGAAACATATAGCTTATTACCGTTAGATTCATACTTTAAAGAAAATGATAAATTTACTATAGAAGCTTTAGGAGTTGGTGATTTATTATCTGAAGGAAAAAATCAAAAATTTGAATCGATTAATAAGAATAACCCAGTAAGCAATACTAATATTAAATTTAATCGATATACAGGCTTATTACATAATACTGATTTAACTACCCCATATACTACCTACACTAATGAGTACTTTATGGATTATAAAGTTACTAATAACTATTTAGAATTAGGAGATAGTAAAGAAACAACTATAAGGATAAATGAAGTTATTGGTCAATGGGAAAATGATTTTGTAAGAAATTTTAAATTAGCTGGGGGAATGGCAAAACCTTTTATACCTTTTAATAAAAGCTCAGATAGGCCCGTAAAACCTTTTGGTTTACCTAATTTTCCAGAAGAAGATTGTATTAACTTGGTTAAAGCTCAAATGGTATCAAACTTAACTTTTTTCAATTTACAACTTACTCTGGATATAGCAGGCGATACAGCTAGAAGACCAGGAAGATTTATAGATATATTTAAACTTTCTGAACAAGAAGGTACATCAGATGCTAAGTTACTTGGAAAATGGTTTATTACTAATGTGCATCATAGATTTATAAAAGATAAATATCAAACTGTAATAATATGTATCAAGCCTTATGTAGGACCTGATCATAATTATGTTCCGAGAACTGTTGAAGAAGCAGCAGTTTTACCTTTACCTTGGACGGGAGAAGCTGACCCAAGTTTTATGAACCCCGATATTTCAGCAGCCGGCTCAAGCCCTAGTTACTAATAAATATTTTAAATGCCATCACATAATACAGATAATGAACCACTAGTGGTAGAAGAGATGCTTGTAGAAGCAACTATACCAGATGAAGGTAATATTGGTGAAATAACTCCTACAATAATTACTGGTGCTGCTGAACCTACACCTGAACCTACAACTCAAACAACTACCGGTAGATCAGCTTGTATAGATAAATTAGTAAATGAACTAGTTGATGATGTAAATGGTTTTTTTAATGTAAAAGCTCAGGTATTACGTTCTCTTTTTATTAATAAAAAACAGTTTGAAAATTTAATAGTAAGAGATTGTGATGGTAAATTACAAGGTGATTTTATGCATAATTTTTCAGAGTCTGAACTAGACTTTATGGAAAATTACTTAAAAGTTTTTGAGTTAGGTTTAAATCAATTAGAACGATTTATGCGTATGTTAGCTTCTGCTGAAGGCCTATTAAGATTAGATGAATGTACCATACTTTACTATTTACGTCAACTACTTAATGGACCATATTCATGCGCTGCATATGATCTATCTCGTTTAATTTCTGGGCAAGATATAAATTTATTAGCTTCAGTAAATGATGGGATAGGTACATTAGGTAACGCAGTTAGGAGTAACGCAGCAACTACTGTTTATGGTTTAGAACCATTTAATGCAGCTTTAGATCTTTATAATAAATTACCTCCATTTATGCAAAAAAATATAAACGACGGTACTAAAACTACTACTAATGTTTTTAACTATAACTTTGAGCAAAATATTTACAATGATAATACTTTACCATTTATAGATAAGTTTCCTGAATTGAGAGTTAATAATGAGTACTCTACAGGTTTTAATAACTTTGCTGCTGGTAATCTTATGTTAAAGGATATACCGTTCTTTAATACTCTTCGTGATATATCAAATAATATTTTTGAAAGCATAAGAGCAGCTTTAGGACCTGCTGCGTATAGACTTTTCGAATTTAGAAAGTTTGTAAATATATTTTATATTGAAGGTAGTAAAGCATTCAGTGTCTTAAATGGGGTTAATCGATTACTAATTTCTTTAGATAGAACAGAATATACTGTTAAGAATAGAATTATAAAACAAAAATGTCAAAATGCTTTAACTAATATTTTAGGATTTCCTATAGAAAATGATAGGACTTATGAACTTCAGATGCAATTAGGAAGCGGTGTTTATGATATATACACTCTTAATGGACTATTTGGAGGTTCAGTTGGTAGAACTTCTAAGCAAGAAGTAACTGATGAGGAGTTAGAGCAAGCTGATGTTAGTGTTGTTACTAAAGATATTTGTGAAGATGAAGATGACTGCAAAGAATTTAATTTTTAAACATCACCATTTTCATCTATTTTCATATCTTCATAAGGTCCAACTATGGCTCTATAATATTCTTGCTTACAGCATTCTAATGCTCCAATCATCTCATTTAAATTAGAATAATTTTTACCGTAAGCTCTTATAAAGTTATCAATAAAAACTGTAACTACATAGTTTAACTCTCCAGCATTTTGAGGTACATAATTTAACCCCGCAGCGTTAAGTTTATCTTCTACGTCTTCTCTTTGTGATGGTTTAATGTAAGGCATTTTCTAAATTTACTAAACAGGCAAAAGCGTTAATTTCTTTATCTACTACAAACGCACTTTTATATAAATGATCAGCAATAGTAGCTATACAAGTCTTCTTTTTGTTATCTTCTAAATTAGAGCTGTATGTAAAATTTAAAAAGTTAGCTAACAAAGTATCATAATCTCCTTGAAATCTATCTTCATTTTCAATAAGATATTTTCTAGCTTCTAAACATTTATTACTAGCTAATTTTTTGTAAATTGTTTCGAGAAGCTCGTTATCGCTATTAATGTTAGCAATACACAGCTCTGAATCAATAACGTTCTTTTGAAGCTCATTGATCGCCTTCCGAAGATCGGGGAAGTGACGCTTAACGAGTTGGATGAATTTAATTTTTTGTTCATCTGATACTTTAATATTTTCTTTTTTAAGGATATAATAGCATCGCTTAACAGCAAGTTCTACTACAGGTTTAATATCTAAAGCTTGACAGCGAGATTGCAAGGCAGGAATAATTTTATGCTTATAATTAGCAGTAAGTATAAACCTACAATACTTAGCAAACGTTTCCATAGTATTTCGCAAAGCAGCTTGCGCTTGAGGGGTAAGTCCATCTGCTTCATCTAGAATTACTACCTTTACCCCACCGTCAAAAGATTTAGTTTGAGCGAAATTAGTAATATTATGTCTGATAGTATCGATCCCAGACTCATCAGAAGCATTAATATAAAGATAATTACATCCGAGTATATCGTTAACAATAACTCTTGCAAGCGTGGTCTTACCAGTACCGGGATTACCAACAAAAAGAAGATTAGGAATTTCATTTTTAAACTCTTTAACTATATTACGGGTACGTTCATCTAAGATAATATCATCTAGCTTAGCAGGACGATACTTCTCTACCCAAATTTTATCAAAGTCAATCATAATTATTTACCAGAAGAACCAAAGCCTTTTTCACCACGAAGCGACTCTTCAATCTCACCTTCACTAACTTCAACATCATGATTATTATAAACTACAAACTGAGCAATTCTATCACCTGCTTTGACTTCGTAATCTTTATCAGTTAAGTTATATAGCTTGATTCCAGCACTACCTCTATATCCGGAATCAATAATTCCCGGATGAGGCAGAATACCATGTTTAAAGCCTAGGCCAGATCTACCTTCAATTCTAACCCAATAACCAGGCTCAATATATGCAAACTTTAACCCTACCTCAATAACAGCAGATCCCTTAGCAGGAATTACTTTATCTTCAACACAAGTAACATCTAATCCAGTATCGTCCTTATGATTCTTCGAAGGAAGGACAGCACTCTCGTCAGTCTTCTTAAATTTTAATATCATATATACTATAATAAGATACTTTGCAAAATATTCAAGGGTAGATTAAATATATGTAAATGGCTGAAGAATTAGATGAAGCTGTAAATGATATTATTGCTCAATTGAAGCAAAATAATAAAGTTGTTAAGGCTCCCGTAGAAGAAAGTTTTCTTAATAAAGAAGACTTGGAAGATTTTCTTATTCAAAATTCAGGTAAGCTTATTAAAAAATCTCTCAGTATAGTAGATAATGTAAATGATTATATTTCATCTGCACCTGAAAATAGAGATGTAGCAGCATTAGCTGAGCTTATAAAAGCTTCTTCATCTGCTATTGAGACTCTTAATAAATTACATGTAGCTAAAGAAAGAAATGAGACACAGATAGAGGTTAAAAAGATAGACGTAGAGAGTAAAGAGAGATTGAATATTGCTGATAATCAAACTAAAGTACTTTTATCAAGAGATGATATTATGAAAGCTCTTATTGAAGACGAAAAAGAAGTTATAGACGTCTAATAAGCACTAGGACCGGGTACAAGATCACCTAAGTATTGCTGAGTATAAGAATCAGCTGCTGTAGATGGTGTAGCAGGATCAGAAGGAATATCAGTGTTACTATCTGGTAGAGATCTTTCGGGGTTTTCTCGAGCTTGTGGAGCTTCTGTTTTTTCTGCTTCTTCAGGCTTGATATTAACGTTGCTATCTCTTTTTACTGCATCTGGAATAGGGGGTAAGTTAGGGTAATATTCAACCGATTGGCCAAGATTACTTGGAATAGAAACATGATGGGTATAACGCCCTCCTCCGGAATCTAAAGCTAAGTCCAATACAACGTCAAGAGTAGTAGTATCAGCATTTGCTGGGTATCGAGCTGAAGTTGTATCTTTAATACCTACAACTCGGACATTTAATCCAGAGTCGATCATTTGTTGTAGTAATTCTTGAGTATTAGATCCAAGTTTTTTAAACTCATCAGTACTCTTAAAGTTATCGTTAAACTTAAAACAATCACCTACTAGGAATCCTCCACGCTCGTATCTTCTCATATATGATTCATGCAGATTAATAAACTTTTTGTCAGCCATAATATTATTTATGCTACCTTGCATTGAATCATACAGTTCGGGCTGCTAATCTTTAAGAAACTCTGCTAAAGTATGGTAAGCAGTAAAGACTTCAATTTGATCTTCAGTAGCAGCTCCTAAATCTTCCTCTATTTCGAAAGAATGAGATGTATGAGCTACTTTCTTAATAACCCATCTATTATCTTTTAAATACACTTCTCCAAATAACATAGAGGGAAGATCTAATTTTTCATAAACAACATCCTTTACTGCATGTGCTAAATCAGAATTGGAGACATCTACACTTATACTAGCTTTACCATTAACGACCATAATCTAATTATATTATAGTTCCTTAATTCTGATATGCTACATTAAATATAATAAATGGCGCTCATTAAATTAACAGATATAGCAGCTAGCGAGTTAGATAATTCTTCTCTCGAAAATGGTTATCTTTATAAAGATTTGTTTTTAGATTTAGATACTGCTGTTTATTATAACAGAGAACTTAACAAGAGTTCAGTTCTTAAAGATGTACAAGGTTTATTTGATGAGAATGCTATCCGAAATAGTATTACAAACATTTTTTTAACTGCTCCAGGTGAAAAAATATTAAGTCCTGAGTTTGGATTAGATCTTAGACGCTACTTATTTGAACCTATTTCTGAGTTTAATGCTTTTGCTATTAAGGATGATATTAGAAATCGATTACCTATAATGGAACCAAGAATAGAGATAGATAGAGTAGGTGTTATACCTAATGCGGATTTAAATGAGTATCAAATAACTTTGCAAATTAATATTCCTTCTTTAAATGTGTATGGTATATCACTAAGATCAACATTAAATAACAACGGATATTTTATATTTTAATTATGGCTAAATCAAATAAAGATAACGAATTTCTAGAGTTTAACTTACCTCAAAACGCATATGTTGCTTTTGATGCTGTAAGTCTAAAAGATTATATAGTTAATAGACTTAATACAAATGAAAAGTTTACTGATCAAAATTATGATGGTAGTAATTTAGCTGCTGTAATAGATATTATTGCATATTCATATCATGTTTTGTTATTTTATTTAAACCAGACAGCCTCTGAAGTTAATTTTAATCAAGCTTCTATTTATGAAAATATGAACAAGATAGTTAAGCTGATTGGTTATAAACCTTCTGGTAAACAAACATCTATAGTTCCTATTAATGCAGTTGGTTCAGCTGACATGGCTATAGGTAGTTATACCATAAGAAAAAATTCTTACTTTTTAGCTGATGGAATTCAATACAATTTTATAGATGATTATTCTTTTAATAAAACAACTACTGGATCAGAAACTATAAAAACATTAAACGATACAGTAGTTTTATATCAGGGTACTGTAAAAGAATATCCTGATTATATAGCTCAAGGAGAAGAGTTTGAGCTTTTACCTATAGTTGTAAAAAATGTAGTAGATACCAATACTGATAAGTTTATAGCAGATAATACTATAGATGTATATGTAAAAGAAGCAGGTAACAGTACATACTATCTTTATAAAGAAGTTGATAGTTTATATCTTTCTAATTCTACAGAAAGGGTATATGAAAAGAGGCTAAATGAAAATGGATTTTATGAAATTAAATTTGGAAGCGGTGTTTTTGGTAAAAAGCTAGCTGCAGGTGATATAGTTTCAGTAAATTATCTTCAATCAGATAATGCTCAAGGAATAATTAGTAAAAATGTAATAAATGGAAATAAAATATTCATTTATGATTCACTAAGACAAAGAAGTATTTTTCAAGATACATTTGCTAATAAAGATGAAACAACATTTATCGATAATACTAATAGTTCACTCTTAACTATAAATAACCCTCAAGCTTCTACTTCTCTTTCAGATGAAGAGACAGTAGATGAAATACGTAAAAATGCTCCTAAAGCATTTGCTTCTCAATTAAGATTAGTAACTGAGTCTGATTATGAGTCTTTTATAGAGAAAAATTTAGCTAATGTTACTAATAGTGTAAAAGTTGTAAATAACGATTCATACATAAATGAATATATAAAATATTTTTATGATATATGTATTGATCCAAATAAAGTAAATAGAGTTTTAATAAATCAAATTAATTTTGCTGATTCATGTGATTTTAATAATATTAATGTTTTTTGTGCTCCATCATTTACTATTACAGAGGATAAAGCATTTCCCCCATATCTCTCTGAATCATTTAAAAATTTATTAGTCGAAACTTGTAAGGATAGAAAGATGGTCTCAAATACGGTAGTTCCTCGTGATCCGATTTACATGGCTTACGGGTTAGGTTTTACTAATTCAGCTGATTTAACTCTAGATATTTTAGATCAAACTTTTCTTTATATAGTACGAGAAGTTAATAATAAAATTAACAAAGATACACTAAAAGCCAGAGCTGGTAATTTGATAAAAGCATTCTTTAATCCAAGTAATAATAATCTTGGTCAAAATTTAAAACTAAGTGAATTAGCTAATGATATATTATCTTTAGAAGGAGTTAGAAGAATTTATACTAAAAATGATTCTAATGATAGTAGTATAGATACTGTTTCTTTTTTATCCTTTAATCCGGTTTACGAAACAAGCGATATAGCTTTAGTTAATCAAGATATAACTTTACCATATTTCAAGTTCCCATATATGTATTCGCCGTTATCGATAACTAATCGTATTAAAGTAATAGATGAGTAATATAAAGACAGATTACGCTCTTTTTGATGTAATAGATTATAAGGGAGAAAATAAGCTTTCTTCATATAATTTAGATCTTACACCTTTAACATTTAAAGCTAGAATACCAGAGGATGATGGGAGAGATATACCACTAAACGATCAAAAGGTAACTTTTGAGTTTGGTGATGGTACTTTTGGTAGTAATCTTTCTTCTAGCCATGTTTACCAATATCCCGGTGAATATACTGTTAAAATGATTATAAGGGATTGTAAAAATAACTCAGTTTTAGCATACTACAGTACACCCGTAACTATTCATGACTTTGTAAAAAACACCTTTTCAGTAGAATTATCTCCAACTAATGCTACTACTATAGGTCTTTCAGCAGGTCAAATAACTGGACCTTTTACAGTAAAATCTCAAACTCCTTTTTATCAAGATTTTCAAGATATATACTATAGTATTTCAGGGTGTGACTTTGATAACTATTTTAATCTACCTACTAATAGATTTAATAGTTTAAAAAAATATTTTTCTATTTACGAGAGAGTATATTTACCTACTTTATCTAGCTTTGAATATGTTGAATTAGAAAAAATTAGCCTCACTGGGGCAAATATATATGCTAGAGTAGCTTCTAATGAATTATTAGTACAGGGTTTGAGTTCAAGTTTATCAAGTGTTTATGCAGGTATTTCAGGTTCAAAAGAAATTTATATCAAAACTGATGATCAATCAGATAATTTAAACATATCGTTTTTTAAAGATAGGTCTAATATTTTTGCTGATAGCTTTACAGGATATAAGAATAATGATTATACTAATAACCTTAACATTACTCTATCATCTAATGTATTACCTACTTCTGCTCAAACACTTAGTGCTATAAAATTTTCTTCTAATGGAATATTTGGTGAAGGTATAGAGCAAGAACCGTTTCCAGTAAATAAAGTTCAATATAAAGGTTTAGGTATACCGTTTATTATTGCACCAGTCAATAACGATAACTATACTATGAAAGCTTTATCAGCAGGTACCCCATTTTTTGCTTTATTGTCAGGTGATGTTGAAAGTAGGCCTGCACACTATAGAGCAGCATTAACTGTGCCAACTAGTTATTATACTATATCTAGTTTAGCTAACACCTTATCATCTATAGATACTAATTTTTGGTATAGAGGCGTACTTACTTTTGATGACTCCTTTAATAGTGAAATATCTGGTAGCCCTATAAGGTTATTCTTAAGTGCCGGTAATCAATATTCATTTAATACTAATTCGCAACTTTTGTCTACAGTAACTGGAACAACAGTTATATCAGCTTATCCTAAAAATTATTACGAGTTTTATAAGCATAATGAAAACTTTGACTTTGAAAGAAATATTAAAGATATGCGCTTTCAGGATATATTATTAGATAAAAATATATTCTTTGATGATTTTATAGGTACTATATTTGGTAATGTAAGTAGTAGATATGATATACTAGGTAAAAAGCTTTATGAAAAGGTCTTTAACTTTGTTTCAAATAATGCTGATATCGATATGTGTGATATTAATGCATTGGTAAGTATGTCAGATATGACTGATGACTATGGAATTATATTTGATAAAGCTTTAGCTCAAGAACCAGCAGAAGTAAAAAGATTTTTAGATACCTTAAGTGTAAATTATAATAAATTTAGAGGAGGTCAAAATAAATTTGATGAAAACTTCGATCCACAAGGAACTACTACTAAAGCAGTATATGGTAAAAATTTAGGAGATAAGATTGATTCCTTAACTTATGAAGTTACTGCAGGTAATGATTTAGTAGCATATGAAAAATTTAGTAACACGTATTTACGTTTAAATACGTTTCAACCATTAAGTTCTCTTAGTGCTGTAAATACTGGAGCTGTAGCGAAAAATACTAATACTTATATGCTCAGTGATTATAGTAATGAATCCTATAATGCGACGCTTAGTGGTGGTGATACATGGGGTTGGGGGTTAATTTTACCAGATACTTATAATATTGAAACTGTAAATAAATTTTATGAATTTTATTCTTTATCAGCAACGTATGATAATACTGTTCTTAATGGTTTAATTGATTATAATAATGGTTTAACTACAGTTAATTTTACTGAACCTTTAGATGGACTAGAAGGAGACAATAATATCTTTGATATTGTTATACGAAATTCGTTATTTAGTAGTCTATCTCTGTTTTAAGGATAAATATGTTTAATGGATAACATTACTACAGGGTTTCCAAATGTTAATCAATCTATTACTAATCCTAATGTAAATAGTGATGAAGCATTAGATAAATTTGCACCTTATACTTTTTTACAGTTTATCGAAACTGTAAGTGAAAGCTATAAGCCTGAGACACTTACTGCTTTCTACAACAACTACTTAAATAAGTGGAATACTAGAAATAAAGGTCTTAGTACTTCGAATGCTGATACTATAGTAGATAGATACAGAGACTTCTTAAAAGATATTACTTTAAATTTTTCCTCTAATGCAGAGAGAAAATTCTTAACTCAATTAGATTTTACTGACAAATATGATTTGCAAATAGCAATGTCATTTTATAGTAAGAAGATAAGAAATATAGTTACTTACTATAAAAAGAAGCGTAACACTCTACATTACACATTAACTAAAAGTAAAGTTAAAGGAAGTAGTATAGGGGTAGAGCAGGCAACTAAAGATTTAGTTATTGATTTTTTAGAAAATAGAAGTACAGGTGAAATCGATTATAATATTTCAGACTTAAAGAACAATCTATCTGTTTCAATAACAGAATATTATGATAATTATTCTCAATATTTTAATAAGCCTCCAAATGTAGAGGAGTACGGAGCTAATTATAAAGAGTATGAACCAGGTGGTTTACCAGAGGGTGACAATTTGTTTTTATCTTTAGAAACTGAAATTATAGATAAAATATTTTCTTCGGTATCACAAAATATAAGAAATTTAAAAGAAGCAAATAATGTTCTAGATTCTAAAAAGAAACAAACTGAAAAGTATATAGGTACTGATTTTTATTACCTTTCTACTGATAGAAATGGTAAGCCTGATATTGGTTTATTATTTGAAGCTGAAAAACCTTATGCAAACTTTTTAAACCAAGATTATCCAAGTACTGCCTCAATTTTTTCTGATGATATTATAAGTGAAAGAGACTTAGGATTTTTTAGATCTCACAATTCTGCAATAGCTACTATCCAAGGAAAAAGAATAGATTTTTATGAGAAGACTTCATATAAACCTAACCAACTTTACATATTTCCTGATCCTAATTTATTTACTAATAATAAAGGTATTTTAACTTTTATAGTAGATACTACAGGTTCAATAAACAATAGAAGTAAAGGTGTTGCTATTAATCAACCTAACCCAGACAAAGAAAGTACCACATTCATAGGCTATTCTTCTGAAATAGGTAAAGAGAGAAATTTAGATACTGATCTTTCTTATCTTTATGATCAAGGTTATATCGATCAAAACAAAAAAGATATTTTTGGTAATATTTTTGGTTTAGTAAAAGATAATAATTATTATAGAGAAAATTTAACTACTGAAACTCCTAAAAATATTAAAAATTTAGTTATTAACGGTTATCAGTTTTTTGATGATTTATATGGTGAAGGTTTTAGTTTTAATTACGGTACAGAAGATTCTACCACTTATTCAGAAACTTTACGTTCTGGTATATCGTCATTTACTGGTGGGTTAACTGCAGGTGGTGATCTTAAGCCTGATACGCCCTTATCAGCTTATCATATTTTTAGTAGATTTTTTACTCCTTATCAAGAATTAAAACTTCCTACAAACTATCTTGAAGTAGATTATACAAGACCAGAATCTATTACATTTAATGCTAATGTATTAGAAGGAGCTTACTTTAGATTCTCAGATAATGAAACATTAGCAGATCCTGTTAGATCTGGATTAAGTGCATTTACCGATTCTGCAGATCAATTTTATTTTTCCGATTTAGTAGAAGCAGGAATAGGTTATTATGATGGTAATTCTACTGTAGTTAGAGCTTTATGTGATAATACTGGCCCGGGTACAGCGTACACTGCAGGTGTTTCACTATATCAAGGGTTTTCAGGTAACTTTACTTATAATGTTAGGTTATCTGGTAGTAATGGAGTTGAGAATTACGATGGTAGTAGATTTACTGATAATATCATATTTGATTATAAGCAAGCTGAACGAAGTTTTGATTATAAGGATGATGTTTTTGATGTAACTGCCTTTTCTACTGTTGATAGTTCCAAAGAAAGCTTATTTGATCGTAAAAAACATTTAGGTAAAATTTACATAAAAAATGTAAATAAAAATTCACAATTCCCAGCTGTAAAAGAATTAACTGATACTCTTACTTATTTATCTAGTAAATATAACTCTTCAGTATGTAACGAGCTTTCAACTAAGGTAGTTGATTTTGATATTATATATCAAACTCTCTTCATTGAAACAAGTTCATTTTTAGTTACTGAAAGAACTGTATATGAAAATAATGAATTTATTTCTCCTAATACATTTACCAATTCTTTGAATATAAATACTAACTTTTTTGATAAAGTGAGTAATAGACTTAGAGTAGATAGTAATGTATTTTTTGTAAAAATGGAGAGAGAGCAGAATGATTTTAAGGATATTAGACTATATCCTAAAATTTATAAGTATAGCTATAAAGATGATAAAACTGAGCAAATATTTCCAACTACAGGTAATACTGCTGCTGCAGCTTCTTGTTATTTTGATTTATCTACATTTAATTCTGTTTATGTTGAATGTGGTAAGCCTAATTTAACTTATAGTAGTGATAACGAACAATTTAATTTAGCAGTATTATTAAAAGATCAGAATAAAGCTCCATTATTAGTTAATTACTTATTTGAATATAAAGATAGTGTTAAATTTTTAGATTCTGCTTCTTTCGAGAGTAATAATAGTAGATTTACAGATAATTTCTTTAATTCTAATACAGGTTTAATAGATTTAAGTAATGTTAATTTTGCATTAACATCACAAACTCCGCAAGTTTCAGCCTTTTTTACATCAGCATCATCAGCAGCTTTAATATTATGAATACTTATAACTTATCTATTTCTTCAACTAAAGACGATATCAATCAAAAGATAATTTTGAATGATATAGATTTATTTGATCTAACTGAAGTTACATTAGATATTTCTAACATATATACAGAAATATTTCCTAATTATTTAAGTATTGATTGGGGTGACGGTTCTCCTACTATTCAGCCTGATATAAAAATATATCGAGATTACAAAACAGAGTCAATATTTCCTGAACTTGATAAGGGAGTAACTCCAGTTACTTTTAGTAATAGTTATACCCATAGATATTTTCCTTCTTCTTATGCATTAAAAAAAGCGGTAACCTTCAAGATGAACGTGGGATATATAACTGGTGAAACTTTGCAACTAAGCGCGCCTCTTGTAGTTAATTCACAAAGTTATTATGAAAATGTAGATGATATAGATATAATTGGATTAGATCTTATAAATGATGTTAATAATAGTTCTAGAGTTTCATTTATAACTAAAAAGAACAATTATATAGTACAGCTAGATAACAAAACTTATAAAGAGAACTAGGAATAAATATATAAAATGGGATGTTTAGTAAAATCAAGTTTAAGTGCTTTAAGCTCAGTACAAGGTACTGTATGCCCTACTGATTTAACTTTAGATCAATATACACAGACTTTTAATGGTGATTTTAAATTTAATTTTATTTCAGCACTTTCGGGTATTCAAGACTTTAAAAAATTAAATTTTACTAATTTTTACCTAACTACAGATTTTTTACTTGACGAGGTTACTTCGTTTAAAGAAATAAAAATAAAGCCAGAATCATTTTTTACTACTTTAAATTTTTCTACTTCAAGTGATAATTATTTAATTTTTGAAGCTGCATCTTTAAGCTCATTTAAAACAGAAGATAACATTATACAAGCTGAATTTTACGGTACTACTTCTTTCACTAAAATTTTATCTGATGCAGATAATTACGAAATAAAATTTATTGATGATTTTACTTGCAGTGTTAGTACTATTTACAATAATATTAGATATTTTCTTGTAGTAAGTGATGATGAGCAAGATAGCAATAATAGAAGAAGAGTCTTATTTGTAGCTGAAAATAAATTATCTTTAACTGGTAGTTATTTAGAGTATAATTTATTAAAATATAAAAGAGATAGCTTTATAAATTTATTTTCAAATAAAGGAGGGAAATATGCTATAGTAAATGACGGTGGAAAGTTATACGCTCAAAAATTAGATACTACTGCTAAGTTAAATCAATTTTATGTAGCTAATAATTCTATAAAGCTCGATCAAGAAATAAACCTTACTGTACCATCTCCATATAATACCTCTTTTATTACATATGATAATGCTGGTAATGTAGACAATACAAAAAGTGATTTTAATTTACCTTCAAATTATCTATTTTATAGTAATAGTAATAAAGTAGAGCTAGACTTCAATTTTTATAATTTAAAAAACATAGTTAATACTCAAGATCAATTTACTTCATCAAATACATTGCTTTCTACTTCTGAAACTACTATTTACAGTCAAGACTTACGAAAATATACATCTATATTTTCAGATATTGATAGCGAATATAATGAAGTGTTAGCTTTAAATTTCGTATATAATAACTTTGATTTAGTAATAAAACCCGGTACTACCTATTTTAAAGCTCCATCGTCAATGCAACCTTTTACAAAGCTCAATATTAATGATACTAAGTTTGTAAAGTGTGGTTCATTTGCTTTTAAGAGACCAGATTTATCTGATAGAGTATATAGATTAGATGACAACTCCATAAAAGATAAAAATATAACTTATCTTTGTACTTGGTTATCAGGAGCAATAGGTAAAGAAGGTATATGGGTTGATAGATATTATTACCCTGATTTAGTATCAAAAGAAACTGCTTTAGCTGCATCTCCTGTTTATAATGTTACCTATCAAGATTCAGTAGAAAATTTAATAATGAGTAACTCTACTTTAAAGAGTTCAGTTGAAAAGAAATTATATTTAGATAAAAAGAGTGATTTAACTTTTGAGCCTGGTAAGAGATATAAGTATGTAAGAATATCAAAAGATGATTTTATAAGAGAGTCTCCTACTAATTTTTGTAAAACAGCTAGAATTAATAATAAAGTTAATAACTATTATACAACTATAAATGACAACGGTGGCTTTACGTTAGGATTTACTATACAAAATGATACTGGTGATTTTTCAATAATTTCCGAAAGTAACGATATAAATGGAGGTATAGATTTTGATAAAACAGGAAATAGCATAACCTTTACATTTAGTTTATTTGACAATAGTACGGTGGGTAATACTTTAGAAAGTAGAATTTTACAAAATACTTTTACTCATACATTTACTATTGACCCTTACGAAAAGAATAATATATTTTTATCGTTTAATGCAATTAGGGGAATTTGTAATTTATATTTAAATTCAAATATTATTTATAATTTTGAGATAAATGCATACCAACTTTATACCAAGAGAATATTGTTTGGAGATATATTTTTAAACTGGAGCGAAGGCAGTGAAAATAAAAAACGAGAAATTTTATTTAATGAAGCTACTTCAAAGCAATTTATATCTGATTTATTTTTAACTCTTGAACCTTTAGAAGAATACAAAGAATTAGCTTATGTATTTGGAACTAATATAGATAATATTCAAGACTTAACTATTTCGTTACCTTGCGGAATGAGAAATCTTACCGATACTATAAAAGCAGTAAATTCTATTAATACTAATCTCAAAAATAAGAGTAATGTTATAGATATTAATATAAAGAATATAGAAATAAGTACAGATATAGAAAATGAAGTTAGAGATGTAGTATTATCAAATATAGTGAAATCTCTGCCTAAAACTACAGTAATAAATAACGTTAAATTTAATAATTACAAATGATAGACTATTTTAAATATACTACTGGTAATTTATTTACTCTAAGCGGAGCAGAATATGATGGACTGTTTAATATAACAGATGGAAAAGCATTCACCGGTAAGTCTTATTCTACATCATCTAAACTTTTAAGCGCAAGTCAGACTTTTTTAACTAATTGCTTTTTGAATTCGTTTGAATTCGATAGAACTACATCGCCAGTAGATAGTAATTTGATAGAACCTCCAATTATATCTCCTAGAAATATAATAGATCAAAATTTTATAGATAGAAATTTACAAATTTTAAATATAAATAATTTGAAGATTTTTGCTCAAAATATTACTGCTAATCCTGATCTCTTTGATTTTATAAATTCTGTAGAAAGTAAGGATAGTTACTTTTTAGGGCTGTCTAGTAGTTCTAAAGATATTCGCAATGATGATACTAAAGTATCTAAAACAAATAGCTTTCCTATTCAAATAGATCCTTTTTCATATATTGATAAAGTACCAGGTTTAGATGTCTTAGATGATACTAAGGATAGTATAATATTTGTATATGACGATGAATCATACTACTATTTTACTACTACTTCTACTAATTCTTATACATTTTCTGGCTCCTTTGTAAACGGGGGCAGTTTACTTAGAATAGAAGAAGATGTATTTCAAGGTGCAGAAAGATTTTCATATGATAATAATACTGACACGCTCTATGCAGTTACAAATAATGAAAATAACTTTACTTTAAATTTATATGATAATAGTTTTGTAGCTCCTTGCAGAGTGTTAAAATTAGTTGATCAAATTACTATTGATGATGAAATTGTTGATGGTAGAGTTAGTATAGGTAAAGACATAGTAGGGTATAGACACGTTGAAGATAATATTATAAAAATAAAACTATTAGTAAAATATACTTTTGAGGATATTATTAATATATTATCATCTAATCCTGCAGAAGAAATAATAGATTTTGATATTAGAGATTCAGATGATTCAATATTAGTATTAACTTCTCTGAATGGCTTTGATGCAGAAGAATACTACCTCTATCATTTAGATATTGATATAGTGAGTAAAGGATCAGGTAATTATATTTTACCGTTTACACCTAAAGTACTTAAAAGATATAAGCCAGATGTAAATTATGATAAAAAACCAGGTGAAGTTGATATTTATTTTTCTGGTAATGATTCTAATATTTTAACTATATACGACGAAGGGGCTGTATCTACTAGATTTATAACCAATCCAGAAAATGTTGCTGGGTTTCCATATAGTAAAAATTTATTATATCTTGAAGACATGTATTTTGATGGAACTCTTGAAAAGTTTAATACTATAGAGAAAAAATTTAATTCAAATTTACTACCATCCAATAATTATAACAATTTAAACTTTTTAGTAGCTAAAAATAGTTCAGATTTATTTTATGTACTTCATAATATAGGAAGAATATATCTTATAAAAGAGAGTAAAATACCCTATAAAAGTTTTATTCCTAATGATCTTAAAACTTTATTTGAAAAAATAATTAGCTGTGAATCTAGTATAGGTATTTCTCTAAATAGTGAATTACAAAATATTATTAAAGATTCAGTAAATGTATTTTTAAATGCAAGTGTAATACCTTATGAAGAAATGCGAGAAGGTATACCAGTTCTAGGAAAATACGTATCATATGAAGGTATAGATATTAATTTTCGTAATCTAGAGTTTCATGAAAATGAAGAAATAAATTTTAATAATGTGTCGAGAGTTTTTAATGAAATTTATAACTTACAAAAAACTATTTTTAATATTATAACTACAGGTGAGGATATTGAAGTAAGTGATTTACCTCCAGTTTTAATTGAAGAAGATACATTAACTGAAGTGCTGAATAATCAATATACTAGTGGAGGTGAGTATATAGTTAGAGAGACTGGAGAGGAATACATAGGTTTTTATCATATACACCCTGAAAAAGGAGCTATGGTAGGACCTCTACATGTTGCAACACCTCATAATTACTTAGACCCATTTATTGAGCAAGATAATGAAACCTCTTCTATTATTAATCAAACTACTATTCAAAGCACTTCTAGAAGCTCAACATCTAGTGGTACGTCTAGTGGTACATCAGGATCTTCATATTAAATAAAGTTATGGCAGGCATAGGTGAAAGTTTAAAAGGATTAAGAATAGCTGACTATTATTCTTCATTGTTGCATGTTAGTGGAGCTAATATATCTCTATTAGGTGATAACAAAATATATGATGGTGTTGGTAATACTACAGGTCTTTCTTTGAGTAGTATAGATGATAGAGTTAGTTTTAACCATTACATATATCCTGAAGGTTTTGATAGTGTTAATGAGTGGATTGATGCATTTTATCCAATTAATAGTATAATCTTAACTGCAACTAATAATAATCCTACTAATAGAATAGCTGGTACTAAATGGGTCTTAGATAGTGGTGGCAGATTTTTTGTAGGTGTAGGTGGCTCTGATAAAGAATTTTCTCCAGGTGGTGATGGAGTTAATTCTGGTGACTTAGCTGGCGAATATACAGTAAAACTTAATGGAAGTAATTTACCAGCTCATACACATGATATTAATTTAGGAACTTCAACTTTAGGAGATACATCTTTAACTAATGTTTTTAGTTATTATTTTGGACCTACTATTAATCCACGGGGGTTAACTGAAGAAAAAGCATATACTACTACTAATGACCTACTTCCTAATGTGTCAGATAACCCTTTTTCATATTTCTTAAATCAAGATGAAATTGAAGCATTTCAAAATAATACTTACTTTGACGGTCATGATAATTATAGAGATTTTTTAATTAAAAAAAGACATGATGAAGGATTTAAATATAGTGATGCTGATTTTGATCCTAAACTAGCTAGTTATTCATTAGCAGGGTGGGGAGGCTCTGTTGTAGGAGGACCAGGGTGGGGTGGTTTTATTAACACTAATATACCTAATACAAAAACTTTTATACCTAATAGCCCTAGACCAGTTGGTGTTGAATGGAGTTCTCAAAATGTAGTATTAGAAACTGCAGACTTCGATCCTAGAGATGCAGATAGGGTACACCCAGGAAGATTAGGTTCTGAAGATTTATTAAAAGCTAGAAATATAATTATTGATGTGTTAGGTAAAGAGGAAGCAGCTATAGCATTAGCTAATGTAGATCGTTTAAAAGAATTAAATGAAATAGTGGAAATCGCTCAAACTGACAATGTATATTTAAACGGGCAAGTTAGAGGATCAACTACAGTACCTTCTTCTAATACTGGTAGTACTGTAGCTCATAATAATATAAACCCTAGTTATGGTTTTTATGTTTGGAGAAGAGTACCATTAGATTTCGTAGAAGAGGAAATAGATAAAGGAGGTGGAGCTACAGTTATTCCAACTTCAACTCTATTTAAAGGAACTATCACTACTAATAAAGAAAATTTACAACTAGATGAATGGGCTAAAGATAGAGGGTGGGATGGTTTAGGTCCAGCAGAAATAACTATAAGTGAAAATGTATACATTTATTCAGATGATACTGAGTTACCTGCATTAACTACAGGAAATTGGCCTGGGGGATTAACTTTAATTAATAATGGCTTTATTATGGGCAGAGGTGGAGATGGTGGCTCATTGAGATCGGTTTTAACTTTAGACAAACCTATAGCGGAAGGTAAAAATATATGGGATGGAAATGATGGAGGAGATGCTATATTTATAAACACTACTGATAGTATAACTATTACCAATAATGGTGGAATAGCTGGTGGCGGAGGTGGTGGAGCTGGTAGTGGTACCGGTAACTTTGGTGGAGGAGGAGGCGGTGCAGGTGGCGGTAACGGTGGTTTAGGAGCTGGACCTTCTAGGGATCAATATGAATTAGGAGGCCCTGGTGGTGGACCAGGTTTACCTGGAGAAGATGGCAATAACTGGAAAAATTTAGATACTGATGCTATAGCTGGAAGAACACGTGCATTTTTACAAGGAAGGGGTGGTGAAGCTGGTGGAGGAGGATCAGGAGGTTTTAAAAGAAAAGGTAACGATCCTCATGGAGGCGGTGGAGGTGGTGGAAGAGTATTATCTCTTACTGCATCAGGAGGATCCGGAGGTGCCTACGGTGGAGGTGATGGCGGATCTACTAACGAAGCTGGAGAATCAGTAAGTTCAAGAGAAAACTTTCCATGGGGTAATGCTGCTGGTGGAGGAGGATGGGGAGCTGATGGAGGAGATTGTTTTAACTCTAGAAGAGTATCTGGTGTTGCAAGAATAGCGCCTAAAGGTGGTAAAGGAGGAAAAGCAATATTTTCTATTTTAAATGCAAGCTTTACAATTAATGGTGGAATAGTTTATGGTACTATAGACTAGTATTTAAAGGTTCTGACATAAATAATAGTATGCCTGAAAGTTTAGAGAATCAATTTATATCTGATTTATATACTTCTCTTTTACATTTAAGTGGTGCAGAGTTAGGTGAGAAAGGTCCTTTAAATAAAGTTTTTGACGGCGCAGGTAATTCTACCGGGTTAGCGTTAAGTGGTGATAGGGTAATTGTAAATAACTATATTTACCCCAAAGGTTTTACTACTAGAGACCCTCTAGAATGGTTAGATAGTTTTTATCCTATAGGTAGTATTCAATTAACACTAGATGATAATAATCCAACTGACAGAATTGCTGGTACAGTATGGACGAGGGTAGCAGAAGGAAGATTTTTAGTAGGAACTGGTACTTTAACTGATAAAAATGGAGTTACAAGAGAATTTTGTCCTGGTGGAGCTGAAGAAGAAGCTAATGATCAACGAAATGGAAATGGTGATTTAGCTGGTGAGTATACAACTACTTTAACAGAAGAAAATTTACCAGCACATACCCATGATGTTAATATAGGAGCTACAGATGTACAAATATCTAATCCTGCAGGAAATAGTACTTCAACACAATCACCTAATGTTGGTACAGTTAATTCAACTCAAGATTTTCAAGAGCAACAAAGAGCTAGACAATCTCTAGGTAGAAAAGTATATGCATATCCTGGTGAGTATGATTCTTCTCTTTTAATAGATTTTAGAAGTGCAGCATTTAGAGATGACTGGAGAGATTATCCATGGTTGTATGCTTTAGACTTTGGTTTTGATAGAGGAACTGCTGCTAATTATTCAGCTGCAACAAGAGCACTTTATACTACTAGTTGGGCAACTAAATATCAATTTAAAGAAATGATAGGAATATGGAACGGTGAAACTAGGTTTGTATCTGATTCAAAGGTTCAGGTAGGAGTTACAACTGGTGGTAGAGGCGGTCGTGTAGTAACCGGTGAAATAAGATTATCTAAATCTCCTTATCAGTATGCCTTAGAATTAGGTGCTGTTGATATAGGAAATGCAACAGCTGGGGATTTTGTTAAACAAAATAATACAGTACCTACAGTTACAGCACCATCTGATATAATAAATAGAGATGAGAGTGTTAACAATACTAGAGTATCAGCTTCAGTAGGTGAAAGTTTAGCACATAATAATATACCTCCATCATATGGTGTTTATGTATGGAAAAGAATAATGTAAGTTTATGGCAAATATAACTATAGTAAAATTAAAAGTTAGACGCGGATCAGATGCGCAACGAAAAACTATTGTTTTAGATCAAGGAGAAATAGGTTATACTCTTGATACTAGGCGTTTATTTGTTGGTGATGGTTCAACTTTTGGAGGACAATCAGTAGGTACTAAAAATATAGGACCTTTCGCAAATGTAGCAAGTTTAGGACCTGATAGCTCTCCAGGTATGCAAGTAGGAGATATAGGATATGCAGATAGTAAGTTATATATGCTTACATCTACTAATTATAACGATTCGTTATCTGGTTATGCATATATAGGTAATTTACCCGATGATACATTTTTAGAATTTGATTCAAATAATAAACTTACTATTAGAAAAGAAGCCTTTAATGCAGAATTTTTTACTCCTACATTTTTTGGGGAAGGTTTATTATCTGCTGCAGGTGGTGTAGCTTCAGTTAACACTAATAGTGATTATTTTGAGATATCAGCAAGCTCAATTACACCTGTAGCTAATTCGATTACCGAAAGAGAAATTAAAACTACAGCTTTATCTTCAGGATTAGTAGGCGGTAATAGTACTCCTTTAAAAGTTAATATTGACCCTGAACAATTTGAATTTGATGTAAATAGTAAAATTAAATTAAAATCTTTAGGAGCTACAACTATACCGGTATCGAGTTGGGCCGGTCAAGATGGTAATAACTTAGTAGGAAGTGGTTTATCTATTGATGCTATTACTAATAAACTTAAAACAGATTTAAGAACAGTTAATATCGATACATTTTCAGTATCTGATGGTAAATTATCTCTATTTGGAGCTACTTCTTCTGCTCAAGAATTTCCATTCTTAACTACAAAAGACGGGTTAATTAAAAAAATTCAAACTTCTATTTATGATGTAGTAACTGGTACAGGAAGCAATACTAAGAGTGCTATACCTGTAGGAACTCTCTTACCTCATGCTAGAGCTTTTACTAATTCAGTACCTGAAGGATTCTTACTTGCTAATGGTCGAAATTTAAGTCAAACTGAATATTCAGAACTTTATGATGTTATAGGTACTAGTTACGGTGCTGGGGATGGTTCTGGTAATACTTTTAGTCTACCTAACTTAACAGGCGGGGGCATGCCAGCCGTATTATATGGTGCAGGTGCTATAGCTCCTATAGCAGGAGATTTTACAGGTTCTCAAAAATTCTTAGATGGAGATACTAGTTCATCAGGTGCTATATTAAGCGGATTTGGTGTAAACTTTATAATAAAATATACTGAAGACCCTATTACAAATATCTTTAATGGAGCTCCTAATGCTGTATCTATTGAAGGAATAGGTAGAAATGATAACCAAGTATTTAAAGGTAAAGATCATACCGGTGCTACTGTTAGTTTAAGTTCTGCCGGTTTTATAACTTTTGCATTATCTGGAAATGTAAGGAATCCTGATAGTGATGGTGCATTTGATAAATTTGCAATTCCAATTTTTAACTATTAAATATTAACAATGTCGATAGAAATTTTAGAAAATACTTTAATTAAACTTCTAGTAAGAAGAGGTACTGATAATGATAGAGGTAATATCATTTTAGAAAGTGGTGAACTTGGATTTACTACTGATACCCAAGATTTATATATAGGTGATGGAGCTACTAAGGGAGGGTTAATCGTTGGTAACAAATATAAAGGAAAGGCAGGTAATGTTACATCTCTAGCTCCTTGTGTTACTGGAGATTATGCTTTTGAAACTGATACTAATACTCTTAAAATATTACAGGGGGGAACAGGATCTAATGCTACTGACTGGTTAAAAGTTGCTAACTTACTAAGTGCTGGTGATGGAACAATATCAATAGTAGATGATAAATCTATAAAAGTTGGAATTTTATCTTCTGGCAATTTTTCACCTGATTGTTTAGGAGATTCTCTACAAATACTATCTGATAAAATATCTTTAAGTTCTACAATAACTATAGATAGAATAAACCGGAAAACAACAACTGCTACTAGCTACTTAACTCTACCTTCAAAATTAAAGATAAACAGTATAGATTACGATTTCCCGAGTGTAGCACCTACTGATAATGCATTTTTAGGATCTAATTCGTCTGGTGTGTTAAATTGGTCTATTCCAGGTTTAGTTGAATCAGTAGTAGCACCTTCTACTGCTAGTGTTTTACCTGTAGGTACTATTGTACCTTTTGCATCAGGTAGTGTTGCTGTGCCTTATGGCTGGTTAGAATGCGATGGAGCTGAATATGCAAGTAATTCTATATATTCAGATCTTTCAGCTGTTATACATACTGCTTATAATACTCCTGCTGCGACTGCAGATCATTTTAGAGTGCCTAATCTAAATGGTAAGGTGTTATATGGAACGTCTTTAGAAGATCCAGCTACTAGTACATTAATGCCTGTAACTACAGCATCAAATACTAATACTTTTAGAAACCTTTCTGCTACAGGAATGAATTATATTATAAAAGCTATAGGTGGGGTTACTATTCCTACTTTTACTATAGGAAAGAACCTTTCAGCTTTTGTTACTACTCCTTCTGGATCTAAAAAGTATGATAAAACTGATACTGCTTTTAATCCGTTAAGCGGTTCAATTGAAATTGAAAGACCAGCTCCCGGACAAGTTGTATTTAATAACGCAGGTATTCAAACTGGAACTGATGGATTTACGTTTCCTGATGGTATACACCATGTAAAATATACTGTTACTGGTTCAGGTACAAAAGGAGGTGCTGCGCCTGGAGGTGCAGGAGCAACTGCTATTGGTTATCTTTCAGCTACTCCAGGAACAAACTTTACTATAGAAGTAGGTTCAGGATTCAATTCTGCTGACGCTCCTGTTAATGGTAATCAATCTGCTATTAGACTTACAGACGGTACTGCTATAGTAACTGCTGAAGGAGGAATATATGAAGGTGATAAAGCACAAAATGCTGCAGAAAATCAATTACAAATTCCAACAGCTATTGCAAGTGGGGTTATTGATACTTCAAACGCTCATGTACTTAACGGTTATGTTATACAAGGAGGATCAGGATTAAATGATACTAGCAGCGGTGGTGATGAAGAATCAATTGGTGCAGCTTCATATTTTGGAACTGCTCCTGCTCCAGGTGGAGGTCAAGCTAGTCATGATGGCAATCCTATAGGTCCTCCGCCAGGAAATGGTGTTGTAATTATAGAATGGTCGTAGTTGCTTTTAATTTACTTTAATATAACTAAAGTATGGAAGAAGTTATAGTAGAAGGTTTAGATTACGAAGATTTTGTTACAATTAAAAATATACTAATAAACAATACCTCTTTTAAGTGTAATGAAAAAGATTTATTATCTAACAATCTTATAATTTTAGAAAAAATAGAAAAAATTATTGAGGTATTCAATGAATAAATACTTGTATGAATGCAAGTGTCTGGAAAGGTTGTTCTTTATGTGAAGAATTTTCAGACTATGTTTTGTATGATGATTTAAATGATAGTATTCTCGTAAATATACATGAGGATTACTTAAAAATTATTAGGAAAGAATTAATGAAAATAGGATACTACTTAGTGTTTAAAACTAAGCTTGAGATAACTAATTCCTATACCTGTACTTTTATAAAGGGTTGAGTAATTAAATATAATTAATGGGCTTTCCAGTTGACATAAAACTACCTGATCAAGCGAGATATTATACTTTTATAGAAACTAGTAAAAGATTTAATTCTAACTATGATATTACATGGTCTTTTGAGTATAAGCTTCCTGAAACAAGTATACCTAATAATAATAATTATGAACTAGGATTTAGTACTTTTATTACTAATTTATCTGCTCCTTTATCTTCATTACCGGGTCAATATATTGGTGATCAAGATCCTGGTGTGAGCTTGTCAGCAGTAGCTCTTCTTACAGAAGGAGCAGCACCTGAACTCTTAAGAACACAAAGTGATGATACTTTGGTTTATGATGGAGGTACACTTAGTGGCTCTATTGTAAAAATAGCTTTTGATTCAACCGGAAGATATGCACTTTCAGCTAGAGATGATAGACCAGGGGTAACTGAAGCTGAAATAAATAGGCAGTCTTTAGTAGTAAGAGATTATCAATTGAATGTAAGAGCAAATTCACCTCTTTCTACTATATCTAATGTTTTTAGTACGTTATCAACTAATACATTTAGAACGTTAAGATTTAGGTATGTAAATTTAGGTCAAAAAGTACATATTGATTTTAGAGAAAGCGATACTACTGAATTTACCTTACTAACTACTATAAACATCGAACCAAGATTAACTGGTTTAGATAATTTAGAGAATTTTTATTGTGGTTTCTCGCTTTCAACTCCAATTTCAACAACTGATACGGGGCTATCTGCTAGAGATTTCTTTTTACGTAATTTTAATGTAGAAGGGTATGTAGGAACAGAAGTTCTCACTGAAACTGTCATGACCCCTCCGTTATCTGTTAATTCTAATATACAGTATACTACTGTAACTAATATAACCGCATAATGAATATATCTAAACTAAATGTTCTAAATATAGAAACTAAAAATACACAACTACCTAAATTAGGAGGTGGTGGTGTTGAAGGATCATATTCTCAAGCAGAAGGTACAGTATTCGTTTCAAAGATAGAAGTAGATAAATTTTATTATCCAGAATTAAGTTATCAAATATTTGATAATAATGGAGATACTGATGCTTTTGGAGATCCGTTAATAAGCTTTAGTGGTAATACTCACTTAACTGATATTGAAGGTAAATATTTTATAATTGTTGAACAAACTTTAGAAGGTATAGCTGATCCTAATAATGGTAGTATGAATTTTACTCTTCAGTTTACTAATGCAGAAGAGGATATAGGTATACCTTTAAACGTTTCTTTAATAGTAACTAATGAAGAGGGTGATGTATCAGGTGTAAGTACAACTCCTCAAGTTGGTACATGTCCTTCAAGTACATGTCCTCCGAGTATATGTCCATCTATACAAAGACCAGAACTAAGTGTAAACGTAGAAGAGGTAGTACCTATACAAAGACCTGAATTAACTACTTATGTTGAAGAGGTAGTACCTATACAAAGATCAGAACAAAGTGTAAATGTAGAACAAGTAGTACCTATACAAAGACCAGAACTAAGTGTAAACGTAGAAGAAGTAGTACCTATACAAAGATCAGAACAAAGTGTAAATGTAGAGGGTGTTGTTCCTATACAAAGACCTGAACTAACTACATGTGTTTTAAGTGATTTAAGAGTAGTAAGTACTACAAAGGTTCCAGAACCTACAGTAAATGTTAATAAAGATTGTGCTGGTGTCATTAGTTGTGTTGAGAAACCAGGAGCCGGCTGTAGACAAACTGTTGATGAAACTGCGGTGCCAAGGTTAGGTGATTGTGATTATCAAGAGCCAACTGCTATTACTGAAGAGGAGTATCTAGGCATAGTTGAAGATGAACCAACTATAGTTACAGAGACTGAAGAATCCACTGCTACTACAGAAGAGGAGTATTTAGGTATAGAGACTGAAAGGGAAGAAATAGTTACTAATGTAAATAGAGTAATACCAATATCTACTACAGAAGAATCCACTGCTACTACAGAAGAGGAGTATTTAGGTATAGTAGAAGATGAACCTTCCTTTATTGAAGAAGAAATAGTTCCTGAGGAATCACAATCAATAATTATAGATCCTATTAATGTTGCTACAGGTCAAGAGTTAAAGGACGCACTAGGTAAGGCACCTATTATTAATATAGTAAGTGACATAACTCTTACTGAATTTTTATATATTCCTGGTAATACTACTATTAGAGGTATTAATAATCCTAGAGTACTATCAACAGCAGGTGCAGCTTTTAACATTAGAGAAGATAACATTACTTTAACAGGATTTACTTTAGCTAATGCAGATGGTAATAACGGTTATGGAATAGAGATTGGTAGAAAAGGGGGAAGAGCTAGTTTAAATGCACCGAAAAATATTATTATTGACTCTTTGACGTTCGATGGTATAGCTGGATCCACTGATAAAGCTACTGCTATAAATGTTTCAGGTTATCAATTCGTAAGTACATTAGTTGAACCATTTAGAACAGTTCCTGGATTATTAGAAGGAGCTAGTTTAATAAAAAATGTAAAAATAACAAATAACATTTTTAAAAATATTCCTAATACTGCTTTAGAGATATGGAACGCAGAAGATGTAGTAGTTGATTCTAATATATTTGAAACTACTCGAGGTACCCATACAACAAGAGGTAATGCTGTAAGAGCTAATTCGTTAGTAAATGCAAGATTTACTAGTAATACGTTGAAAGATATAGGAAGATCTGGTATAGAAATTACCGGTAATGGTACTGTAGGTGTATTAGTACAAGATAATAAAATTGAAAAGTTTGGTACACAAACCAATTTAGTTCGCACTTTTACTTCTGGTATTACTATAGTACAAGGTGCTAATGAAGTTACAATTAAAGATAATACTATAGAAGGTAGTGGTAAAGGTGGTGGTATTGAAATGGCTCAAAACTCTTCTAACTTTCTAATAGAAAATAATACAATATCTAACGTAAACAAAGGTATATCTATTTCAGCTCATGTTGATTCATTTAATGTTAAAAATAATATTATAAATTACTTACAATATGGTATTCAAACTTATCAAGCTTGGAATGGTAGAATAAATTCAAATATATTAACCCAGCCTGATTCACCCGAAGTAGCCAATCCTGCAATATCAATAGAACAGAGTAATGGCATAGTTGTAGTCTTGAATACGATCAATGGTGATTTTTATGAAAGTAATGATGAGAAGGCAATATTAGTTTATGCTAATTACCCAACTCAGGAATCAAAATTACTCTACGCTGGTGGTACAAGAGAAAATAGATTAGCTATGTTAGATTATGCTAGAGGTATACCTAATATATATGATCAAGTTTATAAGCCAGCAGCTTCAAAAGTAGATGATGTTATAGCTAATACTTTAGAAAATAACATAGTAAACGGAGATCCAGATAGCAGGGTTTTTTTTTCTCAAAGTAGCAGAGTAGTTTTACCTAGTGGAGTAGCTGGTACTACTGGAAGGAAAGAATTTGAAGTTTTAGTTCTTGAGCAAAAAGAAATTATAGAAATAATAGATACTTCTTTTAATACTGCTGTAATAAATGATACCGGTACGTGTCAAACAATACAAGAAGTAATAGTTGATAACCAAAATGTTACTCCACCTGAAGAAGATACATCAACAGTACTAATTGAGGAGGATAAAATTAATAATACTGTAACGTTTACTACTGTTGAGACAGTTGAAACTGTAAATAAAGATGATCTCAATATAGTAACCGTAGATGTTGATCCAACATTAGGTTTTTGTTCAACTAATACTGAAGAAACACCTGAATTACCAACAACAACTTGCACAAATTTACTCGTTAATTGTGTGAATATAAAAAATTGTGGTTCTTTATGTACAACTACAACACCAGTAAGAAATCCTGAAACTACATGCCAGGTAGATACTACAATTACATTTAATAATGATACAACATGCTCAACTGGTTCAACTTGTGAAGTAGATAGAACTATTACAGTTGATACATGTGAAGTCAAAACTTGTGATACTATATGTATACCAGGTACTTGTGTTACCGGACCAACTTTATGTAATACTATAGATATTTGCGAAACACCAACAGTTGTTGTTGATACTATCGATAATCTCTTTGGAACAGATATAGAGACGGAGACTACTACTACTTGTAACCCCCCTATAATAGTTGATCAAGGTACATGTATTGATGTATGTGCTCCCGGGCCAACAACTTGTCTACCTCCTTTAACTACTGATATATGTGACACTGATAGACCTATAGTTTGTCTACCTGGTCCGTTTGATATAATTACAGATACTGAAATTAGCTTACCGGGACCAACAACTGATATACCAGATATTACTACTATACCTGAGCCTACAACTTGTATACCAACGCCAACTGGTGGTTGCTGTCCTCCTACAGAAACTGTAACATGTGTACCTAGGCGTATATGTATACCTGGACCAATTACTCCGCCTGTAGAAATTATTCCACCACCTGTTATAGTTGACCCACCGATTACCTTTCCACCGCCTATTATTTTTACACCACCACCAGAAATACCTCCATTTATTCCTGCAGACTGTGGTAAGCCTCCTATACCTAGAGTAGGTGTTCCAGTAGGTGAAGATCCTATCGTTCCTGTTGAAGATGCACCTGAGCCAGAAGTACAACCACCAGTTATTGAAGCTCCTGTATTACTTTATCCAGCTCCTGTTCTACCATTAACCCAACCGTTTCTAAGTAATATTAATTTTAATACTAATATAACTAAAAAAACTCCTACTCCATACTCTTTTGAGGAAGAAGAAACTTCTACCACTATCGATAGACCAACGCCAGAGGATACAGCTTTAAAACAACAGTTATGTGATGACGAAGAAGATTGTGATACTTTAGGATTTTAAATATTACCTAGAGAAGACTCTACTTTAAGATCATGCTTCATAGAGTGAAATCTTTCGTCAATATACTTTTGAAACGCAAGAGGTTTTATCCATTTATCATTAGTTGTATTAACATCCTCTTTACTATCAACTACTTGTAAAGCTTCAATTAAACAGCACCATCTAACTAATTCATCGAACTCCATAGTCTTAGTAGTACCATCTTTTAAATTAAAAGTATATTTTTTATTCATATATAATTATATTATAGTTCCGTTCCCGGCTTATATTCAGAAGTAATTTTTATATCTTCTTGTTTATCCTCTTTTTTAAGCTCAACATTTTGTTCAGTATATAAAGGCTGTGTGAGTAAAGTTGGTGTAACGGAAAATTCTATTCTAAATTCATTATTGCATTGTTCACATATATATGTTTCTTCTAAGTTATAAAATAGGTTTGTAGTATGAATATAGTTACCACAGGGGCAGGGTATTTTTGCTTCGCTTAAACTTAAAAGCTGATCTAGTTCTTGCTCAAAATCATTAGTAAGGGTTTGTACTTGGTTAATTTTAGAAGATCTATAGACAAAAGCTACTACAAACTGAATAACAAATGTAAGTGCAAACGTTTCCCAAAAACCTATTAAATTTTTTAAACCAAAACTAAAACCTAGGGATACTAATAAAGTAATTATAATAGACCTCAAAAGAGTCATATAGCTATTTTAGCTAGATCTTCTGGAATATCAAGTACTAATTCGTTTATCTTATCAATTTTATTGTTAATATTGTCTATTGCTCCTTTATTTATACCTTTATGTGGTAACTCAGTTGGACCTTCTATAGGTTGATTTTTTATACGAGATAACATATTTCTTAATTCAGCTAAAGATACAAATACATTACCAAGCATTTCATTCATTACATTAAAATCATAAGGTAGTATAGGTGGTGCTTTTTGATGTTTTTCATCTTCTTTATATTTCATTTCTTGTCCACTAGTCGACATTTTATAATTAACAGGCGTGTCATCTTTATTAACACTATAAGGAAATTCCGCTCCATTCATGTAATTATTTATGCTAGAGAATAAATATTTTTATGACTAAATTTGAGAGACGTTTTTTTAGAAATCTACATGAGCAAAATGACGAAAGAGAAGCATTTGAAGCTGAATTAGATGATAATACCGATCCTGGTGATTTTGATGTAGATACACAGGTTGATGATACAGTAGTAGATGAAGATCCTAGTGTAAAAGCTGCTCAAGCAGTTAATGAACGTAATGAAGCTATGAAAGAAGAGCTTAGAGGTTGGATTGGTAAGATGGAAGAATTTTTAGACTATCTTAATGGAGAAGAAGCTGGTTCAATACAACAGCAATTAGCTAATGCAGAACCAGATACTATTTTTGATAGAATGAAAGCTTCTGAGCAAAGAAAATTAGCTCGGGTAGCTACTGAACTTGCAGGCGTTACTGAATCATTTAAAGGATATTTAGCACAGACAGGTAATTCTCAGTTTAAGTATGTTTAATTAGATTTCTATACTTTTTAATTTCTGATAACTTAACAATACCTTCGAGTCCTTCGAAGGTATTTTTTTCTATAAACTGCCATCTTATTTCATCTATTTGAGTTGCCATAGCAATATCATTAAAGTCTTTAAATCTCTTTCCAAACTTTTCAGGCCATATAAATACTTTCTCTTTTTGTTTAAGTAAAGCCTCAGATTTTACTAATGAAGCTTGATCAACCCACTGAGAATCAAGTATCCACACCTTATCATACCATTTCAAAGAGTTTAGCTGCTGCTCTTGTCTTTGAGTAAAAGATCTACCGCGTTCAGTAATACCTGCTACTGCTATAGAATTTTTAGTAAAGAAAGCATTTAAAGGCCCTTCAAAAATATAAACTTTATCATGATCATTAGATACCTTATCAATATTAAACAAAGTTTTTTCTGCTTGTACTTTACCTAAATACTTAGGTTTAGTTTTATTATCTTTATTTAAAACTGTACGAGTTTGATAAAACTCTATTTCTCCAACTTCATTAATAAAGGGTATAACTAATCGATTTTTATGAACTTTATCAACTAATGAAACATATAAATTAGTAGGTCGATTTACAGCAGTATCTAATCTACGTTCTTTAATAAGATATCTAACAGCTGTAACAACATTATTGCTATTATAATAGTCAAGTTGAAACTCATCAGACAAATTAATACTATCTTTAGGTAAGGTTTCGACCTGAATAGGCTTTTGTAATCCCTCTTTACTTTCAAGTATATCTTTTGTATCAGGAACATATTCTTTAAGTTCGTTAATTATATCAGTATCAGAGCTTTTAGATACTTCTTTTATCCATCGTAAAGGTTTACCTGACCAGCCACAGTTATGACAAAATATATTTTCATTTTTAGGAATATAATAACATCTTCTTTTCTTTCCTAATGATTTTCCCTCTCTACATATAGGGCAACTACACTGATATACATTATTAAATTTATTATACTTAGGGTAATATCCCAGTTCAAAGAATTTAAGTATAACAAAATCTTCAGGAAGTGATATCATTTAATTTATTATAAAGACTTTCCATAAAAAATAAATTATACCAGTTTTCTTTTTTAGATAATATTCTTTCAAAAGAATGTTCTTTGCAAAACTTTAAAAAGGTCTTATAACAAGACTTTATTTTTACTTCAAGTTGCTCTCTATAGTACTCCTTTTCTTCCGGAATAGTTTCGTATTTATCTAAACAAAATATATCTGCGTTTCGTTTAAATATTTTTTGCTGAGATTCATTTAAAATAAATCCTGGATCGTTTAGGTATTTTTTTACTGAAGCTTGACCAAATCTTGGTATGCCTGGTACGTTATCAGATTTATCACCTGTTAAACACTTAGCTATATACCACTCATCAACATCCTTATAACCAGTTTCCTTTTCAAAACAATTTATGTCAAAATACTTTTTTCTTATAGGGTCATATAAAGTACATTCTTCACTAACTAATTGTAAAAAGTCCCTATCTACTGATACTATAATCTTTTCACCTTGTTTTTCTCTACAAATATATGCTACTACATCATCTGCTTCAAGTTGACAAGGAAAAATAGAATTAATACCCATTGATCTAAGAATAGATTTAATAACTTCATTATTTTGATGAGGTGAGGTATCTTTAGACCTATTACCTTTATAGCTTTCTAAAACATCCTTACGAATATTCTTTTTATAGATAGGCTTTTCATCCCATACAAAAATAGTATTATCCGGAACAAATAGCTTCACGTAGGAGCTTACCGCATTAAGCGTAAAGTAAATATGAAAGTTATTAACCTTTTCTTGAGAATGAGTTTCGGTTTTTTTAGACTGATTCTTTGCTGTATAATATGTTCGGTGTATTAAATTGTTGCCGTCTATTATCAGAGTTTTCATTTTTATTATATTGAGACTCTACTACCTCATATACATCATTAGGAAGTTCTTCTACTAATTTAATTATATCATTGTTCCTTCCGGAATCAAATGCTTCTAATGGTACTATTACATTATCCATTTTAGGTATAGAAAGACAACCTATAAAATCGTTTTGTATATCAACAACAGCAAACATTTGACCAACATAGTCACCAGTTTGTACAGCATATATTTGTTGCTTAGAGTATTTCATCTGGACCAGGAGGATTTAATCCTTTAATAGTTTGTATTTCAGAAGCGAAATATTTCATTAAAAAGGAATTTAGAGCTTCTTTTTGTTGCGGTGTAGCTGCAGCTTTAATATCTATATGTTTACCGGTAAAATCATAACCTAATAAAATATAACTATCTAAATATTCACTTAATATACTTGCGAGTCTATTTGCTAAGTCTTGACGTTTTTTAAATTTTTTTTTCTCTTTAAGGTTATCTTTAAGAGCGCGTTCGACCATCTCTCTTAATTCTTCATCTTCATGAGAGCTATGATCTTGATCTTCCATATGTTTATTTATTCAAAAAATTATTTTCATTCTTTTGTCTAACACCACTCTTAAGTAATTTTTGTACTACTACTTCAATAGAGTCAGTTTTTAAGCTAAAACTATTTTTGAACATTTGATTACCGTCGTTAAATTGAAATAAATACTCACCTTTGAATGGGGTGTTTTCAAAACAAGTTACATATACAGATGCTCCAGAAGGGTCGATTAACACTGTCCATTTACGAGGGTCGCTTTCACTATACTTATCAAAAATTCTTAAAGTAACAAAATCATTATCTTTAAGTCTTTTAATAAAATAACCGGGAGTTTTTAATTTATTCTTTTTTTGATTAATCATTACTGTGTTAAAGCTGAAATTATGTATCTTAATTTAATATCGTTTTCTTCAATATCAAATACTACTACACCATATTCAGTATTAATTTTTACTCTAATATTATCATTTAGCAAAGATAGTAATCTAATATTGTCTAAGTTAATTGCGATAGGTTCTAAGCTAAAATTTACTTTACCAAGACTTAAGGTAAAATTATCAGTATTATGACGAGCTCTATCAGTAAGTTCCGCCATTAAACTACCTTCTTCAGTATAAAAATATATCTTATTAGTTTCACTAGCAAACGTACTACCTTTAAAGAGTCTTTGAATAGTAGCTTTATTTAAATTAAAATTAGTATCGAATTTGAAACTATTAATTTTATCTATATTAATATTAGGCTTAGTTATAAAACCTTCTTCATATAAATGATATTTAAATTTTACGCCATTACCTTTATATTGTAAATTATTAGAATTAAGTTCAATATCTAAAGATTCTTCTTCAATAGTATCAAGAACATGTCTTAATTTTTTAACATCAGGTATATTAAGAGTTGTATTAAAGTTAAAATTAGATTTATATTCACTATGTAATATTAAAGTACTATCTAAGCTAGATACTAAACTAACTAACTTATCATCTTTTATTTCAAAGATTACTCCAGTATCATTAATTTTTGATATCGTATCTAAATACTTTAGATATTCACTCTTACTTTTTATTCTTAGCGCTCTTACCATTATCTAATAATAAGCTAATTTTTTCTAAAATCAAATTTTGTTTTTTAACTAGATCTAAAAGCTCATCTATTTTTGAAGGTTCAGTTAAATTAAATTCCATTTGATTAGGGTCAACTTCATTAACAGCTGAAGGTTGTTCTGTCCTAATAGTACGTTGTGCTGCAATTTCTTGAGCTGCTTGCTCTGGTGTAACAGTAGCTACTGGTTCAGCTGATTGCTGTACTTCAAGTGCAGGAGGATTAGGGACTACTTGTGGTGGTTGTTGATTATTTTGTGTAGTAGGTAATTGTGCAGTTTGTTCAAAAACTTGTCTCATATTATTTGATTGATGAGTTAGATTATTAGACTCACCTACTATCATTTGATCTTGCTTATGCATCTGCCCGTATGTTTGACCCATAAGTTGCATAACAGCTGCTTTTTCTTCAGGTGTCATTTTTAAAGATCTTTCAATAATTCATCAATATCTTCTTCAACTGTATCATTTGATACTACAGCTGGCTCAGGTTCTACAGGAGTCTCACTTGGTACAGGAGCTGATGTAGTAGGAGCCGGCTCCTCAGTTCTACAATAGTAATGCTCATTAAGCATATCTTTAAGCTCATCGTATGACTTAATAGTAAACACTTCAGTTAAGTCATGAGCTCCATCATAGATACCTTTTTGCTCATCTTCAGAAAGATCAATTTTACCAGCAGGAGTAAATCTAGAAGATACATAAGTAGGATAATCTCCTTGTTGCTCCACTTTAATTTTAAAGTTTACACCTTCAGGTCCTAGATCAAAAATACGAGGACCAAACTCTTCTGCATCTTCACCTTCAATAGCTTCAGTAATAATTTTATGAAGCTGCTTACCATATCGAAGAATCTTTACAGTACCATTATTATCTGGATTAGTAGGATCATCAATAACGTATATATTTACTAACCACTTTTCTAAGCGGCGAACAACACTCATTCTTTCTTTTTCTTCTTCACTACCAGTTCTAAGAACTTTAAAACGTTCTTCAGCAATAGGATCACGCTCACCAAAAGTTTGAGGACTAAGCGATTGAACATATTGACCAGTAGCATAAGAAGTCCATCCATGATTATAGTAATGAAAGAAAGTCTTACTAGGATCTTTAGCAAAAGGTAAGAGTCTTACCGTGTATGTATTACCCGACTTAGTCGGCATAATCTCGTTAAACTTAGCTGACCCCTTACTATCAGAAGTAGCTAGTGCATCTTTTATTGATTGAAACATTGAACTATTAAAAGTACTCATACGCTAATTATAATTACTAAGAACTAAACTTCAATAGATTTTGTTCTATTATTTTGAGACCTTTTGTAGCTTTATGTTTTAACTTTTTAGAACTAAGGAACTTAGCTCTAGTTTGTGCATATAGGTCATAAAAATCGGAAATTATCCATGTTAATGTTCCAGTTTGTTCCTTAATTACATGATCAACTTTTAATGAATGAAGCAGATAAAAATTTATCTTATGATTTTTTAAATGTGTAAATATAATGGGTATAGAGTTAGGAGTATCTACACCTGTATATTGTTTATATTTTGCTAAAGTTATTTTTTCTTTATTACAATAATCAAATATAAACTTTAAACATTTTTTTAATGTATTGATACTTTCTTCGCTATCTGGGTTCTCTGTTTCTCTATCTTTACAAAAAATAGAATAACATTTTATTGCTCTTCTAGTATTAAAAAATGATAAATCAAAATAATTATCTGAACCATATACTTTATAAGGTGCTATAAAAAAATCACTATAGTTTATATGATTATATTTTGATAAAAGTAAGTTTAGTTTTTTTAACGCAACTTCATCTTTGCTTTCTAAACCATCAAAATTTTGCCTTAGTCTAACTGGTTTATTTTTAGCCTTACGAGAAGCATATAGATAGCTATTATATATTGACTTCTCTTTTTCTGTAATCATAAATTTATATCTGAATGAGAATTAAGGAACTTCGTAATATATTTTGATTTAGTAATAGATGGCTCGAAGTCTATAAATAGTTTAACTACATCAAAATTAGTTTCAATGGTTAAAAGCTCCTTAAGTACGTTCCTTATTTTTTCTTCTTGTAATACTAATATAAAAATATTTTGTAGAGATAATTTTTTACCTTTTAATTGAGAGCAAAAAGTACAAAAACATAATAATAGATGTTCAGTTTCATCTTTTATTAAAGTACTTGATGGAGCTTGATTTAAATTTTTATTTAGCATGGTGTAAATTGTTTAGTTAGAGTTGCAAATCTGTTAGTTAGCTTACCTCCCGCAGAAGCTGTATGTCCCCCTCCATCACATAATTTTTTAGCTATTAAACTTACATCTACACTACAATCCTTTTTTCTTCTAAAGGATACAGTTTTAGCTGTTGTATTTACTATAACACTAATATCAGCATTATACTTGCTAAGTAAAAAATGAGCTAATTCTCCTACTGCATAATTACCAAACGAAGCTATAACATTATAATCTTTAATTTTACCTTTAAAAACTCCGTTAGTATTAATTTGCTCTTTAAATTTTTTGAAAAAAAGTTTTATAGAGTTTTTTTGCTCTATAGTAAACTCTGTTAAACCATTATAAAAATTACTAATAAAATTTTCTGTTTTAGGAGCATTCAGGTTGTAGTAAATTGCATTTAATTTTAAAGATTCATTGTTTGATTTATACCAATCATATTGACTTACTATATTAATTAGGTTCAACTGCTCTTTAGTTAACTTTAAATGTGTTTTAAATTTGCTATGAATTAACTTAATACAAGAAAAGAAACTATCATCAATTATAACTTTAGCTTTTTTATATAAATGTCTGTTTTTGTAATGATTTGCATGCGTATCAATTACTACAACATTTTCTCTATCAGCCAACTCTATTTGTTCTGTATTAAGATCTAAGTCAATAATAAAAACTCTATCATAATGATCAAGAGATGTTGTAGCTCCTTTGAATCGTCCTGTAAAAGTAGACTCAGTAACGTCATTTATATTAAATGCTTTAGAGTTTTTATATAACCACTTTATCATTAGAGCACCACCGGCTCCATGAAGATCGGTATCAGTCCATATTTGGATATTCACTTAATATATTTATAAAAAGTTCCTTATGTTGCAAGTCCTACTAACGCGCTAAGAGTCTCATTGCCATCATCTTCAAACTCCACATCATCTGCTTCTTCAATAGATAGAGTACTATAGTCTATACGCATAGCTTGAGTATTTCCTCGGGGACCATACCGGTTTTTCATCATACCAAGTCTTATTATACCAAGTTCTCTATCTTCTTCATTTTGATATATAGATACAATAACATCAGCAGTAGCAGCTAATCCAATAGATTCAGATATAGTAGCAAGATCCGGATTATCAGTATCAAATCCTGATCTATTTAACTGAGTAGCAGATATAATAGGGCATTCAAATATATAACTCATAGCACGCACTTGCTCGGTAACATGCTTAATACGTTCATAAGAATTATTACCCATAGTAGAATGCATTAAGTTAAGATAATCTAAAACTATTGCATCTAATTTAATTCCTTTATCTTGAAACTTCTTTACAAACCCTTTTAGTTGACTAGGGGTAATAGTAGAAGGAGGAAACTCTTTAATAAAGATTTTACCTTCTTCACTTTTAACGGCTTGTCTAATAGAAGGTGCATTACCAGCTAATTCCTTCATAGGAATTTTAGTTACGTTAGTACATATTCTACGAGCATATAACAGCTCTGACATCTCTAAAGTTACAAGTAATACATTTTTACCTTGCTGAGCTATATTAGTAGCTACATTACCTAAAAAGATAGACTTACCAATATTAGTTTCACCGGCAAATACGTATAAAGATTTACCAGCTTCGAGGAAGCCGCCACCTAAAGTTTCATCTAACCAGTCCCAAGTACTAGGAACATGTCGTTCAACAGAGTTAATATCATCAATAAGTAAGTCAATATCACTATAAAGATCTAAACCTAAATCAGTTACTAAATTAATATTACAAGATTTTTCAAATTTATCTAATACAACAGATGTATCAACTTTGCCGCTTGATACATCTTCAGCTACATTAAGCATAGTATGATAAACAGCTTTTTCTTTAAGAAACTGTTCAGTATTATCATACAATTCGTCCTTATCTAAATCTTTATCAATATCATTAAACGATACTACTAACTCTTTAAAGGATTCTTTTTGTTCATCAGATACTAAATGCGACTTAATCTCAGTAGTAGTAGGGAGCTTGTTACGTTTTTCAGAAAACTCTTTAATAATAGCAAATATACTAGCTATAGATTTATTCTTAAAAAATTCAGGCTTTACAAAATCAGCTACAGAAGCAAGATAAGTCCCGTCAGTAAGAGACTTATAGATTAAGACATTTTCAAAATAATCTAAGTCTAATTTACTCACAATAATATAATATATTCTTTTACTTAGTTTTCCACTTATTCAAAAACCACTCTTGACCTTTATTAAACTCTTCTGTAAAAGAAGTAAGACCGGGAGAGTTATGTGTCACTAAAATATCACCAACACCTACTTTAAATCCAGCTTTATGACATTGCATAGAGTAATCTAAATCGTAAAAATGCCATTTTGAAGGGCATGATTCATCAAATTTAATTTTTGTAAATACTTTTCTTTTTATAGCCATAAAAACCCCATCAATAATAATAGTTCTATGTGGGTAAGAACCAAATGGGGTCATATGTTTTTCTTTTTCATCCCCATGAGCTACTGCTCCATGTAAATTTTTAGATCCAAATCCACCACCCATAATATGCCAAAGTGCCGGTGGTGATAAGTTAACTTGAGAACAACCAGCACAACCTATTAAGTCATATTTTTTAAATAATTTTTCTAGTCTTTCATCAGAAAAATTTTCTAAAATTAAATCATCATGTACTAATATTAAATTTTGAACATTTTCTTGAATAGCAAAATCAATAGCTTTATTATATACCTTATGTAAAGAGTCGGTATTATTTTGCTTAAATACTACTTGAGAGTTTTCAGAAGTTTTCCAAAGTAATGTATCTATGTCTTTACCAGCAGTAGCTGAAAATATCATATTTTGCATCATATAAATGAAAAAGGTGAATCGTGTTGAAACTCGCAAACTTTATTCCATCTTCGAGTTTTATTATTAAGTTTTACTAATACACCTTCTTGTAATTGTTTAAGACCTTCACCTGATAATGTAGAGTAATCTCCATTATTATTGTAATGCAATAAAGATCCAGAACGAGCTAAAAATACTTCATTCGTATCACAAAAAACTATACTTAACGCATATGTACCGGATAACTGCTCTAATGTTCTTTTAATTATCTTTTTAGGGTTGACTAAAACTTTACCTTTCTTATGTTCAATGTGAGTAAAATACTCTAACATATTCACTATAGTCTCAGTATCTACTTTTGTTTTAAGACCGTACATATTATTTAACTTTTTATGATTAGTTAAAACTCCATTATGTGATACAAGCCACGATAATGATTCAAATGGATGTGATGTATCGTAACTATATTCTCTCATTGATGAGGTAGGAGCTTGTACGTGACCTAAGTAATAATTAGTTTTAGGTTGATGTGTATACTTATCGAAATCTATATCACCTTTTTTCTTTTTAATAAATTGATCGTCTTCAGACAGACTAATTATACTACTAGCAAAATTACCTCTTTGTTTATTTGCTTCGTACAAGACTTCAAACATAGAAGTATTAAAAGAACCAAAAATAGCGCACATAATATATGTTATTATATTTTATGCAATAATCAATCTTCCCATGGAAACTTAAAACCTTCTTCCCACATATACGAGTTATCTACATACCTACTTCTTGGTCCATCAGGACCTTCAGCTCTAATTCGTTCACTCAATCTACGCATTTGTAATATCCATGATGTAGGTTCACTAATACTCTCTCTATTATCTTTATCTATACGCCAAAAGAAGTCAATAGTTCCGTAACGCTTGTCTTTAGATAAGCAATTATCAGGATAATCAATACCATCAATTGTATACCATTTCTTTTTTTTCTTTTTAGTTTTCTGTATTCCTAAATTTTTTAAAGTCTTTATTCCAAGACCTTTTACCTTAAAAAGATCATCATTATTTCTAAAAGGTCTGAATCCCATTATTCTTGCAGCTGTGGTTCTACCTACTCCGGGTATTTTACACAGTTCTCTTCTATTCATCTTGTTAAAATCTTTATAATTCAGCTTCATAGATATAAATATATTATATGAGTTCCTTTAATATTTACGATAATTATAGCTCCTTTAATCATTTAATCAACAGAACTGAGTTATTAGAAGAAAAAACTTACAAAGCAATGGTTAAAGGTGCTAATCTAGGACCAGAGCTTAAAAAATATAAGACAGAAGATGGTAAAGGTTTAAGTGCTACTTCAAGAATTAAAAATCTTATTTTAATAAGTGCTTTAGTACGTATGGATATGTTGGATGAAGATGTAGCTAAAGCTTTAAGAAAGAAAGCTACTTCATCTACTTATATTACTAATACACTAAAGGAACTCGCACCTAAGGTACATGCTGAATTATTTGATGGTGATAACCCGGGTAGTGAAAAAGTAGTAAAGTATGTTCAAGATAATATAGAACAGTTATTACCGTTTGCAGTAAAGAATGTTACTCGTGGAGAGTTTGAAATAAAGGAAGTTGATACAGAAGAGCCAGATGATAGTGAAGCTAAAGAGTTAGAAGATGAGGTATCTGATGAAGTTAAGATAGCTCAAGGCTTAATGAGTAGTGGTGCTGATCGAGTAAAGTTAGATTTTGATGATGTTGATGTAAACATTGAAGGGTTAAATAATAAGAATGAAGTAGCTGCTAAGGTTGTAGATTTAATTAATACTACTAATAACTTAAAAGCTGAACCTACAGGGGTTGGTCTTAATATAGAAGGACCGATCGGAGCATTTGGTTCCCAAACTGATATATCTGATATGTTAACTAGAATTATTACTAGTCATTTTCCTGATGTAAGTGAAAGTGAAGTTAAGGTTACTCTTAACACTAATGAAGAGGATTATGAAGAAGGCCCTGAGCCCATAGAGCCTGAAGGACCTACTAATGAGTACGAGGAAGATATAAATGATGTAGAGGAAGATGCAGAATATAAAGGAATAAAACAAAAGTTTTCACCAAAATATGCTAAGAAGGTTGAAGATGAGTTTAAGGATCATGTAAAGCTTAGAAAGGGTAATTTAGGTGTTAAGCTACCTCCTGGTAATAAAGATGAAATTGAAGATTACAAGAAAAGAGGATATGTTGAAGATAATGAGTTTGATGACTTTGATATTGGACCTCAGTCAGATGAAAATGTACCTGATGATTATGAAGAGGTTTTAAAAGCAATGATAACAAAAGATAAAGAGAATTTTGCTAAAAATATGATCGAAGATGAAGAAGAACTTCAAGTTGAGAGTACTACTGCAGCTTACTTAACTGAGCAAAAGCAAAGTGACAAGCGTAATAAAAAAGCAGAAGTTAAAAATCAATCCTTTAAGGAAAGATATAAGCCTAAAACACATTGGCAGTTAGAAGAGCTTAGACGTTACGGTCTTTAAGCGCATTTCTTACATTTGTTCTCATCATATAGTTTATCTATTTTATCTTGTTGAACATATGCTATAGGGTCTCTATAACCTGCACTTACAAAGCCTTTTACTCTCATACTACTTGATGGTGTAGTAGCATCTGCTAGTTTATCTTCTCTATCAGAATAACAAGTCCAGGTATCTCCAAACTTTACACCTAATCGAACACCTTCTTTAATAATTTCTTCTTTAGACATATCTAATAGAGGTGCTTCTACTTTAATTCTATTCTCTCTATTAAGATCAGTTACATTATTAAGAGTATCAACAAACTCTTCACTACCATCCCAATAACCAGCAAGCGAATCAACTTGTGCTGCTCCATACCATACAGTATCAGCACCTACACTTTCTGCATAAGCAGAGCAAATAGATAAAAACATTAAGTTTCTAAACGGTACGTAAGATACAGGTTGAGCATCCCCAGCTATTTTACTAATATCAGGGTTATCAATATCGGTATTAGTTAAAGAAGATGTAGGAGCTATATCTCTAATATAATTTACATCAAGAACTTTATTAGTTACCTTTAAATTAAACCAACCACTAAACTGAACATTAAAGTTTGTTATCTGTTTCTTAACACAATCAAGCTCTCGTTTATGTCTTTGACCGTAATCAAAGGTTACAGTATGTATTTCTTCAAAGCCTCTATCCTGTGCCATATACAACAGCACAGATGAGTCCATTCCTCCACTAAGAGTCAGTACTAGTTTCTTTTTCATTAATTAAATTATCTAATTCACCTAATTCATCAGGTATTTCTTCTTCTTTATTACTATAAGACCATTCTTGGCTTATACGTTTTTCAACTTTAGGTAAAATAGTATCTTCCCAAAGCTTAGTATCCTTTCTCCAATTTTTATAATAACCTAGCTTAGTACCATCTTCAAGCTGATAAGTAGCACCAGTTTGAATTACAGCACCTACACCAACAGCTAAGTCAACTAAACCGTAATATCTATCAAGACCAGAAGAGAAAGAGAGATACATTTCACCTTCTAAGTATTGCTTAATAAATCTATTCTTACGAGTAAGAGCTCTAATAATAATACCAGAGTATTTCTTTTGACCTACAGCTAACTCCCCGTCTACAGTCTTACCACCGTCATCTTTCATTGGTTTACGAGCTAATTGTACAGTTACTGAAGGTAAATAGATACAAGACTTACCACCAGGCATATTCTTTTCAATAGAAGGAAACAGAGCTGCGGGATCATCATAAACATGATTAGTACAAAGGATAGTAGTTTGAGTTACTGAACCTAAATTAGTACAAGTCTGCATTAACGTCTTCATAGCTCGAGCTTTAGTACCCATATCTGATGAAGTACTATCTTTACTCATACGAGTTAGTTCCAATTCAGATTGTAGGTTAGCAAGAGAGTCAATAGCTACGATAAATTTACCTTCAAGACCTTTTTCTTTAACAGAAGTAAGAAACTTATACAACGAGTTTCTAGCTTGCTCAATGCTAGTACATGGAACATATTTTACCTTACTAATATCAAGACCAAGTCTTTCAGCGCCTTCAGGATCAATAGCATTTTCAGTATCAAAGATAACTGGAATAAGACCTTCTTCTTGAGCTTTAGCTAAAATCTTTTGAACAAACAATGACTTACCTGTCATAGACTCACCAGCAAGCATAGTTACTCTTCCCTTAGGAATACCACCATTAATAGAGCCAGAAATGATAGCGTTCAGTACATATGACCCTGTATCAATCCACTCTCCAACATGACTTAAAGTATTATTATCAAGGTAAGTAGCGAAAGGGTTAACTTTATCGATAGCGTCTAAAGCACTAGTAATATCTTTATCCATATAGATGATTATATAATATAAGTTTTAAATTTCAATAAAAAAAGCCTCGGATTAATCCGAGGCTTTTAGTCGAGTTTTATCTCTGTTAATTGTTAAACTGTGTATGTTTTAATATACTCTTCTTTCTTTCTACGAGGTACATCTACCTCAAGAACTCCGTTAATATAAGTAAAGTTAATCTTATTAAGATCAAACTCTCTTCCAACTGAAAAGGATCTGTTATAAGTTTGTTCCTTTTCTCCGTCATGAGCTTTTACTTTACGCTTAGCTTTTATATAAACTTCGCGTTGATCAGAGTCTGTAGAAAGATCTAAATCTTCTTTATTGACTCCTGGTAGATCAATCTGAACGCTAAGTGCATTCTCGTCTTGAGAAAAACGAACTTGATCTCCTGTTTTATATACTTCTTCCAGCTGGTGGAAGACTGGTGTTAGATTGAAAAATCCATCAAAGGCTCTTTCAATTTCTGCGATTGGATTGTGTGTGTATTTAGTTAGTTTCATAGTAAAATTATTTATTACACAATACTGCTTTCTGCTACTAATTAATTAGTAGCAGCAGTAGCAGTAGCTTCAACGACTTCTTCTTCATCTTCGTCGTCAAACAGTTTTACAACTTCACCATCACCTACAGCTGGTTGAGTAAGCGGTGGTTTAGGATCATTAATATTTTCATATTGCTGGATAATACGTTCATCAAGCTCTACATCTGAAATACTAATTGCGCTTTTTGAAAAAGTCCAATGATTCTTATCTTTATCTTTGAGAAATTCCATAAAGATATAAGGAAAGGATTGCACTTGAAGTTGGCCTGTTTGTTGATCAGGCTGTACGTGAATGATCACAGGATTAAAAAGAGTAATACTGTCTTTAGTATCTTCTTTAACAACACCTAGTACAGTTCTACCAATGTGATCAACAATAGTTTTAATTTGTTTGTCTGCCATGTCTTAATTATAGTTAATTAAAATAAATTGCAACTATTGAAAACGTAAAGTATTTGCTATTTCAGTAGCTTGCTCTAGAGCCTCTTTACATTGTTTAGATAAGTAAGTAGATTTATCTTGTGCATGATCAAGAGTACTTCTCATTAAAAAAATCGCCCTTCTAATTTTTTCTAACTCTTCGTTATTGTTTGTACCTGAACCATTATCTGTTCCAACAATAACATTTCTTAAAATAGCTAATGTTTCCAAAATACCGTTAATTTTACCTCTATTAAATGCAGGATGTGCACGTGCTGTATTATCATCTTCAGGTCTGTCTGTATATCCGCCGGGTTGTAATGCCATGTGTCTATTTAAGCAAAGAGGTCAAATAATTCAACTTGTACATTTTCCGCAGGCTTTCTTATCTTCCAGCCAACACAATCATAGAAACGTTCAATACCTTGAAAGAGAATCTTTTCAAACATCTTATCATAATCAATTTTAAAGATATCGTTAAACTCTTTCGGATAGTCATACTTGAATCCAATACTATCTAAACCATACTTATTAGGTTTTTCAACATACATATATCTTACCTTATCACCAGATCCGAGATCTTCATATCTGTTACCAGTATTGAGTTTATCTAATAGTAAGTTATAGAAGTAAGCAGACTTAACATGAATAGGCATGCTCTTTACAGTATTAAACTCATTACAAGCTACTGCATACTTTTCATACCCTTTTACACCCATAACAAAAGCTAACTCTTCAGGAGTAAGCTTCTTAAAAATATCATAAGTTTTATTTAACACTCTATTAGTCTCCGTAAGAGACTGAGTACTAAGCATAGTCTCAATAATTTTCTTAGCATAAGGTTTAATAGCATTAGGCATAGTAGTACGTACTACTTCAACCCCAGTATACTTAAATTTATTTTCTTTAATACCTTCGTCATCTAAAATATGCATCACATATCTTTTCTTCTGCAAGAATACTCCCACATCGGCAATGCATTCCCGTTTAAATACAAATCGACTATCTTGAGATAATAAAGACTTTTTAGCCCATTCATGAACTCCTTCATTAAGATAGTTCTCAATCTCCTGAATCTTATCATGCGTATCTTGATGCACATCACTCCCGTCTAAAAAGTTTAAGCCCTTATTAACAAGAGGTGTAATAGAAACATAGGAAGAATCCGTATCATTATATATAATACAACCTTCAAGTTCTCTATCAGAGATATCAGGGATTTCTTTTTTGATAAATTCCTTAATAAGCTCATTTGAATATTTAATAACTGCTTGACCAGTTAGCGTTACTGACGAAGCAATATCATCATCACCAATAGGAGCATTTTTATTACCCATATAACCATAACAAGAGTTAATAAGAATTTTAATAACCATTTGCGAAGTATTAAGTCTTTCTACTTCATATTTAGCTTCAATATATTCAGGAGTATCTTTCTTAAGTTTCTTAAGTTTAGTTTTAGCCTTAAAAAGCTCTTTTTTAATAATTACACGTTGATTATAATAGTACTCTAAAAACTCGGGTATAATACCTTTTTTCTTTTGCGTAAATAAAAAACCAGCCTTAGACAAAGCACACTGCTCATCTTTTAAGAACTTAGCAAATGCAGGTCTATCAAGTTCGAACAACTTACCACTTACATGCTGTATAACTACTTTTTTATCAGTAGTATTTTCTACTTTACCTACTTTAGTTTCAGGCGAAGTATTTAAAGATATCATCACATTAGGATATAGAGAGTTAGCATCAAAAGAAACTATATGATTCTTAAATCCGTTCTTAGGTTCAGCAACATAAGCACCAGGATTTTTACCAGTATCAGCATTACGTAAAAATGTAGCAATAACTTCACCTCGTTTTCTAGCTTTTATACATAGCGCACCATTAATTACTTGAATCGTACCCATCGCACCTTCAAGCGTAGTTAAACCTACGTAAGATAATTTTCGTAGTAAAGGAACGTATTGTAGTTTTTCTTCTAAACGAACTAACAAATTAACGTCTTGAATATTATAATCAATAAAAGTATCCCAGTCTTCATCAGATAAAGTAGCCAAGTTACTGTCACCATAGTCAATCTTTCGTTGACCTAATTCTACTTCACCAATAGCATCAAGTTTATAAGACTCTCTAAGTTTAAGACAAAATCGCTTGTATACATCTAGATAATCTAAACATGCAACTCCGTCAATATAGTAACGTTTTTGCTCTTTACCAAACTTACCTTTTATAGCTCTAAAATGAACCCTACCTAAAGGTGAAAGTCTATTAACATAATCTTGACCTAAGATTCTTTCAATACGGTTAATAATATAAGGTATATCAAAAAATTCAGAGTTCCAACCACTTAAGATATCCGGGTAATCGCTTTCGAGATATTCAATAAATTTAATAAACATCTCACGTTCATCTCTACAATGAACGTAATTAAGATTATCAGCTCCTTTACCATTATAAGGCTTGATACCAAATGTATGAAACTTTTTACTAAAATTATCATAACAAGTTATTACATTTACTACATGAGTAGGATCTTCAGGATCAGGAAATGTATCTGGAGAATAAGTCTCAATATCAAGTAAACACGTTTTAAGAGGGTGTGAACTAAACTCTTCTTGTTCGTTTTGCTCCCAATATAAATCAAGCAAGAACTGCTGAGCCGGGGGCATATTTTCAAATACTCTCTTAACGTTAGATTCTCTTACAAATCGTGACCTATCATAACTAGTATTAAACTTACGTTTTCTAATCTTAGTACCATATATTGATGTCTTATCTCCAGAGGGATTTTCTAAATACAAATAAGGTTCAAACGAACATTCATGCATTACTCGTTTACCATCAGTATCCCAAGTAAATAGATTTACACTTCTATTTCTACCGTTATAAACAACATTACGATACGACATCTATCTTATTATAATAAGATAGTTCCTAATTCCACTTATTTAAAAATTTTCTTTCTGGGCTTCCCCACGGTGTATTTAGAGCTTCAAGGTGACAGCCAATATTTTCATCTATCTCTAATATTCTTTTTTCACCTATTCTTCTTAATCTATGAATATTTTGTATATACTTATTTTTCTTTCTAAGAGTACGTTCTATTTTATCTGCAAACTCTTCAACAGTATCAAATCTTAATTGCTTCGGAGCTGTAAAATATGTTTCAATGTTTTGACATAAACAAGGTATACCTAAAGTACATGCTTCAATAAATTTAATATCAGATTTAGCTTTATTAAAATCATTAGGTAATAAAGGTGCAACCATTAATTGTGCATCTAAATTAGCAATAAAATATGGATACTTTAATAATTGCTGCCAAGGATAAAACTCTATTTTTCTATCTTGTACTAAATCTACTAATTGGGGTGGAAAAGCACCAACGAAAATCCATTGATACTTATTAACTGTTTTTCTAATATAATCTCTTACCCCTGCTAAATCATCATTACCACCTACTTTATTATCAACATCATAATGTGCACCAGACCCAGTATATAATATTCTAGGTTTCTTTTTATTATTTTCATATGCTCTTTCAACCTTACTAGGGTTAAATAATTGACCCATCCAACTATTAGGAACAAAATTAGGTATAACTGTTATTTTTTGCTGGCCGGTCTTTTCAATATATAGCTGTTTCATAAAGTCACATGTAACAGTTACCTCATCAACCATATTAATTATATCTATACAATTTTGACGTACTTCATCATTATCAAACGCAAATTTAAATTTATTGTAATCGGGTATTACTTCTCTAAATACAACATCATCGACTTCATATATAATTTTAAAATCATGTTCTTTTTGTACTTCTTTAAGAAACTTTACAAATTCTTTCTGGGATGAGGAAGCCTGTCGTTGTAGCTTTACACACTTTACACCGGTATACCAAGGAGGCTGCGTAACCATAGCTGTGGTAGATTGTGACATTCCATCACCTCTAGCATTTATTACTGCTTCTGGCCATAAAATTCTCCAATGACCACAACCTGAATAATCAGCTAAATAATTTACATATCTAGGTAAATTAGCCTCGTTAGGTACAGGTATATCTTTAGGTTTTTCAGGTTCAATCTGAACGTGATTAACAGCGTATGGAGACGCAATAGGTGTAGGAAAAGGCGACGGACCTGTAATCATAATATATATAGTTTAAATTTCTTTGTAATCTAGTCTCTTAGTTATACCATTTTCTTTCTCAAGGTATATTACATCACCAGTCACAGCTTTAATAGACTCTTTTCTATGAGAAATTACTATTGAACATTCATCTAACTCTTCAACTCTATCTTGTAATATATGAGTTATTAATTCGATTCCTTTTTCATCAAATGAAGAATCAAATAACTCATCATATATTGCAATATTATACTGTACTCCGCCTTGTAGTCTTCTTATGTCAGAAAATGTAAATAAGCATGCCAAATCTATTGACTTACGTTCAGCGCCTGAAAAGTTAAAATAAGAACATACCTTGTTTTTTTCATTTAATATTTCTTCCTCAAAATATTCATTGAAGATACAAATAGAGTTAGAATCTAATCTTTTAAGATAATGCAATAATTTATTATTAAGCAACTCGAGTAGTTTATTAACTATATATGATTTTACCCCTTCTTCAGATACTATATATTTAACGATATCTAACTTAGCTAGCTCATCTCTATATTGCTTTACTTTTTTAGCTAATTTATCTACCCGTTTTTTAGTTTCAATAATTAAAGAATCAAAATCTGTATCTGTAGATTTTATAACTTCTAAATCGCCTTCGAGCTCAATTTGCCATTTATCTAATTGTTCTATTCTTTGCTCAATGTTAATTTTATTTTGTTCTTGAAGTTTAGCTTCTGATAGCTTATTGCGGCATTCATTTATAGCTTTTAAGAATCTATCCTTTCTTACTTTTAACTCTTTTAAATCATCAGAATAATTTTTTATGTTACTAATAGCTTCATGAATATATTCTTTGAGATTTTTCTTTTCAGTGGCAATTAATTCAGCATCATGTTCTTCCATAGGTCGGAGACATACAGGGCATTTTTCTTCTTCAGTTCCCATCTTCTTATATCTCTCTTTCCTTTCTGCTGCTATAGCTTTATTACGAGCTACTGCTTCTAAATTAGTTTCAATTTTTATATCTTGATTGTTAACAGCTTCTTCTAATGAGTTTATTTGACTTTCAATCTTATTAGTATCTATTTTTTTAACTTCACTAATTTCTTTTTGAAGTTTTTCCTTTTCTTTGGTATTATCTTCTTGACGTCCAAGGTATTTTTGTTTTTTCTCTTCCCTTGTTTGCAATATCTTTTGCTTTTGATCTTCATAATTTTTATATGCTTTTTCGATTTCTTCTAATTTAGTTAAGCGAGTATCATGCTCTCTAGAGATTTCATTATATTCATTTCTAAGAGTAGATAGCATAGTACTAAATATTTCCATACCAAAAATATCTTCAATAAACTTTCGTTTTTCAATTTTATTTTTAGCCATAAAAGGAACAGCATTATTTACTGTCATAATAACACAGTTTTGAAAGATAGAAGGTGAAGCACTTAGTACTTGATTAATATATGTAGTAGTATTTTTTATACTATCACGAGTTCTATCAACACCATCTTTAAAAATTAAAACTTTCGAAGGTGAGAGTGTTCTAATAATCTTATAGTTATTTGTACCCTTAGATGAGTCTAGTTCGAAGTCTAATTCAACATGAGTCTTACCATTAGTAAGGTTATTAGGTATAAGATCTTTTTTGAGCTCACGCAACGTTTCACCAAATATAGCAAAGTATAAGGCATCTGCTATAGTACTCTTACCAATAGCGTTTCTACGGTCAGGCTTGTCTTTATTTTTACCTGTAATAACATGTAAACCTTTTCGAAACTCAATAGTTACAGGCTCATCACCAACTGATAAAAAATTTACTAAGCTTAGTTTTTTAAAGTTTACTCTTTTCATATAGATCTAGAGTGTAATTTATTATCTCCTTTTTATTCTTAATTTCAAGTAAGTTTACAAACTCTTCTATAGCTTGTGGTATATCAATACCTGATAAATCTTCCTTATTTTCAGTATCGTCAAGTAAGCGATTAAAATTTATATCATAATCTATAGTAAGTACTTCAGGCTTTAGTAAAGTAAGCTTCTTAACTAATATATCCATATCTACTTGAGATATATTCATATCAACTTTTAGTTTAGCTATATTACCAGAAAAATCATTAATAACTTTTTTAGTTATACTACCTTCCTGTACAAGTTCGCTTAAAGATACCTTTTTATAAGTAGGAGATACGTTATTATAAGTAAAATCATACTCCATAGTATCTAAGTCAAGAATATAATAACCTTTACGATTACCCGCATCACCAAAATCCATTTGAAATGGATTACCTACATACAATATAGTACCTTTACCAAACTTCTTTTCATGTCTAGTATGAAAATGCCCTGATATAACTAACGGGCTCTTATTAAGTAAATCTTTAACCTTAAGTCCTTCTTCACAAACCTTATACGAGTTCATCTTGAAAGTTTCTATCTCAAAATGGCCAAAGATAATATCACTTTCAGGTATGTCTTGTACTTTTGTATTCCAAGGACAGAAGGTAATAGTACGATCAAATGCTTCGATCGTATCAAACCTATCTAAAATAGTAACATTTTTACGTTTTTTAAATATAGAAAGAGAGTTAACATCTGTTCTATGCTTATAATAGATATCATGATTACCAGTTATAGCTATAATATTAAAATCACATAATATATCTAATATATCTGCAGATACTTGCAGAGTATTAACTGATATCTCACTTCTGTTATGATGCCAATCACCACAAAAGATTAAATCTTTGATATTTTTTCTTTTACACTCTTCTTTAAACCAATGAGCCCATTCTATAGCGTAATTATGCCAATCAGAACTATTCGAATGAACGCCTAAATGAAGATCAGAAAAAATAGCAACTCTAGGCTTATTAATCTTCAAAAGAATTTTCTTCGTCTGCGGGTTTCACGTATACATGCCCATGTGTATTAGTTGGATCGGACATATAATCTTCATACACTCGTTCTTTATACTTCGTAACTGCTTCATGATGCTTTTTCTCTTTCTTTATACGGTTTATAAATGCATGATATGCTATAGTTGTAAAATAAGAAAAAGGATTAGTAGCTTTTTCGAAGTTAAACTTTTTATGTTTAAGAGCTGAATACATTTTAATTAAAGCGTCTCCTATCATATCGTCTTTATATGTATAATTGATAAAAGATGCATTATAACTTAGACCATAAGCAATTTTTTTAATATTTTCTGCTAGATCATCTGTTAATATATCAGTATCGTAATACTTTTGTAAAGACTCTTTAAAGACTTTAGGTTCTATATAATATGGTTTTTTCTCTTTTGCGGCCATTTGATAAATTATAATATATGTTTATGATTTTTCAAGAATTTTACTCTCTGTATACTTGATCTTCTCCGCCTTGTATATATCTTTACGTTTTTCACAATGACGTAATCCATATCTTAAGTTATCACATATATCAAATATAACTAGTTTATTTTTTGAAGCGTGTTTACGTAAACCACGACCTACAGACTGGACTGTTCTAATAAACGACTTTCCTCCCGCCGCAAATATAATATTGTGTAGATTTTTAATGTTAACCCCGGTAGAGAAGATAGAACTCATAGCTACACATATTACATTATTATCTTTCTCCATTATTCTCTTTATATCTTCACGTGTCTCTACTTCTACTTCACCTCTAATAAAGTAGATTTGCTTATTTTCGCATTCAGTAAGATATTCTGATAGCTCCACCCCTTGAGAAATATGATTAACTAGTATTAATGTGTTATTCTCTAATTTACTGCATAGCTTAGTTAAAAATGTATTACGAAAATGACTTTCATATATAAAATCTAACTCTTCTCTATAAGCATTGTCAGTAAGGTAGCGTGGAGGTGTGTTATATTCTAAATTTAGTATCTTAACAGTAACATTAGCTAGATAATCTTCTAATCTTAGTTCATAACTCGTTTTTTCGTATATAACTGGGCCTAATTTACCTATAATTGACCACTTATCTAAGTTATTTTCAGGTAAAGTACCTGTAAAGCCATATTTGTTATGTGTTCGTATGTTAGATACTATCTTACTAACCTTATTTGTTGCTTTTATCTTATGACACTCATCGACTATAAGTAAATCTACATATTTCATCCAATCGTTGTTATCAAACTGACTTTGAACAATGCCTATATTACAAATTACAACATTTGACGTTAAGTCGGGCTTAGTTTTACCTGTCCATTTAGTCATTTTAAACGTAGTACCTACGTCATTAAACTCGTCATACGTCTGACTTACTAATCCTAAGTCTGGAACTAATACTATACACTTAAAAGTATCTTTATCTGTGCAATTTTGAAAGTAATTTTCAATTAATGCTGCTGTAGTTAACGTTTTTCCAGCACCGGTGCCTAATACACATGTACCTCTACCTAGTTTTAAAGCCTTTTTTATTACTTCTTCTTGATATTCACGTAGTTCCAGCGTAAAGTCTTTATACAACTCTACATCTTTACCTACATTTAGTATTTTTTTAAGTTTATCTGTTATCTTAATATCTACTTTAATCTGTTCTTGTATTAGATACTGTCTTATATCCCAATATAGCCCAGGTTCACAATTACCTGTACCAGTTATTGCATATTTTCTCCTAGCAGCAAAGCGACCTCTATATCTCGCAAAACGAGCGCCTTCATTTTCAACACTAAAATGCTCGCGTATCTTATCAAATAAAGAACTATCTTCAGTTCTTATCTGAATCTTTCTATTGCTTGTATTATAATCAAAGGTTAACATTAGAGTTGCTCCATTTTATTAATATCAATAATATTTTTAATCTCCCAATGCATTTGACCCATAATCTTCTCTACCTTTTCTAAGTATTCGATAATAGAATCTTGTTCATGTATTGAATCATTAATTTTACCAATTGAATCATGTCTTTCAGCTGCTGATTCAGCAGCAGATTGACTAATCTTTACTGGTGAATCGGCAATAACCTTTTTAACTACTTCTTTTTTAAGTTGTTTCTTTTTTCTTAACAAAGAGTTACGGTTAATTTTTGCATCCATAAGCCTTGCTACCCAGAAATGCTTCTTAGCTGGTAATCTCATTTGAGATTCTTTAATATTGAAATCATCTAAATATAAATCTTTAGTAATTTCTTCAATATACTTTTTTAGCAATTCCATCCATATATTATAAATATATATAGAATGGAATCAATGGGTAAATTTGAAAAGATCTTTTATAAGTTACTGGAAAACAATATTGCTGGTGGTGGTGGAGCTTTAGGAGATACAGCAGCCGTATACGATCCTGCAGCAGGTAGAATATCTTCTAATGATGATGTTTATGCACCAGGAGACGCTAGGAGACCTAAAGTATTAGGAAAGGTCGTATCAAGAGCTGGTACAGTTGGAAGTAAGAAAAAGAAAAAGAAGAAGGAAAAAGACGGTTTAGATGGAGTATATTTAACTGGTGAGAATGAAGAAAATGAAGTGGTGAGTGAAATTGCTCCAGTAGTATTAGGTCTTGCTAGAGGTGCTGCAGCAGCTGGTAGAGGTGTTGCTGCTACTGGTAAAGCTTTATCAAGGGGAGCTAGAGTGGTAGCTCCTAAAGTAAAAAGTGCTGTTAAAAAAGCCGGGGAGTTAGCTATGGCTTCTCCTGTAGATGATATAGCTGCTGCAGCTGTAGATAGTGTAGTTAAAAAATTTAAAAAGAAAGATAAAGAAGAAGAGGTGCCTGAGGAAGATGCAGAAAAGAAAAAAGCTGATAGATGTAAGCGTAGAGCAGATTCAGTTTATGGTAAAAAGACATCAGCTTACAAGTCTGGGGCCATTGTAAGATGTAGACAAGGTAAAATTTGGAAGAAGAAAAAATGACCCAAAAAGAACTACTCGAAGCTAGCGACTCTCTTCGTCAATGGTTTAAGAGAGGTGGGACTGATCCTAAGACTGGTAAAAAGTTTAAGGGTTGGATAAATTGTAAGACAGGAGGACCTTGTGGACGTAAGTCTAAAAAATCAGGAGGTAGTTACCCTGCTTGCAGACCTACTAAAGCTGCATGTAATAAGATAAAGGGTAAAATGTATAAAAAGAAAAGCTCAAAGAGAGTTAATTGGAAGAAAAAGAGTGAAAATGCTGAAGAGCCTAAAAAAGGTACTGGTAAAAAACCAAAGGGTTCAAGTAGAAGATTATATACTGATGAAAATCCTAAGGATACAGTAAGTGTAAAATATAGTACAGTGGGGGATATAAGAGAGACTCTTAACAAATCTTCGTTTAAGAGTAAGTCTCATGCAAGACAGTCACAAATAATTAATTTGATACATCAAAGAGTAAGAGCAGCTCGTGGTAGAGTAAAAGATCCACAAAAGAAAAAAAGTTTAGCTGCTGCTTTTGAATACATTACAAAGAAAAAAGAAGCTAGTAAGCGTAAGACTAAACGTATGAGAGAAGAAGATGCTGAAAAGAAAAATATACATAAGCCCGTAAAGCCCGGTATACTTAAAAAGCGTTTAGGTAGCTTATCATGTAGTAAGGTAAGAGGTGCTAAAAGTAAATTAAAAAATAAAGGTACACATTATGCAAAGGCTTTACAGCGCTATTTAAATTATCATTGTTAGAATAAATATTGTTATGAAATTCGACGACCTAGTAAAGCGTATAATAGAAGAAAATTGGGAAAAGGGTACTTCTAAAGCTCCAAAAGGTAAATCATTTGATATGGAAAGAGGTGGAGCTCCTAGTAATGTAGATGCAGCTAGGGATGGTTCGGGGGGTAGATACAGACGGACTCGTCCTCCTAGTGCACCTTCGAAAAAGACCCATGGTGAAATGGAAGAATCACCTAAAGAGGATAATGAAAAGAAAAAATCTGATAAGGTAAAAATTTATAGAGGTAAAGATTATAAAGTAAAAGTCGAGAAGGGTAAAAGATTTACAAAGAATGGTATTTATATGAAAGTATATTATCAAAATCCTAGTCTATCTAAAGAGAGACATAAACAAATAGCTAATCAAATACATAGAGCTATATCAGATGAAGAGTCGCCTGAAGAAGATGCAGAATATAGAGGGAGAAAAGTAAAACTTAACAAACCTACGAGAGGTGATGTTAAAAAGTTTAAAGTATACGTTAAAGATCCGAAAACAGGTAACGTTAAAAAGGTAAACTTCGGTCATGGAGGTACATCTGCTAAAAGAAAGGGTGAAAAGACGATGAAGATTCGTAAAAGTAATCCAAAAGCTCGTAAATCATTTAGAGCTAGACATAATTGTGATAATCCTGGTCCAAAGACTAAAGCTAGGTATTGGTCTTGTAGAAAGTGGTAGATTTAGGTCATTGGGAGGGGGTTCTAGAGGAAAATGTGGACCTACCTTATGGTTTCATTTATAAGATAACTAATCTTACTAATGATAAAAAATATATTGGTAAGAAGCAGTGTCAATCAATAAAAAAACGACCTCCTTTGAAAGGTAAAAAGAATAAACGTCACGAAAAAATAGAAACAGATTGGAAAACCTACACTTCTTCATCAAATGAACTTAATAAAGACTTAGAACAGTTAGGAAAGGATAATTTTAAGTTTGAAATACTTAGATGGTGTGATTCTAAGTGGGAGTTGAGTTATTACGAAGCTAGATTACAATTTAAAGAAGAAGTATTGCTACGTAATGACTACTATAACGGAATCATCAATGTTAGAATCGGAGGCCGTAAGTGATCCTGTACGTGGTTTTGAGTTTATTGATCTTAATAAGTGTCTAGCGAGGTCTTTTAACCAATATTTGTTGTATATTACTGAAAATGAGCTAAAATTAACAAGAAAAGATAAGAATAAGCTTGGTATTCACTTTATTATAAAAGAGTTAGTTAAAGTTTGTAAAAAAACTAATAATAAAAAATGGTTTTACTACAAAACTAACGGTAAATCTATTGAACATACGCTTATAAAACGTATTTTTAATGCTTTACCTACTAATATCACTTACAATGAAGGTAGTTTTAGTACATTTCTAGAAGAAAGAGATTACATTTCATTTGCTAAGAAGGATACATCAGCAGTTTCTTTCTATAAGTTTAGATTATTTCTTCGTAGATATGAATTACAACAAATAGAAAAAGAGTTTCTATCTAATATAAATATAAAACTCTCGTTACTTCCATAAATATATACATGAGTAAATTTTTGAATTTGGTTGAAGATAATAGACCAGAAAAAGACATTGATGAACTTACTAATGCTAAAAGATCTTTGCAGCGGCTTTTACTAAAAAATAAAATCGAAGCACATGGAATAGCTTTTCAAGATATATTACGAGTAAGATTAGATGATGGTCGAGTTGTTGAACTAGAGGTTAAAGATGTTCAACGTCCAGAGGATAATGAAATGCTCAATAAAGAATTTGAAAGTAAAGCAAAAACTGATCAAAGATATGCTAAGGCTTTAAAAGATAGAAAAGATGCTTTAGATAAAAAGTTAATGGACTTTGAAAAAGAAACGCAAGAAATAGAAACATCGTGAAAACTTTAAAATTAATAGAAAGTTACATGCGTATACTTGAGCAGGATGATACTGAAGTAGAGGATGTAAAAATAGATGCTGAGGTTGATAAGTCTGAACCTTCTCCTGGCGAACAATCTATCGCAGAGTTGATTGCCTCAGCTTTCGCTTATTTACCTACTGATCAAGAAGCTGAAACTGTAGAGGAATTAGAAATAAAAAAGGTTGGTACACATAATCAAGCTCCTCCAACTAAAGATATTAATCCTCGTTCTGTAATAAAGAGTGTTATTTCAAGATTACCTGTTGGTTTAAGAGCAGTATATACTAGAGGACCTGGTTTAGGTGGCATTACACCTGAATCGGAGATATATTTAGCTCAAATATTAGCTGATGCGTTTAGATATAAACCAACTTCACAAGATGCTCATATAGCTAGTACAGTTAATAAACAATTTAATGATACTGAACCAATGAAAGTAATTGAAACTATTGAAAGATTACTTCAGTTTTCAGATGAACCCTTAGAAGATGAACTTTTAGACAATTAATATTATGCAGTGGGAATTAGAAAAGATTTATAAAGAACAAGTTAAAGGTAATATACCTCCTCGTAAACATTTACGTGTTATAGGAGAGAATGTAGGTTTATATACTAAAGGAGAAGAAGGTTATAATCATATTGGAGATGTTTCAGATGATAACTTTAAAAAAATTACTAGATTAGCGTCAGACGGAAATGCTAAAGATGAAATAGAAGATTATTTAACTAAAAAATCTTATACTACAGATTCCTTTAAAGGTGAAGATGATTATAGAGTTTTGGTAGACTTACTTGATGATGGTGCTTTTGAAGAATATATTGGTCAAGATAAACCTTCACTAGAAAAAAATAAATTAGGTAATATTATTAACATATCTTCTAAAGTGGGTTTAGATACAAAGATGGCAGAGCGCTTAGCAAGATTTACACCTATTGATAAAGGTGGTAGCAATGTAGGACCTGGAGAAATTTTACTCGCGTTAACGTTTAATGATGTATCTAATTCAACTATTGGGGGTGATTTAATGTTAGGTGATCAAAAGCTTGAAGTTAAAGGTCAAGGAGGTAGATTTGGTCAACAACCTGGTAGAGGAGGAGTAGCTTTTTCTGTTAATCAAGTTGAGGAAGGGTTAGATAAGAAACTTGATCTCGATAATGTAGTTTCTTTAGAGAAACTTATAAGTTCTTTATATAACGCTTATAAGCAAGAAGGAAAAGAAAAAGAGTTTATTCCTAGATTACATGAAACTTTAAAAACAGCTTACCCTGGAGCTGATTTAAATTATTTAAACAATTCTACTGATTTTAACGACTTAGGTACAAGGCAAGGTAGACGAATTCTACCAGGAGCTATTAGAAAAGCTTTAGGTAAAATTAATTTTGATTACTATTCATCTAAATATGATACTGATTTATATATTTTTATTGATAAGAAAAGTTTAAATTACGCTCTATTTACTAAAGATGATGTTTTAAAAGATGGGGGTTTAATAGATCAAAATATTTTAAAATCTGATAGTTTTTCTAGAAACACCTTATATCCAAACTTTATATACATTTTTAAATGAAAAGCTTTAAACTATATTTCGAACAATACGAGCTTTTAAACGAAGCTAAGGCTAATACTCACCTTACACATTTAGAAGAGCTTATCCTTACTAAGGGAGAAGGCGGCTATAAGACTGCAAGAGGTTTTATAACCGATTTGCTTTCACATTTACAGGGTAAGAGTAAAAGAAAAGTAAATACATCAGTTAAATGGGATGGCGCTCCTGCTATTTTTGCTGGTAAGCATCCAGAGACTGGTAAATTTTTTGTAGGTACTAAATCTATATTCAATAGAGAGCCTAAAATTAATTATACAGATAACGACGTTGAGATGAATCATGGTCATGCTCCTGGTTTAGCAGATAAATTAAAGAAAGCTCTTAAGTATCTTCCTAAGCTTGGTATTAAAGGTATACTTCAAGGTGATTTTATGTTTGATTCTTCATCTGTTAACAAGGAAGTTATTGATGGAGTAGATCATTTTACATTTAAACCAAACACTATTAAGTATGCTGTAGAGAAAGATTCTAAATTAGGTCGTGAAATAGCTAATTCAGTATTTGGTATTGTATTTCATACAGGATATGCTGACTTAAATAGTCCTCCACAATATGGTATTAATGTAAAAGGACTTAAAAAGGTACCAGGTGTATGGGTTGATGATGCTATATTTACTGATTCTACTGGAACAGTTACACTTACGACAGATGAAGCAAAACAAGTAAGAGATTATGTAAAGACAGCAGATTCAATAAAAGTTGATTATAGAGATTTACCTTTAGATTTACTAAACATTTACGCTAATTCTGAGATTCAAAAGGGTATGTTTTTAGAAGACCCTGAAGTTTCATTTAATAACTTTGTTGATTGGTTCAAAGGTAGAATGACTAAAGAGATTGAAAAGAGAAAGTCTAAAGCTGGAAAACTTAAAGTAGAAGAAAGTTTTAAGAAGAAAATGGCTGAATTCAATCAGCAAAAAGATGATATAGTAAATATTTTTAAGGTAAGTAAATTACTTTCACAAGCTAAACAAATCTTTATTAACAAGTATAATAATGCTGTATATAATACTAAGCATTTCTTAGATGCAGAAGATGGTACATTAAAAGTAACTTCACCAGAAGGTTACGTAAGTGTATCTAAAGCTGGTGATGCTGTAAAGCTTGTAGATAGATTAGAGTTTAGTCGTGCTAACTTTAGTGGAGGTCAAACAAGTACAAAAAAATGAAAACATTTAGAGAATATTTTGAAGAAAACAAAGCTATTGAGTCACTTAAAGGGTGGAAGCATGATGATGCTCAAAAATATGCAATAAAATTAATTAAGCAATTTGGTGAACCTGATGAGGTAACTGAAAGTATGCTACTTTGGAATAATATAGAGCCGCCATTTGAATCTGTTTATATAAAAGATGAAAGTATACCTCATGATTTTCCAGCTTCTCATAGAGATTTTGTTTATTCAACTATGAATATAGACGTACCAGCTGATATGTTAGATACGTTAGGTCATGTTACTGGTAGTATTATTTATGATGGTCTTAAAAAAGAAGTAACTGCAAGATGCGGTGACTTATATGCTAATGCAGCTACTTTAGGTTTTGTAAAAGATATGGTTGATGGTAAGATTTCAACTGATTTTGAAGAAGCTAAAAAAGAGTATGCTAATAGGATTCAAAAAGCTCCTCTACCTGATTGGTATCCAGATAGTATGGAGGAAGATAAATGAAGACTTTTAAAGAATATTTTGAAGATCAAGAATCTACTTCAGAAAAAGTAGCTCTTTTACCTGGTGGGTTTAAACCTCCTACTAAAGGTCACTTTAATGCTTTAAGGTATTTGCTACAGGATACAGATAAAGGTGTTGTTTTTATAGGAGGTAAAGAGAGAGACGGTATAACCCCTGAGCAATCAGAAAAAATATGGAACATATATTCTAACTACTTAGGTAAACCTGTTAACGTTGTAGATGTACCAAATCCAGTTAGAGCAGTATACGAGTTTGCAGATGATAACTTAGATAAGACTTTATTTGTAGGTGCAGGAGCAAAAGATGAAGATGTAAAACGATATGCTTACTTTATCAATAATGTTGATAAGTACCCATTAGTTAATGTTGTAAAAATACCTATGCAAGAAGGTGGTATTTCCGGAAGTCAAACACGTGAATTAATTAGTAAAGATATAGATAAAGCTTTAAATTATTTTGTTCCAGAAGAAGTTTCGTCTGATGATAAAGAACGAATAAAAAACATACTTGCATAAATATTAATATGAGAGATCAAAAGCGTAAAGAAATGGCTTTAATGGAAGCTGCATATATGAATGTAGGGCATGGCTCAGATTGTCAATGCTCTAGTTGTATGGGTGAACATGATCAATCTGAAATAGATATGGCAGGTCGCGATCTTCTTAAAGCTAGAGAGTACGCTGAAAAATTAAGTATGATGGTTCAACAATTACCTGGTCTCGAAGGGTGGGTAGCTTCTAAAATTACTAAAGCATCTGATTATCTTTCTTCTGTATTTCATTATCTAGATTATGAAATGAACGAAAAGGGTCATCATCAAAATGATCATGAGCAACAAATAGCTATAGTAGTTAAACCAGATCAAGGTAATTTTAACAAAGGATATGAAGAAGTTTAAACAGTTCTTTGCAGAAAAGACTGTATTAGGTCTTATTGAATTTTTTGATGTAGATGGTGTAGGTAAGATTCCATCTAAATTAGATTCTGGTAATGGTGCATTTAACGTTATACATGGTGAAGATATCCAAATACAAGGTAATAAGGTTCATTTCAAGACTGTTAATAATAAACGTCTAATGAAAGATAAGGTTGACGATATTACTATTAATGTTGGAGCAGGTCATACTGAAGATAGACCTGTAGTTAATTTTGATTTAAAAATTGGTAACAAGGAATATAAAGATATTCCATTTTCTGTAGGAGATAGAACTACTAACCTATTTAAAATATTAGTTAGTAAAGATTTTATTGAAAAAGAGCTTGACGCTCTAATAGATGTCAGTAAAGAAAATATAGCCCATAAGGATATAGAGGCAAATTATTAATACCAAGTTGGCTTCCATCTTGTAGTCCAGGTTGCGAAAGGTTTATCATAACGAATATATTCTCTATATTTGTCAATCGTTGAAAGATTATCAAAATTATCTATAAGTCTACAATCACAATCATTACTGATAGCTAGAGCATAACTAGTTAAACCAGTCTTACTCATAATAGTATTATGAATATTTTTACCACACCATTCAATAAACGTTTTTGTAAAATGCTCTTTTGATTCAGGCCATCTATACATACGCTCATTAAACATTTCTAACGTGTGATCAACTAACCATTTAAAGTTATCTTTAGTTTCTCTAGCCCATATAGAGCATTGATGGTTAAAATAACCTTTACCTCTACGTCTAGGTTTACCAGTAGAAGTTCTAGGTGTAGATGAATGATCTAATACTTCTTGCGGAAATGCATGCGCTAACATGATAGCACCTTCAATTTGCATTTTAGATCTTACGTGTTGATCACACAGATTATATGTAGAGACGATAGGATCGTCATCCGTCACAAAAATATTCATTCCTTTATTGTAAAAATGTTCCTTATCTTAATCCAGTAGATTCGAAAACATCTCTAGTAACACCAGCTTTAAAGCCACCTTCAATACCTTTTACTATAACTGATACAGCATTATGACTATGTAAGCTTTCGTTATGAGAAGCAACAATCTTAAAGTCTAAAATACGAGATTCATTAGTAAGCTTTTCATAAAGCAATCTAACAGCATCTTCTACAAACTTTAGATAAGCACCATTTTTCTCTGCAAATGCTTGCTCATCTTCTCTCTTAACCATAACTTGCGTTTCAGTTTGTAAAGCAGCTAAACATAACTCTTGAATATCTTCAATCCAAAGCATATCTTCAAATCTAACACTTACACGAGCAACACTTCTTTGACTATGAGGTACAGTAGCTCTATTGCGATACTTTTCTGCATGCTCACTTAACTCGAAGCTACAAGGACAAGCAGATGAATAAACAAAATCGAAATGAATATACTTTTTAAATTCACCTTCTTTAGTTAAATCACCTTCAAATACTACATCGTAATATTGATAACCTTCTAACCCGCTGCGTAAACTATTTTGTTTAATAGGGTAAGAAATCTTAAGCATTATTCTAGAATCAAAACATTTAAGATTATTTTTATAAGTTTCTAAAACATCTTTGATCTTATCAATACTAAATGTCTCATCTTTATGATCGTAAAAACTTCTCATAATACGTGACATATTGATACCTTTCTTATGAGCTTCTAAACTAACACTACCGGTAACACTTGTTTCTAGTTCAATAGTTTTACCGTTTCGCTTTTTATAAGTAAGAGGTAATTTAAAGTTATGAATACCTACTTGTTGTATAGGTACTGCTGCTCCTTGAATTAAACTAGAAGGTCCATTTTGTAGATCAGGTAAAGAGGAAATATATTTTTTAGTAGCATTAACTTTATCATCATAAACTCTAATAGGAGGAAAATAACTCTTACTATATTCACTACCCATTATTTCTTTTGCTACAATATCCTTTTCACCAGTTAGTTCATCATCTTCACCTAACCACTCATAATTAGAATCTTCTTTACTTTTACTCATTTATAGCTATATTATAGTTACAATATTTTATTTTCAAGACTAAATATTGTATATGGCTAAATTGTCACAAAAAGAATTAGTACAGGAAGGCATAACTAGCCTTATTAGTAAGGGTTTAAAGAAGGGTGCCCAGGCAGTAGGTGCTGTAGGTGGTGCTCTTAAAGCAGTTTCTGATGCTGGTATAGATGCAGGAGTAGGTAATGTTGTAAGAGGAGCAAAAGCTGGTTCGGAAGGAACTAAAAAATTTTTAACAGGTAAAGATAAAAAGCTTAATGATACTATAGAAGATTTAGGTTACTATAAAGATGAAGATTCTATAGTTAAAGGTAAAGGCGATATAAGGGTTGTAGATGTAAATGATTTAGATTATGATTCTGAAGGTAAACAAAAAGCAGGTAAAAATAATTACAATCTTATTATTAAGTGGGATAAAGACTCTAAATCATGGTCGTTAGTTAGAGCTAAAAAAACTTCCTAGTAAAAGTTGCAATCGAAAAAATAAGATATAATTATCCGAGATTGGGACGAGGGAGACTACTTTAAATTTCTTCAAGGTAGTTGATTTATTTTTTATTCTTACTATAATACCTGTATGACTTATACTTCATCAAAAGTAATTGAACTAGGATCTGCAGCTTTTCGTCAACCTAATGCTAGTTCACATTGCAAATATTTACATGGATATCAATTAAAAGCAGAGTTAACATTTGGTTGTAAAGAACTAGATGATAATAATTGGGTATACGACTTTGGTGGTTTAAAAGATCTCAAAACTATTTTCAATAATCAATTTGATCATACTACTGTTATATCAGGTAGTGATCCTGAGTTAGATACATTTAAAGAATTAGCTAATAAAGATATTATTCAATTAAGAATTATGGATGGTGGTGTAGGTATTGAAAAATTTGCTGAATGGTGTTTTAAGACTGCAGATACTTTCGTTGATGAAGCTTCTGAAGGTCGTGTTTGGGTAGAAAATGTTACAGTATATGAGCATAGTAATAATTTTGCTTCTATTGGTAAAAGGCCTAAAGCTTCAACATTATATGTAAATGAAGAAGGTACCAAAACATATGTAGAAGTTGAAGAAGAAGCAACTGAAGAAACTTCAGCTCATAACCCTCGCGCTGCTAGAGTAGGTTCAGATGTAAGAGAAGGTAACTTTAGCGATCCCTTTGCAGGTACTTCATGGGGTAATTAAGCACCTAATACTGAGCAAATAAATCTTAGTATTTTACTTCTCGCTATTTCGGTATTACCAAACTTAAAAGAATATATATTATTTTCAGCACATTTATCTGTATTAAAAGAATTGAATATTTCTTTGTAGCCTGATTTATTAACATCAGCTTGGTTACAATCACCAATAACTACATATCTAGAATCTCTTCCAAATCTAGTTAATATAGTAGTAAGCTCTTTACGTGATAAATTTTGCGCTTCGTCTACAATTACTAAAGATTTATTGAATGTTAAACCTCTTACAAAATTTACTGGTATAGCTTCAATCAAGCCTTGCTTCTTTAAATTGCTACATACACCTGGACCAGCTATTTCAGATACCTTTTCATCTAAAGGTATAGCATAAGGTGAAAATTTATCATCTATTTCACCAGGTAATGAACCTAAACTCTTCTCTGCTGATTCAGCTATGGATCTAATATAGACTAATCTGCTAAAAGATTCATCTCTTATTAATTCTAAACCAGCATATACAGCGATATATGTTTTCATGCTACCTGCTGGACCATCTACAAAAGCCATTTTAGTATTTGTATCTTTTAAACAGTTATAAAATTGCTTATGTGCAGGATTAAAATAAAACGGTCGCTTTATTTTAAAGGAGAAAAGATGATTATGTTCAAATGCTTCCGCGAGATCTAAATCAGAACTCGCCCGACGTTTACGAACGGTCTTTATACTCATATATATTATTATTTAGTTGAAAACTCCCTCTAACCCTATATAATTTTATATATGTCTATAGATTGTGATAAAGAAACGTTACTAGTATCTGATGATAAAGCCTTTTATACTTTAGAGGGTGAAGGTGAATTTGTGGGTATGCCTTCAGTATTCTTTAGGTTATCGATGTGTAATCTTACATGTAAGGGATTTGCTTCTGAAGATTCACCTCATGGTTGTGATTCTTATATTTCATGGTCAGTAAAGAATAAAATGACCTTTAATGAGATATTCGAATACTTTGAAAAACATAATCTGGTAGAGAAGTTAAAGAATGGGGCTATTTTTAAATTAACTGGTGGTGAACCTATGGTACAGCAAAAGCAATTGCTTAAGTTTATTGGTGCATTTATTGAAAAGTATGATTTTCATCCGTTAATTGACTTTGAAACTAATGCTACTATTAAGCCTGATGAAAAATGGATCGAACTTTATAGAGCTACTTTTACTACTTCACCTAAGTTAACTTCAAATGGTGACCCTGAAAGTAGAACGTATAAGCCCGAAGTATTAAAATGGCATAAAGAAGTAGGTTCAGGTTTTAAGTTTGTTATTACTACTGATAAAGATATAGAGGAGATTTGGCAAAAATATGTTGAAGATGATGTAGTACAAGTTCCTAAATCGAGAATTTGGTTTATGCCTTGTAGTGGTAGTAGAGCTGAGCATGTTGAAAAAGCTCCTGCAGTAGCTGAATATGCTAAAGCTATGAACGTTAATTTTTCACCGAGGCTACATCTACTATTATGGGATATGGCATTAAAGGTTTAATAACCTATATATAATATGAGAATAGCATTTTCGGGAACGGGTAATAGTGGTAAATCTGAAACTATAAGAAGTTTCTTATATACATGGACACAATATAAACAACCAAAAAAGACTTATAGGGATATTTTAAAGGAAGAAAATTTAGATCATTCTACTAAGACTTCAAAAGATACACAAATTAAAATTTTAGAATCTCTTATAGAACAAGTTGAAGGTTATACGGCAGAAGATTTAGTAGTTCATGATAGATGTCCTTTAGATAATATTGCATATACTATGTGGTGTTATGATAAAAATAAAGAAGACTTTACAAAAGATTTCGTTGGAGAGCAAATTGCTTTAATGAGAGAATCAATGAGACATTTAGATATTATTTTCTTATGTCGTTTTGACCCTAGTTTATCTAATGAGGATCCTGGACCAGATATGTTTATCGGTGATAATATTAAAAAAATAGATAAGCAATATATCACCGAAGTAGATAATATTTTTAACTCAATACTAAATCAGTATATGCAAAATCCTGAAGCTGATATATTTTTTCCAAAGGGTGATTCGCCTGTGTTAATAGATTTACCTAATAGTGCACAAGAAAGAATAGATTTAATTCAACAATATCTTGGTAACGACGGTACTTTAATTGAAGATGAACCATCTATTTTAAGTAATGTTGATGAATTAGAAAAACTTTTGTTACAACAAGAAAATGCTTTAGGAGCAGAAAAGAAAGAACAAGAATTATATAAGAGATTTGGTATATGAGTATAGGAGTAGGTATAATTACATGCAATAGACCTGACTTTTTTGGAAAATGTCACAAGTCAATAAAGAGAGAGTGGTATGATTATTTAGTTGTTGTAAATGATGGTGAGGATGTAGATTATAAAAAAAATGATCAATTCCACCATTATATAAAAACTAAAGGAGGTGAAGGTGTCGGTAAGGCTAAAAATAAAGCTTTGAGACATTTATTAGGAAAGGAGTGTGATTACATCATATTAGTTGAAGATGATATGCTTTTTAAAGGTGATATATTTAAAGAGTATATAAATGCTTATAAAAAAACAGGCATAGAGCATTTTATGTTTGGTTATCACGGTCCTGCTAATAAAGGTATGGTAAGTAAAGGTGAGCCAATGCCTCGAAAAATTATAGACTATTATGGGGGATTACAAATAGCTTTGAACGAACATTGTGTTGGTGCAGTTTGTTTTTATACTAAAGAAAGTTTAGAGAAGGTTGGTTTATATGATGAATCATACACTAATGCTTTCGAGCATGTAGATCATTCCTTCAAGTTAGCTAAGCAAGGTTATACCTTACCATACTGGTGGTGGCCTGATATAGCTAATAGTTTAGATTTTGTAGAAGAACAAGCATGCTCAGAAGAGAGTTCTGCTATAAGACCGAGAAAAGATTGGCAAAACAATATTAACGATTCGTGGTCTATATTTGAAAATAAGCATGGTATAGGACCTACAGATATTCCAGATACACCTTTTAATCAAGTTGCAGATTTTTTAAAAGTTAAAAAACCTAAATCAAATATTTCTTTTATAGTTCATTTTAGAAAAGATACACAACATAGAATGGATAATTTAGATATTGTATACAACTATTATAAGTCTATATATCCAAGAAGTGAGTTTATTTTTGTAGAAGATGATTCAGAAGAGAGAATTAAAGATTTAGTTAGACCGGAAGATAAGTATATATTCTTTAAAAATGATAGTACTTATAATAAATGTATTGGTTATAACAAAGGATTAAAACAAGCTTCTAATGATATAATATGCTTTTTAGATATAGATTGTTTAGTTAGTATTGATAGCTTAATTAAGGGAGTTAGTTTAGCTAAAAAGGGAATGATTATAATTGGTTATAATGGAACAGCAATTTACGTAGAGCATCCATTAAAAGATAAAATTAATAATAATGGTACTGAATTGTTTAAATTTTTATCAAGTTATATTGATGAAGATAATGTTGTAACTGGTTATTATGATAGACAAACTTACTGTGTTGGTAATACAAATGCCGTAGGTGGCTGTTTAATAGGTAGCAAAGAGACATTTAAAAAGATAAATGGATTTAATCCTAACTTTATAGGGTGGGGATATGAAGATAATGAAATTATTTCAAGAGCTGGTGCATTAGGAGTACCGGTAGCTAAAGTCGGTAATAATAACCCTAACTGGTTTTTATTCCATCTACCTCATGAAGAGGGTGGCGTCGCAATAAAAGACAAAGATAAACATGATTATTATCTTCATAATGAAAAAGAAGTTCAAAAAGTTGAAGCAATGAGTCAAGAACAATTAAAAGAGTATATTAAGTCATGGTAGAGGTAAATATTAGAGATAAAAATTTTGGTGGTGAGCCTTCATCGTGTCATCAAGGTGTTAATAAGTATGTAAAATGGAACTTTGGTAACAAGCCGGTAAGTGATACTTGCTTTATTACAGACATGTGTTTAGACGACGTGCATAAAGCATCTGGTGTTAAGAGAAAAGTAGCTTGGTTATTAGAACCACGAGCAATTCATCCACATATCTATCAATGGATAGAGCAAAACAACAAATTATATGATTTTGTTTTAACTTTTGATGAATATCTTTTATTAAAAGGTCAAAATTATCTTTATTACCCACATGGAAGATGTTGGATTAATCACTATAAAGAAACAAAAAAAGAAAATAAAATATCAACAATAGCTTCCGGTAAAAATACTACTGAGGGTCATCAATTAAGACATAAAATTATCTCAAAGTATAGAGACGATATTAGTGTGTATGGCCATGGCTACAATCCAGTTGAGTTTAAAGAAGAATCTTTACTAAAGTATATGTATTCTATAACTATAGAGAACTGCAGACAGCCTGGTTACTGGACAGAAAAAATTGTTGATTGTTTCGCGAGTAAAAGTATTCCCTTATTTTGGGGAGACGATGCTGTAAACGATTATTTTGATAAAGAAGGTATTATATATTTTGAGAACGAAGAAGAATTAGGTAACATAATAAAAGATCTTAAAGAGAATGGTAAAGAAATTTATAATTCAAAGAAAGAAGCTATTGAATATAATTTCAAAAAGGTTGAAGAGTACAGAATCCCGGAAGATTGGATGTATTTAAATTACCCATTTTTATTTAAATAATGAATAAAATTTGTATTATAAGGCAGCCAGCAGGATTAGGAGATATTTTACATCTCTTTAAAGTTGCTGTAAAACTTCTAGAGCAAAATAAGGTGAAAGAAGTTATATGGCCTGTTTATAGCGGCTACAACTATATAGGTGATTATATAAAGCACCCGGGTATTACATTTATAGATAGTAACGAGGACTACCCATTTAAAGATTTTTTAGAATCTAATGAACCTCGTGAGATTATTAATAATGATGAGCTTATCTATATACCTTTTCAGATTGCTGATCAATTAGTTAGAAGTAATAAACCAGGTCCGTTGTACTGTAAATATGAGTTTGTAGGTCTAGACTATACAGATTGGTATAAGTACCCTAAGATTGAACGTAATTTAGAACGCGAGCAAGAATTAGAAAATTTTTTACAAAAAGAAAATTCATTTGATGTAGAAGATTTTATTTTAGTAAATAGATTTTACGGAACAACTCATCAGGAACGACGTGAAGCTAATATACCAAAATTTAATAATGAAATTACTATAAAAGAATATGATTTTGATAGACCTTTTGATTGGATAGGGTTAGCTCTTAAAGCTAAAGAGATACATACAGTAGATACTTCATTTTGTTGGTTATTTAGATTATTCAATATTACTAATTTAACTCTATATGGTAGAGGAATAAAGACAAATTTTGAGTATTGCAGAGGTTATTGTGATGATAGATGGGAGTTTTGTGGAGATTATTTTGGTCATGTAGATTGATTTTATAAACTTTATACTATAATATTATATGGTAAATTTACTTGTGGATGAAGCTTTTGCTTTCGACTATATTGCTATTTTAAAGCTTAAAGCTGATAAAGGTTATATAAGTGAAGAAAGTATTGAACAAAACTTTAACCATTTGAGAGACCAAATTGGTAGTGATCTATTTGATACAATTATTAATTCTAATCAATTTAAAAAATTATATGATGCTAATAGTGTAACTTTTGATGCTGTGGATGCCGCTAAAGAAGATAAAATGCTAGCTAGTGAAGTAGATAAAACAAATTACTTTAGAATGTTAGCTAAGACTGAATTGCAAAAACATTTTTTTGAAACTGATTTACAAGAAGTTAAAATCGGTTATGAGAGATTAAAATGAAAAAAAATATTATAGTAACAGGAGTAACTGGTCAGGATGGTAGCTATATGGTAGAGCATCTTTTAGCTAATACTGATTATAATATATTAGGAGGAGTAAGAAGATTAAGTGTACCTAATTATAAAAATATTCAACATATAAAAAATAAAAGATTTAAGCTAATAGATTTAGATCTTTCAGATGTTCATAGTATACACGAGTCTATTACTAAATATGTTCCAAGTTATTTTATTAATTTTGCCGCACAATCATTTGTAGGAGCTAGCTGGTCATTTCCACAACAAACTTTTGATGTTAATGCAACTGCAGTTTTACATATACTAGAGTGTTTAAGAAAACATGCACCTGATTGCAGACTCTATAATGCAGGATCAAGTGAAGAATTTGGAAATATTAAATATGTTCCACAAGATGAAAAACACCCATCTGAACCAAGAAATCCTTATGCTGTTTCAAAATGCTCAGCTAGGCAGTTTATAAAGATATATAGAGATTCATTTAATTTATTTGCTATTCAATGTTGGTTGTTTAATCATGAAAGTCCTAGAAGAGGAATTGAATTCGTTACGCGTAAAATTACTAACGGTGTAGCAAAAATACATTTAGCTTATAAAAATAAAAAAGCTGTAGAACCTATAACATTAGGTAATTTGAATGCACAGAGAGATTGGACTGATGCTCGTGATTGTGTAAGGCTTATTTGGGATATTCTTAATTTAAGAAGTCCTAATGAATATGTTATTGGTAGTGGTATATCTTATACCATAAAAGACTTTATTAATCCTTCTTTTGAATCTGTTGGTATTAAAGGTAAGTGGGTAGGAGAAGGTATAAATGAGAAATATATATATAAAGACGATGTATTAATACAGGTCTCTCCAGAGTTTTATAGGCCGGATGCTATTAATTCGTGGCAAGATATACGTACAGCTGATATAAGCAAAGCACAAGCTGATTTAAACTGGAACTTAGATTCAAGTTTAAAGGATTTAGCCTATAGTATGGTAGAGAATGATATTAGCCTTTTACAAAATCTTGATTAAAAATTTATAGTAGCTAATTAATATATATGTTAGTACATAAACAAAAATGTCGTGTTTGTGGTAATACAAATCTTAAAGAGGTTATTGATTTAGGAGAGCAATACTTTCAAGGTTGCTTTGTAAAGGATGGTGTACAACCACCACCTCGAAGACCGATGCCTAATGTTATTGTACGTTGTTGCCCAGAAAGTTATGAAGATGCTTGCGGATTAGTTCAGACGCTGCACAGTATCGACACAGATTTATTATATTGCAATTATTGGTATGAAAGTGGAATAAGCCAAACTATGCGCGATCATTTAAAGAGTATAGTTGATACTGCGTTAAATATTACTGGATCTACTTCCGGTAAAGTTTTAGATATTGCTTCAAATGATAATACTCTTCTTAGAAACTACCCTAAAGAATTTACAAAGATAGGTATTGATCCATCAAGTATTGCAGCGAGACAAACTGATAAAGATATTGAAGTTATTAATACAACCTTTCCTTCTAAACAAGTTAATAATTTAATTGAAGATAATTCTGCTGATATAATTACTTCAATTGCTTGTTATTATGATATTGACGACCCTGTACATTTTGCAAAAGAAATAAAAAACCTTCTTTCAGAAAAAGGAATCTGGATTTTTGAAGTAGCGTATTGGAAGTCTTTATTAGATAATTTAGCTTATGATTCTATAGTAAATGAGCATATAGTACATTACCATTTACAACCATTGCAGAAAATTATGGAGTTAGCAGATCTTAAACTTTTTGATGTGCAAAAAACTCCTACAAATGGAGGAGCTATTATGTGTTATGTTACGCATAAAGATAATTTTGAATATGATAATCGTGAAAGAAAGCAAAATATACTTAATTTAAAAATTGAAGAATATGAAGCATATTTAGATACAGATAAGCCATATATAGAGTTTAGAAATAAAGTCGAAAAGCATAAAGAAGACCTTACAAAATTAGTAGATGATATTGTTAATAGACAAAATAAAACTATTCATATATGCGGTGCTTCAACTAAATTGAACACTATTTTAAATTACTGTGGTATAGGGCCTGAATTAATTCCATATGCTTCTGAGCGCAGTCCAGAAAAACATGGAGCTGAAACTATAAGTGGTATTAAGCTCATATCTGAAGAAGAGAGTAGAGCTATGAAGCCTGATTATTACTTAGTTGGGCCCTACCACTTTAAAGATGAAATAATAAAAAGAGAGACTGAATTTATAGAAAACGGTGGAGGTTTTATATTCCCATTACCAGAATTAACAGTAGTAACTAAAGATAATATATGAAACACGATAAAAAATTATTAAAAACAGTTCATGGATCGCATGAAGGTATAGATAAGCAAGTATATACTAACAGCGTTATACCGTTAGAAGACATGAAAAAGATAGGTCGTCGGTTTATGGGAGCTGGAATGTCGCAAAGCTATTCAGCTATTTATTGGCAAGAATATTTTATTGAGTCGAATAGATTTCAATATATAGTAGAATTAGGAAGTCAAAAAGGAGCTTTAAGTACATACTTAGCTAATATGGCAGCAATTACAGAATCTTATTTCTTTGATACTTATGAAGCTTTTCCTTATCCACAAGAAGAAACTGATGGAAGTGATATGCAAGCCCGGGCTCATTATAATGGTACAGGTCATTGGTTTAGTAGAGAGCATGAAGGAGTAGGTCATTGGTTTGAAAAATTAGCTGAAATATCACCATATATAAATATTCACTATAAAAATGTTTTTGATAAAAAGACTTTTAAGCACATCGAAGAAAATATTAAAGAGTATAAAACTTATATTTTTTGCGATGGAGGTAATAAATTAAGAGAATTAAATTTATATGCAAGATTACTTAAAAGTGGAGATAGAATAGCAGTACATGATTGGGGTGTTGAGATTCACCCTGAGCAAGTACAACCAATTCTAGATAAATTTGATTTAGTTTATGATGAACCTTTTGCAAAATCTGCTACTGATTTAGGTACATGGATAATGCCTTTTCGGAAAAAATAATGAAATATAATCTTAATGATATTTGTTCTGAAGAAGAAGATTTATGGCAAGATCCTTTAAAGACAAAAATATTTTCATCACTACCAACTAACAGTATCATAATTGATGGAGGTTGCAGAGACGGAGATTGGATTCATGCAGTTACTCACTACTTAAAATTAAATTTAAATATAGAAAAAGAAAAATTTATTCTGGTTGGGATAGATCCTATTTACTCACCGAGTATTTTTAGATATAACTTTTATGTAGAGGGAGCAATATCTAATGAAAATAAAAAACAGGCTTCCTTTTTTATAGTAGAAAACGAACCTGGTTGTAATTCTCTTAAAAGACCGAGTGATTGTTTACAAGAAAGTATATACGGTAATAAAAAAAGAGAAATTTCTAAAGTAGAAAAAATTAAAACATATAGATTAGATAAAATTATTAGTAATATAATTAATAGAACAGAAGGCTCCCCCGGTTATCTTAAATTAGATGTACAAGGGTCGGAACTTGAGTGCTTAGAAGGAGCTGGAAAATTTTTAAAAGAATTTATGTTTATTGAAACAGAAATAGGTTTAGATAAAAATAAAAATTTTTATGATCAAGGTAGTAAATTAGATGAAGTAATAGAAGTATTAAATAATAAAAATTTTGAACCTATACTATATACTAAATACTCTAGCAGCCCATTGCCAGAAGGTGAAATAATATTTAAAAATAAAAATTGGAATTTAGATAAAAAGAAATGGATATAGTTATACAAGGTAAAGTATTTCCAAATACTTACGAAACTGCTAAATGTTATACTACATTAGATTTTATAGATAAAGTAATTATATCTACTTGGGATAATGAAACGTTAGAATCAGATAATAAAAATGTAGTAGTTGTTAAGAGCCCTGTGCCTTATACTCCACCTATGAATTTAAATTTGCAATTAGTATCTGTCAATGAAGGACTAAAACATGTCACTTCTGAATATACTATGAAGTTTAGAAGTGATCAAATGGTCATGAAAAGTAGTATGAAAATGCTAAAGAGATTTGTAGATAAAAAAGGTTTTGATTGCGATATAAAATATACTGATGGTTCAGGTCCTAAAGGTAAAATTTATGCGGTGGGTATGGGTAGTCATTTTCCTTACCACCCTCAGGATCATATCTTTTGGGGTCATACTGAAGATATTAAATCTCTATATAGTTGCCCTCTTTATAAAGAAGGGGAGCCAATAACACCAACATGGGAAGGTGGTTTTGAAAATGAAACAGTAAGAATACCTTGTTATTTTGGATCACATTATTTTGCTAAATTTAATTCTGAAGTATATGAGCATATAGAAAATTATAAAGATTTTTTATTAGATACATCTCCAAGTAGATATAGAGCTATGCAAATATCAGAAGAATTAAGAGATAAAATTTTTGGTGTGTTTCCTAGAATTAAAATGTGGTGGGAGAAATACAATACAGGATACAAGTATGATCTATATGAACCACAAGGAGAATATTATTATGACGAAGAGTGGGAATAAGCTTATTGCACATAGAGGTAATACTACTGGAAAATCAAAGCACGAGAATGACCCTCAATATATTTTAAATGCTTTAGATCAAGGTTATGATGTAGAAGTGGATGTAAGTTATAGAGATAAAAACTTTTGGTTAGGTCATGACAATAATAAATATAGAGTAAATTTAGATTTTTTAAGCGATGAAAGAATATGGTGTCATTTAAAAGATAAAGAAAGTTTAAAGCAAATAATTGACATTATAGGTAGCGAAGAAATAAATTACTTTTGGCATACTTCTGAAGATTTTGTAATAACTTCAAAAGGATTTTTATGGCATCATTCTAAATGCCCTCTTTCAGATCTTACAAGTAAATCTATTATAGTACTTCCGGAAAATAAAAAAATATTTCCAAGAAGAAATAAACTATACAAAAAAATAAATCATTGCTATGGCATATGTAGTGATTATATTAAGATGTATGTTTAAGCTTTTAATTTTAGATGTAGATGGGGTACTTACAACAGGCTGTAAAACATATGACCTCGAAGGTAATGTTATTAGTAAGGAATTTAACGATAAAGACTTTACTGCAATAAAACGTTTTAAAGAGAAGGGATTAAAGGTATGTTTCTTAACTGCTGATGATAGAGTTAATCGTATAGTAGCAAAAAATAGAAATATTGATTTCTACTACGTAAGAGAAATGACTAAAAAAAATAAAGTTGAGACACTTCCTTATCTTACTAGTAAATATAAAGTTACTTTAGATGAGATAGCATATATAGGTGATGATCTACCTGATTTTGATATTATAAAAAAATTAAAACATACTTACTGTCCAAGTGATGCAATACTAAAAATTAAAAACCAAGTTAAAACGATCCTCGAAAGAAGGGGTGGTACTGGAGTTATTGCAGAACTATATGATAATATATTTAATGAATAGTATCTCTCTATATGGGCATTTAACTACTGATACTATTTTTGATGGTAATACAACTTATAATTCGGTAGGAGGTTTAGGTAATGTATGGTTTATGTTATCTAAAATCTGTAAGAATTATCAAGTAAATGTTGAGCCTACAAATGTTGGAGAAGCATTAATTTTAGTCAATAAAGATAAAGCAGAAAGATCATCAATAGCAAATTTAAATAAAATAAAAAGAACACCAGTCATTAAAGATTCAGAATGGTCACATATACTTTACGTAAATGAATTAGATGATATATCATTTATTAAAGATGTAAGAAATAAAAGTAAGATAGTTTCTATAGATATTTGTAAAGGTAGACCATTTAAACAGTTTGATATTTTAAAATATATTGATTACTTTTTTATATCTGATGAAGATTTATTTATGGATGTAAATGAGTTAGCTAAAAAAGTTAAGGGTTGGGTTATCTTACATCATAAAGGCGGTAGTAGTTGTTTAAGTAAAGATAAAGTATTTGATACATCTACACCAGTTATTGATGGTATAAATGTTTTAGGAGCAGGGGATATGTTTGCTGCAGCAACAATAAACTGCATTCTCAATACAGTTGATAAATCTAATTTGCAGTATAATATAAAAGAAGCGCACTCTATTACTTCAAAAATTTTAGCTGAAATAAATGAAAAAAACTAATATACTAATTCCTATAGCTGGTAGAGGTCAACGTTTTGTTGATCAAGGCTATGTAATGCCTAAACAACTTATAATGGTTGATGATAAGCAAATGATTGATTGGAGTTTAGATTCAATTCTTAAGAAAGAAGAATGTAATCTTATATTTGCTATAAGAAGGGATCATATAAGTAACTTTTCATTAGATAAAATTTTAAAGAGTAGGTATGGAGATGATATTAAAATTATTATTATAGATAAGATTACTAGAGGGTCAGTAGAGACCTGCTTACAAGCAGAAAAATATATTGATAATGATAATCCTTTAATAGTATATACTCTAGATGTTTTCTTTGAACCATCTTTTGATCCTACAAAAATAGATCATAATATTAATGGTTCAATTTTAACATTTAAAAGTAACAACCCTGCTTACAGTTATGCATCACTAGATAAAAATAAAAACGTAATAAAAACAGCTGAAAAAGAAGTTATCAGTGAAAATGCTGCTGTTGGTGTATATACGTTTACTAAAGGTAGTGAATTTGTAAAGTATGCTAAGTTAATGATAGACTTAGATCTTACTACAAATAATGAATTTTATATTTGCCCATTATATAATTTAATGATTGAGGATGGTTGTACTATCAAGACTAAAGATGTAGAAAAAATGCATCTCATGGGAACGCCTGAAGAGCTAAATTTTTTCGTAACTCATACATTAAAAACTTTTGGTGATAAACCAATCGCTCTCTGTGCAGATCATTCAGGATGGGATCTTAAAGAACAAGCTAAATCTATTTTAGATAAATACGAGTTACCATATACTGATTTTGGTACTTTTGTTAATAAAGATTGCGATTATAATGATTACGTTTTTCAGGTTACAGATTTTATTAATAAAGGTAATTGTGATTTTGCTTTAGCTTTTTGTAGAACTGGTCAAGGTATGAATATATCTGGTAATAAGCAAAAAGGTATCCGAAGTGCTTTAGTATTTAATGAATACACAGCTGAATATGCTGTTAGGCATAATTGCGCAAATTATTTTTCTATACCAAGTAAATTTGTAGATAAAGAGTTATTAGATGATATGATTTATATCTGGATAACTACTACTTTTGATGGAGGTAGACATGCGACCCGTATTCAAAAAGCAGAAACTGGTAAGTAATGGAAGTAAAGCATATAGATAATTTTACTAATGGTTGGTTTATTGGTGATTTTGAACCATCATTATTTAAAAATCCTTTTTTTGAGGTCGCTCATCAACACCATAAAAAAGGTAAAATAGGTGATAAACATTTTCATAAACTTACAACTGAGGTTACGTATATTGTTACTGGTTCAATGAAGATAAATGATCTTGCACTTAATAGAGAGCGATTTTTAAAAGCTGGTAATATGTTTACTTTCTTTCCTAACGAAGTATCTGATGTAGAGTTTTTAGAGGATTCTGATCTTATAGTAGTAAGATGGCCATCTATACCTACTGATAAATATATGGTTGAACTATAATAACCAGTTACTATAATAATTGTATGAAGAAAGCTTTAGTTTTAGGTGCCGGTGGCTTTATCGGTAATCATTTAGTATCACGTCTTAAAAAAGAAGGTTATTGGGTAAGAGGAGTTGATTTAAAAACTCCTGATTATTGTGAATCTGAAGCAGATGAATTTATCTATGGTGCTGCTGGTGATTTAAGAGATCAAAATAACTGTAAACGTTTAGTAAAGTTTGATGGTGAGCAAGGTAATTATTATAAAAGTGTACCTGAGCAATATAAAAGACCATTTGATGAAATTTATCAACTAGCTGCTGATATGGGCGGTGCTGGTTTTATTTTTACTGGAGAAAATGATGCTGATATTATGCATAATTCTGCTTCTATAAATCTTAATATTTTAAATGCAGTAAAAGAATTTAATGAACATAGATTTAATGATAATGTAGATAATGCTGATGCATATAATAAAAGCAAAACTAATGACACTAAAATATTTTATAGTAGTAGTGCTTGTATGTATCCTGAACATAATCAGTTAGATCCTGATAATCCTAATTGTGAGGAATCATCAGCATACCCCGCTAACCCGGATTCAGAATATGGTTGGGAAAAACTATTTAGCGAACGACTTTATTTAACTTATAATAGAAATCATGGCATACCAGTTCGCGTAGCTAGATTTCATAATATTTTTGGACCACTAGGTACATGGAATGGTGGTAGAGAAAAAGCACCAGCTGCTATTTGCAGAAAGGTAATTGAAAGTAGTGGTGAAATTGAAATATGGGGTGACGGAAAACAAACTAGAAGCTTTCTATACGTAGATGAATGTGTTGAAGGTATTAGACGTTTAATGGATTCTGATTTTACTGGTCCTGTTAATATTGGTTCAGATGAAATGGTAACTATTAACGAGTTAGTAGATATAGCCTGTTCAGTAGAAAATAAACAAATTACTAAAAAGCATATTGATGGTCCATTGGGTGTAGCTGGTAGAAATTCTGATAATAAGCTTATTAGTGAAAAGGTTGGCTGGGCTCCAAATTACCCTTTAGCTAAAGGTATTGAAAAAACATATAAGTGGATTAAAGAGCAAGTTAATTTAAAATAAGATATGGTTATTAAGCAAGGAGTATACGACGGTAATTTTATTCATAATAGATTTGCATACGAACAATTTCGTAAAGAAGTTTCTCCGTATGGTAATATTGTAGCTTTTAGAGCTCCGATGTATGTAAAAGATGCTTTAATAGATCTTGAAGATACACTGAGTAACGACTTTATTCATAGTCAAGATGCGGTTAATTTTTGTTGGGAAATACCTGGCTTGTGTCCATTAGGTGCAGTATCTTTTCAAAGACTTTTTAATACAGCAGTAGCTAATATATTGGCTGGTTATATTAATAAAGGTATCGTAATTGATGGTGATGATCTTATGGTGCAAGATGAGTTTGTGGGTATAGATAATAAAGTTAGACAGTCCGGTAAGGTAAGCGTTTCTATTACTTACTCTAAAGATAATGTTACTCTTGGTCATACTGGTATTAATATTACAGCTGGAGATAAAGCGCCGGCTTTTGCTTATTCTTCGAATCTAAGTGATAATGAAGTAAATGATTTTATGCTTAATGTTATTGACTATTTTAACGCTGAGGTAAAGGATCAGTTTATTGCGACTACTAAAATTATTGTATGACAATTTGGAGACTTTGGGCTAAAGCATTAGGTGAAAAATCAGGATCTAATAACGAAGCAGATATAATTGCTTTAATACGTACATTAATTATATTACAAGCTATATTATGTAACTTTTTTATTGTAGCTAATATTGTAAAAAATTGGTAATGAACTTTTTTCAATTACAAAATAAATTATTTTATTCTAAAAAGAATGAAGCTGGTGAATTAGACTCAGAAGGCGAGCAAGCTTTTGTACCGTTCCTTTTTAATAGATGGCTTTCCTTTTATAGTAAGGAACTACCTGGTTTTGTTAATGAGACTTTAAATAAATTTGGAAATATATTTGACGATAAACAAGAAGTATATAAATTATATTATTATCTTATACCTCGTCTAAAATGGAAGCGCATTTCCTATATTAAGAAAAAGAAAAAAGATAAAGAAGAGATTGAAGGTCTATATAATATAGCAAAAAATAAAAATATATCTACAAGAGAGATAGAGCAATACGTTGAATTAGATAAAATTTTATGTAAATAGCTGTATGGCGATGGCAAGTATTGATAATTTAGCACCTACAAAAAGCTTAATCGACTTAACTCAAAAAGATAAAGGAGATTTTGGACTTGATGATTATGATTTAGACTTTATTTTTGATGATATTCTTTTAGTTGAATATGTAGATGAAACTGATGAAGGCGATGAAGTTATTCGTAATGGAATTGTAGTACCTACAAATGCTTTAACTAAAGCTTGGCGAAAGGGTAGAGTTATTCTTGCAGGTCCAGATACTAAACACGCAAAAGAAGGTGATATTGTAATCTTTCCAAATAATATGGGTGTTACTATTTCTAACATTTCAGTACGTGGCAAAGGTAAAGTTGCTAAAGGTATTTTCTTAAACGAAGAGAGAATGTTTGGTATTTGTAAACATAAAGATGATAATACAAAAAGCAACTCTTGATACCCTTCTTCAGAATAACGTACTTGAAGTGAGATTTCCTAGAAGAATAGTTAAAGCTGGTTTAGCTGCTACTAGAAGAATGCTTTGTACCAACTCTTTAACTTTACTTAATTCAGTTAATGGTAGGATATCTTTAAATTATTTTGCACCTAAAGGACCTCCTAAGCCGTATCTCGGGCCTGATAATTTATCTGTTGCTTGGGATATTATAATGCAAGATTATAGAAATATAAATTGTAATCAAGTAGATTTAATACAAGAAATACCAGCAAATGATGACTTTTGGGTTTATTTTAACGAAAATATATATCCAATGTCAGCACAGCAAAAATTAAATTTTATGAATTCATGAACGTAAGTTTAGAAAGAGTATCAGATTTTTTAAAGCCCTTTTTATTAAAAGATATAATTATTAGAACTAATAAGAAAGTTCTTAAAAAAGGTAAATTTAAAATATTTCAAATTAAGCAATATTATATTAATTTTACTCTTGAAATAAACGGTGTTAATAAGAATTACGAAATTCCATATCCTTATAGCTTACAAAATGAAGAAGATATTGGTGTTTTAAATTACCATTTAAGCTCTTTTATACCTAAAGGACAAATGACAAGAGTAAAATTTTTAGATAGTTCTTCTAAATCAAAACTATATGACAGCCTTGTATATATATTGCCTTCAGATGGAAATATTATAAAATAAAGTGTGATAGGTGGTTTATTAAAAAGCTTTCCGGATAAGTATAATCCGAATCCCGCTCAAATAAAATTGCTTAAAAATATTGATCAAGCATTTACTGATGGTTATAAATTTGTTATTTGTAATGCCCCTACAGGATCTGGGAAGTCATTTATATCAAAAACTATAGGTAATGTATCTAGAGAACCAACAAAAGAGTTTAGAGAGATTGTAACAAATTATTTAGTATATAAGAGATCCCATGGAGGTGGGTATATGTATGAAGATGAATGTAATAGTGAGCAAGCTTTTGGATGTACAGCTTTAACTATAACTAAGGCATTACAAGATCAATATAAAGAGTTATTTAATGATATAAAGATTTTAAAAGGAAAATCAAACTATCAATGCGAAGTGGATGATAGATTTACTGTTGAGCTAGCTCCTTGCTTGCATTTACCTAAAATTAAAGAAGAATGTTGGGCTAAAAATAAGTGTCCTTATTATGAGGATAGAAATACTGCACTAACTTCAACTTTTAGTACTTTAAATTATAATATGTTTTTCTCTTTACCGGATCATTTAAAAAAGAGACAATACATTATATGTGATGAAGCTGCTGAATTAGAAGATCAATTAGTAAAAGAATTTTCTTGTTCTATTAATTTTGAAAGCTTAACTAGAATGGAAGTTAACATTAGACCTTTTTATTCTAGAAATAGTTTACAAGTAGTAAAGTGGATAAATGAACTTATTTTAGATTTAAATGATAGAATAGAAGAATTAAAAGATGTAACAAACAATAATAAAATAAGTAAAAAATTTATTATTGAGTCAAAGAAGAATTTGATTTCGTTGAGAAATTTACATTCAAAACTATCGCTTATAATAGATACTTGGAATGAAAGTGAATACCTATATGAAACTGATAAAAAAGGTATCAATTTTATGCCTTTAAAGGTTGATAAATTGGCTAATCATTTATTTAAACATGCTGATAAGGTAATATTAATGTCAGCTACTATTATTGATCCTAATAATTTTAGTAAAAGTTTAGGTATTAAAAAATTTAAATATATAGAAGCTGAATCTTCATTTGATTCTAAAAATGCTCCTATCTACTGTAATACTAAAGTTAAATTAAATTACCATAATTTAAAACGCAGTCTACCTAAAGTTGTAAAACAAATAGAAGAAATTTGCGATTTTCATAAAAGTGATAAAGGTATTATTCATACTCATAATAATATTATTACATCTTTCTTATCAGATAAATTAACTGATTCAAGATTTTTAATAAGAGAGCCCGGAGTTAGAAATGAAGTTATATTAGAGCAACATTTTTTAAATAATGACCCTACTGTTTTAATATCCCCTTCTATGTCTCATGGTGTTGATTTAAGAGATGATCTTGCAAGATTTCAAATCATAGTTAAAGCTCCATTTTTACCTACTAAAGATAAACGAATAGAAAAATTAATGAAAGATAACTTTGATTGGTATATCAATAAGATGCTTTGTTCGTTAATTCAATCATGTGGAAGAGGTGTAAGATCTCATAAAGATCACTGTGTTACTTATATTTTAGATGGTTCTATTGCTGAGAGTGTAGTTAATAATAGACATAAGCTACCTAAATATTTCATTGATAGGTTTTTGTAATAAATATATAAGACGGTATGAAGAATAGAGCTTTTCATTTTGAAATTAAAAATTTACTAACCCAGTTTGTTGCTGCATTTGATGATACAGTAATAAGTAGGTTTGATAAAAACAGAAATGCGAAGTCAAATATAGAGGTTAGATATGTCTTTGCGCCTAAGCAGCGCGTTATGTACGATATAGTAAATAAAGCTCAAAATTTAACCCTTCCAGTTGTAGCAATTAATTTAGATAGTGTATCACGAGATGAAACAAGAGTTTTTAATAAACTAGCTACTTCAATGATACCTGCTCAAGAAAAAGATGATCCTAAATCCTCTACTAAATTTCTAATGCCGGTACCAGTAAATCTTGAAGTTAGTATGTCTATTCTTGCAAGATACATGCAAGATGTAGATCAAATAGTTTCAAATTTTGTTCCATATAATAATCCTTATATTATACTTTCTTGGAAAGTACCCGAAGATATAGGTGCAGAGTATGATCAAGAGATAAGAAGTGAAGTTCTTTGGAATGGAAATTTAACTTACTCTACTCCAACAGATACAACTTATTCCGAAAAATTTAGAATAACAGTTGATACATCTTTTACTATAAAGGGTTGGTTATTTCCAGAAGAAAAAAGTAACGTTGGTAATATATATCAAATCGATAATAATTTTATAGCAGTAGATTTACAAAATAGAATATACTCTCCTCTTGAAGAGCAGATATCAGTAGAATCTTATACCAATCAAGGTTATGGAGCTTTATCGGGTTATGATAATAGTGTACCTACTAATTATTCAGAAACTATATCTATATCAGGTGTACCTACATTTACAAATATATTTTATACTACTTCAGGTGTTTTTGAACAATTAAGAAATGAAACATCTGTACTATCCTCTCAAACTAATAATTTTATATTATATGGAAAATCATTAAATTATAGTAATTCACTTTACATAAGTGCTAATAGATTAAATTTCTTTACAGATTTCCAAAAAGTAACTTCTGCTAAATTAGATACTATAAGCGCATATAAACTTGATGATAGTCTTTATAATATAGCTACTGATAATATAGTAAGTATATTCTTACCAACTTCTACTTTAAGTGGTACCGGTAAGTTTACTTTTGTAACAGCTAACGAAGCTGGATGGGCTTCTTCTTATCAAGCTGCTAGCTCTATCCTTAACTTAGAATAAATATAAATAATGGCAAGACCTGATTCATCAACATCATCTCCTACTAATCGTTCTTATGTAACGAACGATGGGCGGGCATCTACATTTGGTAGAAATTTAATTCAATATATTCAAAATAGATTACCATATTCAAATGTAGCTCCTGAACAAGATAATCTCAATCCTAAGTATAATATATTTAAAAAGACAGGAATGAAGAGAGCAGAAGCTTTAGCAAAAGCTTCAGTTTCTTCTTCTAATCCATACAACAATATACCTATAGGTGATTTCGCAAAAGACTCGTCTTTTGGCGATGTAATGTATGCTAATATACAAGAAGATAAACAAGGTAGGTTAAGAGATTATAGAATAATTGCTGCTTATTCTGAAGTAGCTGATGCATTAGATGAAATTTGTGATGAAACAATTAATCCAGATGAATCTGGGTGGGTTACAAAATTACATTTAAAAGAAATTGATTTAACTATAGAAGAAAAAGCTGAACTAGATAAACAGTTTCATAGATATGTAGAATATTATGATTTAAAAAATAAAGGCTGGCAATATTTTAGACAGCTTCTTGTAGAAGGAGAGTTATTTTTTGAACAAATAGTTCATGAAGGGTATTTAGAGGATGGTATATTAGGGGTAATTAATTTACCTGCTGAGATAATTGACCCGGTTTATAACAATATTCAAAATATGCTAGTAAAGGGCTTTATTTACAGAAAGCCTATTTTTAGTATAGATAAACCTAATAAGATTGAAAAAATTGAATTTATTCCTATGGATCAAAACCAGATTACTTATGTTAACTCTGGTGTATATAATGAAACTAAAAACTTTGTTGTACCATTTTTAGAAAATGCTAGAAGACCTTATAGGCAATTATCTTTAATTGAAGATGCTATTGTAATATATAGATTAGTAAGAGCGCCAGAGAGATTAGTTTTTAATGTTGACGTAGGAAACATGGCACCTCCTAAAGCAGAAGCTTATCTAAGAAAACTCATATCAAATTATTGGTCAAAGAAAACTTTTGATTTGGATCAAGATAATGTAGTTAAAAAATTTAACCCTCAATCAATGCTTGATGCATTTTGGTTTGCTAGGAGACAAGGTTCTGAAGGTACAACTGTATCACAATTAGCTGGAGGTGCTAATTTAGGAGAACTATCTGACTTAATGTATTTTATTAAAAAGCTTTATAGAGCTCTTAAAGTACCTTCAACTAGACTTGATCCTAATGACCAGGCTTCTGCTGACGGATCAACTATATTAAGAGAGGAGTTAAAATTTGCTCGTTTTGTAATGAGACAGCAACAAAGATTTGGAGCTGGTCTTAAAAAAGGGTTTATTACACATTTAACATTAATGGGTCTATTTAAGAAATATGACTTAAATGAGCAAAATTTAGAAATAGAGTTTAATGTACCTACTAATTTTTATGAATTAAGAGAAAATCAAAGATTAGAATTAAAAGCAGGTAATTTTAACAATCTAGCCTCATCAGAATTTGTATCAGCTACATATGCACAAAAAAAATATCTTGGTTGGAGAGATAAGGATATTCTAGCTAATAGAGAGTTTTTAAGAAAAGATGCTGAATTACAGTGGGAGTTATCTCAAATACAAGCAGCAGGACCGGCATGGAAAGAGCAAGCAGTAGCTGGAGAAGTAGCAGGAGGTGAAGCTGCTGTTGGCGGTGAAGGTGCTGGGGTAGGAGCTAGTGGAGGAGAAGGTGGTATTCCTGAGTTTGGTGGAGGACCAGCAGATACAGGAGATAATGTAGAAGTAGCAGCTGAAGCTGAACCTGATACAGCTGAAACAGCTGAGATTTAATTATCTTATTGGATTAGAGCTAAAGAACTGAGTCCTATAATAAAGAGTACCAGCTCCAGTACCAGTTTTAGCTGAAACTTGATTAACGTTAGTTAAACCTCTTAAAGTAATACTGTCATTATCATCAAGTAAAAAACCTCTGCTTACATTTATAGCTTCGGCATCACCCCAAGCATCTGATCTATCAAATAAAGTAACTGTTTGACCTGTCTTATTTACTATGTATACTTCTGAGCATAATTGACCTAAAAATGGTTTAACTGAATCAACACCTGATAAACGAGTCATACCTGTAGTTACACGAATATTAAATGATCTACACTCATTATTATTAAAATATGTACTTCCGTTATTAGTAGTTAGAGCTTCTGGCATATTATTATTTATGCTAGAATAAATAATTTTATGGCACTTGCATGTACTATTCAGCCTCTTTCAGCATTTTTATCTACTAATTTAAATTCTAAAGTAGAGACTTACGATAGACTCGGAGATAGAATTAAAAGAGCTCTAGGTTACCCGATAGTAAGTTTAGAGATTCATACTGATCAATTAAGAGAAAATATTCAAATAGCAGTAGAATATTTTACTAAATATGCTGGGTTTACACAAGAATATCTAATCTTTGATTCTAATATGTATGAAAAAAATAAAGGTATTCGTTTAGATTTATTATATACGTTAGCTAATACAAATTTAACTACTAATGCAAGAAAAGTAGCTGGTACTAATCCATTAGGACCGGGGCCTGAATTTATAGGCTCAACTCCTGAATCAGTTTATGTAAGTACATCATCAATATTATCAGGTAATTTTCATACATCAAAGTACCCAGTATATTCTGGTAGTACTGCAGTTTTATCAGGCTCTCTTTCAGCCACATTTACTCCTTTAACTGGAGGTCAAAACGGTATTAGGAAATTTGAATTGTTTGATCAAACATTAGTCTCAACTATTACATCTCTTAAAACAACAAGTGGTTCACTTTTAGGTCAATCGCTATCGAGTCACTTTACAAAAACCACTAGACAAACTATAACTCAACAAGGATCAGCTTCAGAAGCTGTTTCTTTTCAAAATGTATTTGATTACGATATTATGGATTATAGAAAAGTAGTTGATGTTACTGACTTTGAAGAAGGTTCCACTACTGGTATTAATACATTGTTTACATTAGAGCAAACTCTAGCTCAACAAACGTATTTTAGTTATGCTATGGGTAATTATGGATTTGATTTAATTTCGTGGTATACATTAAAAAATTGGATAGATACTCGTGAAAAGGTATTAGCTATAAAAAGAGACGTAAAATTTGATGCTCGAACTCAGTATATGACAATGTACCCACAACCTGGTAACGAAAGATTTTACGGAGTCGTTTCATGTTATTTAGAAAAACCTATAAGAAATGTTATTATGGAACAATGGGTTTATGAATATTCACTAGCTCTTTCAATGATAACTATAGGAAGAGTAAGAGGTAAGTTTGGTTCAGTTAATCTTTTAGGTGGAGGTGCTCTTAATTATGATTTACTTCAAGAAGGTCAGCAGAAAAAAGCTGAATTAGAGCAAAAATTATTAGATGGAGCATCACCTGGACTTGGCGATTCTGATCCTACAATGTTCTTTGTCGGGTAATGAACAAGTGGCGACAAGGTATATTTATACCTAAAAATTCTCATAAATTTATAGGTGATAAAGCTATTTATAGATCCGGATTAGAATTAAAATTTTTTCGATTCTGTGATAATAATAATAATGTTAAAAAATGGGGTAGCGAAAATGTAATAGTACCATATTATAACCCTTTAGATAATAAAGGTCATAAGTATTACGTTGATAATTATATTGAAATTTTAGAAGGTAATAAATTAGTTAAATACTTAGTAGAAATAAAACATTCAAGGGAAACAAAACCACCAAGAACGAAGTATAGAAACCGTAAACATCTAATTTATGAACAAAAAACTTTTGTAACTAATCAAGCAAAATGGAAAGCAGCTAAAGAATATAGTAAAAAAAGAGGGTATAAGTTTATTATTTTAACAGAAAAAGAGCTTATTTTTAAAAGATGAATAAATAATTGTATGGCTTTAAAACTTAATTTAGTTGTAGAAAAACCTGACATAAACGATGAGTTCGAATATATTGAAGAACAAGCAGATAGAAATGCTGAATCGAGTCTTTTTATAAAAGGTCCTTATATGATGGCAGAAGGTGTAAATCGTAATAATAGGCTTTACCCTTTAGATGAATTAAAAAGAGAAACTGAACGTTATATTGAAGAAATGGTTAAACCGGGAAGAGCTATGGGAGAACTTAATCACCCAACTACAGCAGATGTAGATCTAGAAAGAGCATGTCATATGGTTACTGAATTAACACAAGAAGGTAATATATTCTATGGTAAATCTAAAGTTCTATCAACTCCTTGCGGGCAGGTAGTAAGATCGCTTATAAATGATGGAGTAAAAGTAGGTATGTCTTCAAGAGCTTTGGGAACTTTAGAAGAGGGATCAGATCACAGTACAGTTAAAAATATGAAACTGGTTGCTATTGATTGTGTAGCTGATCCATCTTATCCAAGTGCTTTTGTAGATGGAATTTTAGAATCTAAACAATGGGTTGTCACAGGTGATAATAGATATGAAGAAATATATGAAGATTTTGAAAAATCTATAAAAACATTACCTAAAAAAGAAGTAGATTCATTTTTACGTAACAGAATTTTAAACTTTATTAAATCTTTATAATAAATAATATTATGGCTAATCAAAAAAACAAAATTATAAAGTTTATTCAAGAACTTTCTAGTAAAAATTATGCCGAGGCACATAAATATTTAAAGAGCGTAATTGAAGACAAGATTACAAAGAAAATCAATAACGCTACAGAAAAACCACTCTTTTAATATGAAAAACGAAAAATCATTACCCGAGCAGGCAGAAGAAGTACTTACTGAAGATTCAGTAAAAGAAATAGAAACTGCCATTGAAGAAAAAATTCAATTATCAGTTGAAGCAGCACTGACTAATCAAGACGAGTTATATGCAGAAAAACTTGAAGAGTTAGTAACAGCAATTGATAAAGATCATACTGATAAATTAAAAAGAGTGGTTGAAGCAGTAGATCATAATAACGCTAATAAGCTTGTACATGTAGTTAAAAAGTATGAAAATGAACTTAACGATAAAGCAGATTCATTTAAAAATACTTTAGTAGAAAGTGTTTCAGATTATTTAGATGAATATCTAGAAGAGTCAGTTCCAACACAAGCTATTGAAGAAGCTACTAAAAATAGAACAGCTAGAGAAGTTCTTTCTAATTTAAGAAAGGTACTTGCTGTTGATTCAAGTCTTATGAGTGAGTCAGTCAAAGAAGCGGTATTAGATGGTAAAACTCAAATTGATGAATTAACCTCTAAAGTTGATGAATTACATAAAGAAAATGTACTTCTAAAAGAAGCTTATGATAAGCAAACTTCTACTTTACTGTTAGAAAATAAAACTGCAGGTATAAATGGTAAGAAGAAAGAATATCTACTTAAGATTTTAAGTGATAAATCGCCTAAGTTTATTGAAGAGAATTTCGAATATACTTGTAAATTGTTTGATAAAAAAGAAAATGAAAGACTTTCAGTACTAAAAGAGGAAGCATACAAAAAGCGTAAAGTTAAAACAGATGCTCCAGTACAACCAATTACAGAGGAGAAAAAGCCTGAGATTTCTAACCCTTATTTAGCGGAATTAAAAAGATCTCACAAATAATTTCACCCCTGAACAATGAGGTGCTTGCCACCTGAGTAACTTGGGACTAGATCCCATGAGGTAAAATGAAAGGAAACGTCTAATGAATAAACCACAATCATTTATTGATAGAGATAGAGCAGATTCACTTCTTGAGAAGTGGGCACCTGTTCTTGAGTACTCTTCCGATAGTGTTAAGCCCATTGAAGACGATCACACCCGCCTTAATACTGCTATTCTTCTTGAGAACCAAGAGCAGTGGTGTATTGAGGAAGCCAATTCCGCTGGTAACGGCGGAGCTCTTGGTAGTGGTGGTACTAACTCTGGTATTTATAATCCAACAGCTGCTGGTAACTCCTATGTAGGAGCTCCTAACGCTGATACTTATGCTGCTGGAGATGCTCGTCTTCCTAAAGTGCTTATCCCAATGATTCGTCGTACGTTCCCTGAGCTTATTACTAACGAAATCGTCGGTGTTCAGCCAATGTCTGGTCCTGTTGGATTAGCATTTGCTCTTCGCTACGCTTATCAGTCTACTACTCTTGGTAGTGGTATTGATGGTGGTGCTTCCGGCGGTGGAAGTGGTGCTGGTATTTCGCATGCTAAGTATGCGGGAGCTGGTGGACTTCCTGGTGATGAGCTTGGATACCAGCTTCTTGATACTCGCTTTACTGGTTCATCTGCTCACAATCTTAGTGGTGTAGGTGGTTACTGGGAATTCGCAGATCAAGATAAAGGTGTTGCGCAAATTCTTTCTGCTTTTGAAATCACTGGATCCATTCCTCAGGTTGAGGTTAAGTTCGAAAAGACCGCAGTTGAGGCCGGTACACGCCGCCTTGGTGCTCGCTGGTCTGTTGAACTTGAGCAAGACCTTAAGAACATGAACGGTATTGATATTGATGCTGAGATCACGAATGCTATGTCATACGAGATTCAAGCTGAGATCGACCGTGAAATGCTCATGAGAATGATTCAAGCTGCTTTCAGTGGTGGACTGAACAAAGGCTACTCCGTATGGTCACCTGCTTCTGCAGATGGTCGTTGGATGGTCGAGCGTAATAGGGACTTTTATCAGCGTCTTATCATTGAAGCCAATCGTATTGCTGTACGTAACAGACGTGGAGCTGCTAACTTTATTGTTGCTACTCCTCGTGTTTGCGCCATCCTTGAGATGCTCCCTGAATTCCAGTGGGTACCTGTACAGGGTGATGTAAATACCCAGCCTGTTGGTATTGCTAAGGTTGGTTCGCTTGGTGGAAGATTCAACGTTTACCGTGATACTCGTACAGAGGTTCAGAATAGCACTAACTACGGAGGTGACAACGCTGGTGAATACAGCGGTGGTACATCTGGAGTTGAATATGCACTCCTTGGTTACAAGGGACCTGAATTCTACGATACTGGTATCATTTATTGTCCTTACATTCCTGTCATGGTTCAGAGAACTATCGGTCCTAACGACTTCGCTCCACGTGTTGGATTGCTTACTCGTTATGGTGTTGTTGACAACATCTTCGGTGCTGATCTCTACTACCATGTCATTATTGTTCAGGGACTTGGTACTGCGTTTACGCCAGCTTCACAGTCGGTGTACTTCTAATAGGAGTCATCGCTGGTTGAAGCAGCAGTCGCAAGACACAATCACTAAACAGCAGAGCGAAAGCTCTGCTGTTTTTTTTTATTTTTATTGACATAAAGCTTATAAAAGAAGTTAAAAAGCTATAAATATTCATATGGCCGATTACACAGACATTAATAAAGCTTTTACAGACGCACTATACGGACAGCGTATTTCAGCAGATTCAACAAACACAGGTTTATCTGCATTTGGTTCTCCAGCACCACTTAACAATACTGATAGAAGTGATGGTAGAGGAGGATTTTTCTCTCTAAGTGCAGCTAATAATTCAATGCAACTATTATCTTCTTCTGAATATCATACATTTGCTGATGATCCGGTAGTTGGTCTACTTTATAACTTAGTTCCAACTGCTAGTGGTGCTCATAAATTTACTCATCACCTTGCTGATCCAGTAACCGGAGGTGGTACTGCTGGCACTAACAAGCATGCTGCTGCTACTATTAAATTTGCAGGTACTTACTTTAACGGTGGGTTCCATGGCAAACATAGAAAACTCGCTTTAGTTACTAAAAAGGGTAATACTATTTTCTATACTATTAATAAGCATGAAACAGCACATGGTAGACATACTTTCACACCTACTGGTTCAGCAGGATCAGACTTCAACCTAGGCCTTGGAGCTGGTGCAACTGGTGATCCTCCAGCTATTGGTGATAATATGCGTAGATTAGTACAATTAGGTTATCGCTAAGCGTCTCCCTTATTCTCCACGTAATAAAGTATATTTACAGCTGTTGATCTCGAGCTTGTCTTACTATCTCTATTTCATTATATAAAATATAATGATCTTGTTTATTACTGTCCCAATATGCTGATGCTGTAGCATAATCGCTAAAGTGATGCTCTTGCAAGAAGTTATCTGATACTCTAAAGCCAGTATCATCTACTGTATATTCTACTAGATCTACGTAATAACCACTTAAAGGCTCTCTACGAGGATCGCATTTTGTTATATTCCAATCGTATTCTTTCATTAGCTTATATTATAAAAGTCCATTATATTTTTTTCTAGAGCTGATTTTACAGTACTACAGTCTTCTCTATATACTAGTACCTCAGCAACCCTACCATCAAGTGGATAAGCTGCGACACTACTAGCACCTCCTATACCATACACACCACCAGAATCATTACTCTCTAGAGGAGTGGTTCCAATAGAAGAACCGTCAATAGAAGGTTGCCAGTTACCTTGTGTAGAACCAGCTATACCTGTAAATAGATGTACATTTGTATCAGCTGTTTGATCTTCTGCATCAAAATCATCTGCGTATCCAAAGTTAAAATTACCTTGCCACCCACTAGGCATAAACCATCTACCATTATTATTAGTCCACCCTAAAGAAAGCATCATCTGCTGTGCACTAAAAGTTGTTGTATCAAATTGACCTACACAAAAAGAACTACATTCTCCAACGTTAATATCAGGTAATGCACTATTCAAAGGCATAAAATCATTACCACCATCAAAATCCATTGCTGGTAAGCCATTACACGTTTGTAATGTACCAGATGAATTTACAATTTCCGGCATGTTAAATCTAGAAGTTTGTGAGGCATCGTTACCGTTTCCACTCTGATCATATAATATTTTAACTCGAACTTTTCCTCCCCCACCAAATGTTGTTAATGTACCATCAATAATGTCAGTAACACTCATATCTTGTGTTGCTCCATTACTATCTTTATACGCCTGAATGATTGGCCCGTTATACGCTCTATTTAAATATCTTGCAGTACTATACATACCATACGCATCAGTAGAAAATATATCCATTAAAAGATCTCTCCTAGAACTAAGTATACCTGCTTTACTTCTCATATTTTATGCTGTTAAATCACCTGCTATTAGCCATTCGTCAGTAGCTATTTTAGTTAACACTGCTGTACTATATTGGACACGAGTTTTTAATTCATTATCAGCTGAACGTGCTGTTACTCCAGAACCTGCTAATATTGTAACTTGACCTGCTCCTCCTTGAAATAGTGTAACTTCAGCTCCAACAGGGAAAGCTACCGAACTATTAGGAGGTATTGTCACGCATACTGCACTTGATTTATTCATTTCTACTAATTTACCATGATCAGCTAATGCTAATGTATAATCAGCAGTATTACAGCTAATACCAACTGCTTGCCTTACCATTCCAGTAACACATACATTATTGTTAAATGTTGCAGTACCAGCATCAGAACCATCGATTGTGAGAGCAGTTATACCACTACCACCATCGTTAACTTGAAATTTTATATCACCGTTCAATATTGGATTTTTTAAAAAGAAATGATCACTAGATTTGAATAAGTCAGCAAAATTTGTACCATCAGCTAGTAAGCAAATATTATTACCTGCAGCATCTAGATTAATATCTCCACCTACATCAATATAAAAATCCCCAGCATCAGTAATATTAGACCCATTAAAAGTCATATCATCTACAACTAAAGAACCAGTTATAGTTGCATCTGCAACTACACTTAATCCATCTGCTGTAACAGTACCATCAAAGTATGCATCTTTAAATTCATTACTTGAACTACCTAAATCTATGCTATCATCAGCAACAGGTAGTATAGCTCCATCTGTAATTTTTAACTGTGTATCACCATCTGTACCACCAGAACCTAGATGTACTTCACCGCTAACAGAGGTTAAAATTAAATCACCGCTAGTAGTTTCATTTCTAATAACTACATCACCTAAAGCTGCACCATTAGAAAAGGCACCACCACCGCTAGGTATACCAATTCTAAGAACACCACTATCTGTAACACTACAGTTACAACCAGTAAGAATTGTACAGTTACCGCTACCTGCTGGATTTAATTGAAGAGATGTATTCCCTCCTGTAACACAAAGACGACCGGTTACTACTGTACCAGACGCATCTGTGTTAAGCATTGTTGATCCATTATGCATTAAGAAAGATGAACCACCATCGGTGAACTGTGCCATTGCATTACCATCAGTATCTTGCAAATAAATTGCAGGGCCATCTGTTTGTAGGTATAAACCTCCATCACCTATATCTTTTATATAACTATGGCTTCCATCGTGGTAAAGTTGTAGATCATTCCCACCACCTAAAGATAACCTTGTATTATCCGTCAGTTTTAACCTATCCTCTGACTGAACCCATCTTAAAAAACGATCTGCAGTAGCTCCATAAAACTTTACATCATAGCCTGTATCATTAACACCAACGGTTAGGGTACCATCTAGTTGTACATTCCCATCAATATCAACTGCATCAAGATTAGTAGTACCGTCGACGTCTAAATCAGTTCCAACATATAATTTTTTAGCTATTCCTACTCCACCTAGGAAACGAGCTGCTCCTGTAGATGAACTTGATGCATCAGTTGCAGTACAAACGCAAAATAATCCTGTTTCAACATCTAAGTTTCCAACTGATACATCATTCAAAGTTGAATTACTAACAACAGTAATATTGTCTAAGTGACCGGATTTCCATCTAGCAGAACTAGTACCTAAATCTACATCACTATCTGTTTCAGGACCAAAAACACCATCAGAAACATAGACTTGTTCGGCGTTAGCAGCATAAAAATGTATTTCATCAGCTGTCTCGAAGTCAATCTTGGTCTGATCATCTTCACCTATCTTAAGATCAGTTGCAAGGATAGATGTTATACCTGTTTGAGCTGCAGTAACAGCAACATCGTTTGCATTAACTGTTATACCAGTTCCTGCACCAACTGCTAAATTACCCGATGAAGTAACAGAACCTGTTAATCCATCTCCGCCTCCTACACATGTTACTAAAGAAGATTTTCCATCTAATAAGTTAAGCTCTGCTGCTGTAGCATCAACTGCTGTACCATTAAGAACCAGCTTACTGTTACCCATACAAACTTCATCTGCGAAAGTTGCCTTTTGTGTAGGAGATAAAGTTAAAGCATGAGTATCATTAGTAAATATAACAACTTCGCCATCGCTCTGACAAGATCCTATATAAAACCCGTCGGCTCCTCCACCACTAGTTGGATCAGTTGTTCTTATTTCATAATCTACGGCACCAGTGTTATTCACAAATTGAATACTATGATCATCATCATCTGTAGAATCAATTAAACATAACTTAGGTCCCCCGTTCTCAATACAAATATTACCACCGGTATGAATTGTATTATTAAAGCATGCCATACCGGCATTAGACATATCTAATGTTAAAGCTGTTATAGTTGCCCCATCATCATTACCTTTAAATAATATGTCTTTATTGCTTGTTGCAGATTTGATAACGAAATCAGAAGATACCCTTTTGAAACTGCCAAATTCAGTACCGCCGTCTTTTAATATTATATCAGTTCCATCTGCATCAAGTATAATATCCCCACCAGCATCAATAGTAAGATCACCAGCATCTGATATAGTAGAATCGTTAATAGTAATATCATCTACAGTAAGAGTTGTAAGCGTACCTAAAGATGTTATATTGGTTTGACTTGCTTGTGTTATACAACCACTGAAATTACCCGAAAATACTGTAGCTGTTACGGTTCCAGTAGAAGGGTTATAATGAAAATCACCATCTGATTCTAAAGCAACATTACCGGTTGAACCAGCATCAGCAATGAAAGGTATTAAGTCATTTTCATCTGTACTTTCATTGTCAGCTATATTCAACTTACAAGAGTTAGTAGCATTTTGAGCATTAGTTACAGTAACTCCAGCAATAACCGTATTAAGTGCTGTACCACCTACTGTTATTGCATCCGCTTCAAGAGTGCCATCAAAATCACCATCTACTGCGTCAATGTTACCTTTAAATACTGTAGCTGTTACAGTACCTGATGATGGATTATAAGTAAAGTCTCCATCAGCTTCAAGACCTCTGTTAGCGGTACCACCCGCAGCGTTCTCTACGAAAGCAATTTGATTTTCTTCGTTAGTGCTTTCATTATCAGTAATACATACATGAGCTGCGTTAGTTGCATTAGTTGCATTAGTAACAGTTGTACCTTCAATAACAGATGCTAAAGTAGCGCCTCCAACTGTTATTGCATCAGCTTCAAGAGTGCCATCAAAATCCCCATCAACGGCATCTATATTACCTTTGAAAATAGTAGCTGTTACGGTTCCAGTAGAAGGATTATAATGAAAATCACCATCTGATTCTAAAGCAACATTACCGGTTGAACCAGCATCAGCAATGAAAGGTATTAAGTCATTTTCATCTGTACTTTCATTATCAGCTATATTTAAGTTGCAAGAGTTAGTAGCATTTTGAGCATTAGTTACAGTAACTCCAGCAATAACCGTATTAAGTGCTGTACCACCTACTGTTATTGCATCCGCTTCTAATGTACCGTCGATGTCTGCGTTACCGGCGACACATAACCCAGCAGCGCCCCCGAGTATTAAGTCATCTGCTGAAGCATCCCATAACATATATGCGCTAGCTGTATCACCAAAGAACTTAACGTCGTAGCCTGTATCGTCAGCACCTACATTAATAGTATTATCTATTTGTACAGCACCGTCGATATCAACTGCATCAAGATTAGTTGTACCGTCGACGTCTATATTACCAGGCAGAGTTAAATTACCACCCTGAGACAAAGTCATAGCAGTTGCTAGACTACCTCCACTACCATTACCATGCATCCATTTCCACGTAGCATTGGTGTCAGATGTATTACTATCCCACTGTAGAAACCTTGTTTCCATTGAACCACTAGTTTCATCTTGCCTATGTATTATGTTTGCGCATCTATCATTAACAACAACACCGTAATATTGATTTGTACCTCTACCAACTTTTAATTGAGGCTGTGAAGATTGTTCAGCCGCATTAGTGTAAACTTCAAGACCTACACTTTCGTCTGTATGAACGATTTTAAGTTTTGCTTCACTAGTATCCCATTGCATGTATTCTCCAGAAGCATCGCCAAAGAATTTTACATCGTATCCTGTACCATCAGAACCTACGCATAAAGTACCATCTACTTGAACATTACCGTCGATATCAACTGCATCAAGATTAGTAGTACCATCAACATCTAAATCTGTTCCAACATATAATTTTTTAGCTATTCCTACTCCACCTAGGAAACGAGCTGCTCCTGTAGATGAACTTGATGCATCAGTAGTATTACAGCTGCAAAATAAACTAGTATTTATGATGAGATTATCATTAACGGTAATATCGTCAAAATGACCATGTTTCCATCTGACACTGTTAGTACCTAAATCTACATCACTATCAGTTTGAGGACCAAAAACACCATCAGCAACATAAACTTGTTCAGCGTTAGCAGCATAAAAATGTATTTCATCAGCTGTCTCAAAATCTATTTTTGTTTGATCATCTTCACCTATCTTAAGATCAGTAGCTAAAATAGAAGTAATACCAGTTTGAGCTGCATCAACAGCTATAGTACCAGAGTTAGTTATAGTACCACCATTTAATCCTGTACCAGTACCTATACTTGTTACTGTACCTTCACAACAAGCACCCGGTATACTACCTAAGCCATCAAGCAAGTTAAGTTCTGCAGCAGTTGTTGTAACAGCAGTTCCTCCTATTTTTAGTTTGTCTTTTACTATGTCAACAAAAGCACCGCCCGCTGTTTTAAGAGTATCTTCAGATTGATCCCATTGTAAATATGCACTAGCAGTATCACCATAAAAAATTACATCATGACCCGTTCCATCTACACCAACTGTTACATCTCTTTTAAATAAATTAGTTTCAGCACTACTATCTATTCTATAATATTCATGAACAGTCCCGCTACTATTTTCAGCGCAAAAAGCTATATCATCACCATGATCATATTGGTAAAAAATAATATTACCACCATGACTTTCAACACGATTACTAGTACCATTATGAAAAATTCTAAAATTATCACCATCACCTAATCTCAACTGACAACTAGTTGCTACGTTTAAAGCACCACTAGCGGTAGTTGAACCTATATTTACAGGGCATAAAAATACATTATTACCGTCAGATCTTAAACATACTTTATTATTACCACCACTATCATTAATAATAAATTGTCCATGGTTACTACTCCTTTGCATAGTAACTACCTGAATACCAGAAGTATTCAAAGTTGTTATTTCACCCTTAACGGAAAGTTCTTGAGGAGGTGTAGTAGTACCTATACCTACTGTACCTGCAAAATAATTTATACTATCAGCACATGTAGCACTTAATCCTCTATTACTACTACCTTGAATTATAGCAGATCCAGCAACATCGAGTTTTGTATCAGCCGTGGGTGTTGTTGTACCTATACCAACATCTCCATCTGAACATACACGAATTTTTTCTGCACCTTCTGTACCAAAAGTTAAAGCATCATCCGCGTGACGATATCTAACCCAACCGCGATATGGTTCACTACCAGATGTACCATCAGCAAAATATAAATTACCATCTTGTGAAGTACCTGAAGCTATAGTAATACCAGCATGGCCGGTCCTTTTAATAACTAAATCATCAGCATTTGCATTATAATCTGTAGGTGAATATGTACCTATACCTACTCTTCCATTATCATCAAATACTATATCATCACCATCAAAATCTATAAAATGAGCTATTGGCTGTGAACCATCTTGCTTTACAGTTAACGCGGGTCCGGTACCAGCATTAACTACTGATAAAGCTGAAGTTGTTGAAATATGAGTATCTATAAAGGTTTGATCACCATGAACACTAAGATTTCCCATTATAGTAGTATTGTCTGATATATAAACTGATCCAGCAACATGTAAAGATGATACAGGATCACTAGTGCTTATTCCAACCTTTCCATTTGGACATATAGAAATTTGATTTTGATTGTTTGTTTGTATATGAAAAGTATCTGCGCCTTGTGTTCCTACATAACCATCAGTAAGTGCCTTTATATTAACTGTTGAACCACTACCTTCAGCTCTCATTTCTACACCATTAGAGGTGTCTTTTACGTGTAAAGCCTTTCTACTACCAGTTGTAGGCTTTGGAACATTAGTACCAATACCAACGTTACCATCAAAGTAATTAGGATCAGAACCAGCAGCACTTAAACTTCCACTAGCGCTAATGTTACCATCTACAGTTAGTTTTTCAGCTGGTGATGATGTTCCTATACCTACATTATCTCCATTAGAAGCATTAAGAAGTGTATCACCATCAGCCTTTAAAGTAATTTCAGCACCCCCAGTACCTTGGTATGTAATAAAAAAATCAGAATCATTACCACCATCAGCGTGATAAAAATTAACATTATCACTACCACCGCTTCCATTATCAATACGCAACCCCCCTGTACTTCCATGACCTTGTATGTGAAATTTTGCGCTCGGGGTACTTGTACCTATACCAACATTCTGACTAGTATCAATAGTCATAGCTGTTGTATCAGCAGTCTCAAAAGATAAATTTTTACTAGCTATTGTGCCAACCTCTAAACCGTTAGCATTATTATATCTAATAAGAGAGCTATTGCTCGCTTGACTTAATCTTATAGCAGCACCGTTAGTGTCGCTATTAATATGTAATGTAGTTTTAGAGCCGTTTGCAGAGGGAACATTAGTACCAATACCAACGTTACAAGCAAAATAATTGGGATCACCACCATTTCCATTGGCACTTAAAGAACCAGCAGCACTTATTCCAGCTGTAGAAGTAATCTTTACACAATTGTTAGCCATTTATTATATTTAATCTTAAGTTTACATCTTGCGAACCATCGCTTTTACTATGTGAGATTCACCATTACCACTTTCTAATGCTTGTGCGATAATAGTTCCATGAATTGTATTTGTAGATCGTTCACCATGTCCAGGTTTATTAGACGTGGTTATATAATCCCCTATCTTAATTTCTCCAGTTACTAACACAGGCTCAGCTCCTAGAACTATTGGCTGTTTAGCGCCTTTTTGTGTTACACCAAATACATTCTTATCATTTCTCTTAGTAGAAAGTATTAATTTACCATCTTTTCCTATTACTACTAAAGAACCGGTTTCATACTCTGCTAATTCATCATTAGCTGCTTTTTCCTCAAAGTATCCTCCAGCTATAACACAATCAAAATAACCATTTCCTGAAGCACATACATCACCAGTAACACATACACCACCAGTTGTAGTCTGTATTTTTACAGAGTTGTTATAGTAAAGATTTACTGCGCCAGCTCCACCTGCAGTAATCATATCTTGTCCATCTTTATCTTCTATCTGTACAGTGTTACCTGATCCTGGTCTTATATATAAACTACCAGCTCCACCTTCAGCAGTTATAAAATTGTGACCACCACTATGGTAAATTTGTAAATCGTCATCATCTCCAATTTTCAAATGAGTATTATCAGTCAAACATAAAGCATTTTCGCTTTCATCCCACTTCAAGAACCTATCAGCTGTTGCTCCAAAAAATTGAACGTCATAACCTGTATCATTAACACCAACAGTTAGGGTACCATCTAATTGTACATTACCATCGATATCAACTGCATCAAGATTAGCTGTACCGTTAACGTCTAAATCAGTTCCAACATATAATTTTTTAGCTATTCCTACACCACCTAAAATTTGAACGGCTCCTGTAGATGAGCTAGATGCATCAGTTGCAGTACATACACATAGATTTCCAATCTCTACATCTAAGTTTCCAACTGATACATCATTCAAAGTTGCATCACTACCAACAGTAATATTGTCTAAGAACCCACTTTTCCATCTAACTGAACTCGATCCTAAATCAACATCACTATCTGTTTGCGGTCCAAAGATACCATCAGCAACATAGACTTGTTCGGCGTTAGCAGCATAAAAATGTATTTCATCAGCTGTCTCGAAGTCAATCTTAGTTTCGTCATCTTCACCTATCTTAAGATCAGTTGCAAGAATAGACGTAATGCCAGTCTGAGCTGCATCAACATTTAAAGTAACTGTTCCTGATGTACCTCCGCCATTTAAACCTGTACCGGCTGTTACACCTTCAATATCACCTGTAGTTGGTGTATGCCAACAGATTCCACTACCAGTAGAAGCTAATACTTGACCGCTACTACCTTGGGACCCAGCAATAGTTAAATTATCTAATTCAACTGTACCATCAAAGAAAGCATTATTAAATTCTAAAGCATCTGTACCTAAATCTACAATAGCATTTGAACCTGGTGTTAAAAACCCATCAGTTAATATTAATTGCTTTTCGTCTCCAGCATAAAAGTTTATTGTATCTGCTGTCTCGAAGTCAATCTTAGTTTCATCATCTTCTCCTATTTTAATATCAGTTGCAAGAATTGATGTTATGCCTGTTTGAGCTGCAGCTACTGCTAAGTTTCCAGCTGAAGTAACAGCTCCCGTTAACCCAGTACCAGCTCCAACACATGTTACAGTACCAAGACAATCTGTAGCAGCATTAATTTGAGCAGCTGTTCTTGTAACAAGAGTAGATCCTATGGTTAATTTACTTTCTGGTAGAGTTAGACCAGCGGCACCTCCAAGTATTAAATCGTCTTCTGAAGCATCCCATAACATATATGCACTAGCCGTATCACCAAAGAACTTAACATCGTAGCCTGTATCATCAACACCAACAGTTAATGTACCATCTAATTGTACATTACCATCGATATCAACTGCATCAAGATTAGCTGTACCGTTAACGTCTAAAGTAGTTAAAGTACCTAAAGATGTTATATTGGTTTGAGCTGCAGTTTGTAGAGTACCTGCTAGTTGTGTTGCTGTTACTCTTCCAGTAGAAGGATTATAATGCAAATGGCCATCCGATTCCAAAGCAACATTACCAGTTGAGCCGGCATCAGCAATGAAAGGTATTAAGTTATCTTCATTAGTATCTTCGTTATCAGCTATATTTAACTTACATGAGTTAGTAGCATTCTGTGCTGTGGTTACAGTTGTTCCTTGAATAACAGATGCTAAAGTAGCCCCTCCAACTGTTATTGCATCAGCTTCAAGAGTACCGTCGATGTCTGCATCACCGGATACGCATAACCCTGCGGCGCCCCCGAGTATTAAGTCATCTGCTGAAGCATCCCATAACATATATGCGCTAGCTGTATCACCAAAGAACTTAACATCATAACCTGTATCGTCTACACCAACAGTAACAGTACCATCTATCTGAGTAGTACCATCTATATCAACTGCATCTAAATTAGTAGTACCGTCGATATCAACATTACCTGATATCTCTAACTCCGTTGCAATAACCTTATTGTTAAATGTAGCAGCTCCCGCCTCAGACATGTCAAGAGTGAGGGCTGCAATAGCTGAACCATTATCAGAACCACAAAATTTAATATCTTTATCATCGATTAAACTTTGTATTAAAAAATTATCACTTCCATCTTTTCTTAATTTACCAAAAGCTGTACCATCTACTAATAAACAAACATCGTTTCCTGCTGCATCGAGTTTAATATCACCTCCGGAGTCTAATATCATAGTACCACCATCTGATATAGTTGAACTATTAATAGTAATACCACCAGCAACTATTTTATCAACGTAAGCATCTTTCCATCTAACTAAATTTGTACCTAAATCAACATCGCTATCAGATTGTGGACCAAATATATTATCGCCTAGATATACCTGTTCTGTATTATTAGCATAAAAATGTATTTCATCAGCTGTCTCGAAGTCAATCTTAGTTTCATCATCTTCACCTATCTTAAGATCAGTTGCAAGAATTGATGTTATACCTGTTTGAGCTGCATCTACACTTAATGAAGGTGTTGTACCACCCGTTGAAGTTAGTCCTGTACCACCAGCTACACTTGTTACTGTACCAAGACAATCTGTAGCAGCATTAATTTGAGCAGCTGTTCTTGTAACAGAAGTGCCCCCTATATGTAAACAGTTTTGAGGAATACATAATTTAGCTGCTTCTAAGCATAGATGGTCGTTACCATCATTTGCACACCAACACATATAAACTCCTGAACAAAGACCAAATAATTTTACGTTTTTGCCTTGAGTATTACAACCAACAGTTAATGTACCATCTAGTTGTACATTACCATCTATATCAACTGCATCTAAATTAGTAGTGCCATCTACATCTACATTACCAGCTACGCATAACCCAGCTGCTCCACCAAGTATTAAGTCATCTACTGAAGCATCCCATAACATATATGCGCTAGCTGTATCACCAAAGAATTTTACATCATAACCTGTATCGTCTACACCAACAGTTAGAGTACCATCTAGTTGTGAAGCGCCATCAATATCTAAAGAGTCACCTTTAACCTCACCAGTTACATCAATACCAGTGTTTGTTGTTTCTAACTTCTTAGAGTTGTTAAAATATAAATCAACAGAGTCTCCTTTATTAAGAACAGCCATATTATGGCTATTGTTATATCCTTGAATTTTTACCTGATCGTTCGCTCTTAAAATAAGATCGCCAGTATCTGTGTCATCAATATAACTATTACTACCATCATGATAAATTTGTAAGTCACCATCATCTCCTATTTTTAACGGAGTGCTATCAGTTAAACATAATGCATCTTCACTTTCGTCCCACATCATGAAGCTACCAGCTGTTGCTCCAAAGAACTTAACATCATATCCCGTGTCATCTACACCAACAGTAACAGTACTATCTATTTGTACAGCACCGTCTATATCAACTGCATCAAGATTAGTAGTACCATTAATATCAGCATCGCCTTCTATATCAAGCGAAGCAGCATCTAATTCACCAGTTAGAGTTATATTTCTAAAACCTGTTATATCTTTATTTGTATCAACAATAACTGCTTTATTAGCAGCAACTATGCCATCGGTTATAGAGTTAATTTGATTAAGCTCTGCAGCAGTAGAATCAACTGGAGTACTATTCAGAACTAATTTAGAGTCTCCTATACAAACTTTATTATTGAAAGTAGCAGTACCAGCATCAGACATATTAAACGTAAGAGCAACTGTTTGTACACCACCATCATTTCCGCAGATAATTAAATTTTGATCACTAATTTTACTTTCTACTACAAAATTACTACTATTATTTCTTAATCTTCCAAACTCTGTACCACCGTCTTTTAAACAAATATCACCGCCATTAGCATCAAGTACGAGATCTGCTTCAGCGTCTATTATTAGTGTACCACCATCTGATATAGTTGAACTATTAATAGTAATATCACCAGCAACTATTTTATCAACGTAAGTATCTTTCCATCTAACACCGCTAGTCCCTAAATCTACATCACTATCAGTTCGAGGACCAAAGATACCATCAGCAACATAAACTTGTTCAGCATTAGCAGCGTAGAAGTGAATCTCATCAGCTGTCTCAAAATCAATCTTAGTTTCGTCATCTTCTCCAATTTTAATATCAGTAGCTAGTAAAGATGTAATAACTGTTTGAGCAGCATCTACATTTAAAGTAACAGCTCCTGATGTACCGCCACCATTTAAACCCGTACCTGCTGTTACACCTGTAATATCACCTGTAGTTGGAGTATGCCAACAGATTCCGCTACCAGTAGAAGCTAATACTTGACCGTTAGCACCTTGAGAACCACAAATTTTTATATTATCTAATTTAACTGTACCATCAAAGAAAGCATTATTAAACTCTAAAGCATCTGTTCCTAAATCTACTGCAGCATTCGAACCCGGTGTTAAAAACCCATCAGTTAATATTAATTGCTTTTCATTATCGGTATAAAAGTTTATGGTATTTGTATCTTCAAAATCAATCTTAGTTTCATCATCTTCTCCTATTTTAATATCAGTAGCTAAAATAGAAGTAATACCTGTTTGAGCAGCAGCTACGGCTAAGTTTCCAGCTGAAGTAACGGCTCCTGTTAATCCAGTACCAGCTCCAACACATGTTACAGTACCTAAGCAATCTGTTGCAGCATTAATTTCTCCGCCTGTTTTTGTAACAAGAGTAGATCCTATGGTTAATTTACTTTCTGGTAGAGTTAGACCAGCGGCACCTCCAAGTACTAAATCATCAGTAGATGCATCCCATAACATATATGCGCTAGCAGTATCACCAAAGAACTTAACGTCGTATCCTGTATCATCAACGCCAACTGTAACTGTATTGTCTATTTGTACAGCACCGTCTATATCAACAGCATCGAGATTAGCTGTACCATCTACATCAAGATCAGTTCCAACATATAATTTTTTAGCTATTCCTACACCACCTAAAATTTGAACGGCTCCTGTAGATGAACTTGATGCATCAGTTGCAGTGCAAACACATAGATTTCCAATCTCTACATCTAAGTTTCCAACTGATACATCATTCAAAGTTGCATCACTACCAACAGTAATATTGTCTAAGAATCCACTTTTCCATCTAACTCCAGTTGTACCTAAATCTACATCACTATCTGTTTGAGGACCAAAAACACCATCAGAAACATGAACTTGTTCTGTATTGTTTATATTAAAAAATAAACATTGACCGGATTTTGCGTTTAAGCCAGTTGCTCCACTTGCATTCTGTTTAACAGCATAATTTGTTGAAGTACCATTATCAAAATGAGAAAAATAGGCATTGTCACCTACATAATTACCAATTCTTGACTGACCTATAACAGCATTTGTTGGGTTATCAGCATTTACACATAAATTATTTCCTGAATAAAGAACACCGCTAGCACTTATATTACCAACAACTGAGATTTTTTCACCGGGGGTGAATGTGCCTACTCCAAGCTTACCATCATCTGCAAAAATTATATCTCCTCCATTTTTATCTATAAAATGAGCAATAGGTTGTGTACCGTCTTGACGAACAAATAATGCAGGACCGGTACCTGTATTAACTACAGATAGAGCTGATGTAACACTAACGTTAGTATCAATATAATGCATGTCTCCATGCACGCTTAGATTACCTAATATTGTACTATCACCGTCAATATTTAAATTACATCTAGCACTTAAATTACCATTTACTTCAATAGTAGTACCGAGTTCACTTATGAGACTATCGCCTATACAAGATGAAGCGGTAAACTTAGGTATTTTATTTATAGTACCAGCTCCACCTACTCCACCTGCCGCTCCACCTGCGCCAAATATGTCTAAAAGATCTGTACCACCAGAAATAAAAGAAGAAGCAGCAAAAATTGAATTAGCACTTAAGTTACTTCCCGCACTTATAAATCCTGTAACCGTTAAATTACCTTCAATATCATTTACACTACCACCACTTCCAGTATTTTCTACAAATTTAACTCCACCTTGCCCATCAGCTGCTAATATTAACCCTTCAGATATATTAGTAGTTTTTAAATCAATACTTTCTACTACTACTTGATCACTACTTAATGGCTCACCTCTCCATTTACCTAGATAACTTCCAGAAGATATACCTGTACCAAATATAGTATTAGAAGAACTAATACCTCCTGCTACAGTAAGTTGTTGCTCGGGTTTAGTCCCTATTCCTATTTTACCAAGGAATACGTTATTTTGACCTTCAAATGTTCTAATGAGCCCCATTTAACATATTTAATGGGGAGTATATGTATTAACTAGTACATATTATTGCTTAGGTGTTTTGATATGAGGAACATCTACTTGACTTAAAGTATGATGTAAAAGCTTCTCATGGGATACACGCTCCGGATTAATATCAATACCACCACGTCGAGCATATAAACAACGAACAGCAAGCTCATCAGGTTCTATAGCATCCATTAGTCTCTTATAAACAGCTTCACAAATTTCTTCATGAAAATGACATTCATCTCTAAAAGATACAATATATTGCAGCAAAGAGATAGGATCTACAGTATTTTTACCTTTCATATAGATATAAACATCACCCCAATCAGGCTGCGAGGTTACCCTACAATTAGATTTAAGAAGCGCACTATGATAATATACTTTTTCAGAAGGAGCGTCTTCTATCTCTCTTAGTAAGTTAGGATCTTCAGCATATACAGTAAATTCTACATCTTCAATAGGGTATTCATCTTCAAGAGTTATATAACTCGGAGTACAATCTTCACCATGCATCCATTCTTTTTTAGCAGTAAACAAATTAGTATCAGATAATACGTATGCATTAGTATGAACTTTAACTTGAACTTTAGTTTCAAGCAATTTACTTAAGTCCTGAGAAGCAATATCACTAATATTTTTTAATACCTCATCAGTAGTTTCACCTAATCGAGTCATATTAAACGAATTAAAATATAATTTAATAGATTTAGATTCTACAATATACTTACTACTACATGGATAAACTACTTTAGCTACACCAACTACAGGGAGACCATTTACAGTTAGAGCAGAAATTTCATACGCATTCCAAGTATCATAACCTAAAAAGGGAAGATTATTATCATCAATATTTAAATGAGTTCTATTAGACTGACGAGGCTCTTTAACTAAGAGCGTAGCATCATACTTTGATTTATACTTAGACGTCTGCCCAAGATGCTTACTAATATTGCTGTTATCAAGTTTTACCATATTAAATTTTAATATCAATATTATAAGATTCAAGAGTACTCTTAATACATTCTAGTCTTTCCTCTACTGTACCTTTTAAAATTACTACTTTAGGACCATCTTTAATAAGATCAAATTTCAAATACATATCAAAGAGACCAATAATATCATTACGAAATATATTATCAACACTTCTTTCACCATCATCTACTAGCTTAACATCCTTATGACTAGTATAAAAAATAACATCATATTTGTTTATAAGCTTTTTATACATGAGATCACAAGCATCATAAGTAGCTCTATTAATTTTGCCTTTATTTAAAAGATAATGACTATAAACTATACCATCTAATGCACATCTATCAAATATTTGATGAACTCCTCTTAAAAGACGATCAGCTCCACCTCTAAAAATATTTCTAACATGCTCAGTCATTATAAGCAGTTGAGTCAGATCATTGCCGCTTTCATTGATATGCATATTATATTCTCTTTTAATTAACCTTGTAACTTCAGGAACAAACTCAAACGGATACATACCGTTCTCTTTATACAAATGCTTAAGTAAAGTAGTTTTACCTGTACACTGAGCTCCAGTAAACGAAAAGATCATACCTTATTATATAAACGTTCCTTTAGAAAACTACCCCAAGTTGCAAGAGAAGTTGATCTTAAAGCACTATACATTTCATCTAATGTTAATATATTAGCTGTAGAAACTTCAGAGTATGTATCAATTTCACCTGCATCTACTTCTTCTACTACCTTATGCACAACACTACCTACCATATCATACTTATGAATATCTGCCCACGCTCTTTGCTGCGGGTCTTTTCCTTTAAGTTCAGGGTATTTAGTTATAAGACCTGGATGACCGTTATAGATGTTATACTTAGCGCATTTATCTGGAGGCACTATTCGAAGCCAACCATTTAAAGTTATCAATGTATCATCTGCAGATTCTACAACCTCGTCTAAGATATCTAAGGTTTTAGCCTCTTTACCAAAAGTAGTTAACCATCGATATTCTACGCCTTTCAGAATATTAAAAATATTACTTGGATGGTTATTCGAAATAATAAGATCAGGTACTCTATTTATTTGATTTGATATATCTATTATTTCTTGACCTGTTTGAGAAAATAATGCAATCCAATTATTATACTTCATTATAAATATTCTAATGCCAAATAATTAATTAGCAAGTGTATGGTATTATCACAAGCTACTAATAACCAAAGTGAAAGCCATTGTGGTACTTCTTTATGGTAACCTGTTTCTTTACAATCTTCCCACTTATGCCAATATTTTTTAGGGCTAAGGCGACTTTTAGCAAACACTACATAACGCGCTAATCTAAATCTATCAATTAAAAAATGAGTAATACAAATTACCGCAAAAGCTTCTAAAGAAGGGCATAATATCAAGAAAGGTAAAGAGTATGTGATCGCATGCGCTGCAGCTGCTTTACTACACTTCGTTTTATTAAGTGCCATCCAATCGCTCTGAAGAAGATAGTCACCAATTAGATGGAGTATTAACTGGAGCATTTATTTATTATTTTATACAAGGAAGCATAATTTTCAAGGTGTATATTAAATAATTTTGTGGAAGAGTTTTTTAAGCTAGTAACAGAAGTAGGATTTCCAATAGCAGGTGCTGTTGTATGTGGAGGTTTTGTATTTATTATTTTAAAATTTATATTGAGTGAGATAACTAGCTCAGTAAAAGGATTAGGGAGTATGATTAAATCATTAGAAAATAGAGTTCAAACTATGAATAACGATATAGTAAAAATTGATACTTTAGTTTCTTATGCTTTTAATAAACAACCTAATTTAGATAGACTAGCAGCTAACGAAGGGAAGGAGGATGCAAGAAAAGACTAATGACTGATACTATTGTAAAAATAATAAATGATTTTGGTTTTCCCATTTTTGCAGCTTTTGGGTTAGGATATTTTGTTTACTATACTTGGAATTGGGTAGTAAAAGAAATAAAGCCTGTATTAGATGAATCTACAGGAACTTTGATAGGGCTTATCGATAGAATAAGAATGTTAGATAATGATATGATTAGACTTAACACTAAGATTCAAATGATACTACAGGAAAAAGATAGAATTAAAGAATTAGAAAAAAAAGAAAATCGAAGAAAAAATACACATATTTTAGATACTAAGCTCTAGCCATATATATTAATAGAGGTAAATAGAGTTATGAAGTGTTTATGTTTCTTAATACTTTTATGTAGCAGTAGTCTAGCTAATGAATTAACATTTAGGTTTAAATCTCCTTCATTTAGTGGTATTGGATACAGTGCGCATAAAATAAATCTAGAAAATATATCTGCGGCCAGAAAGAAAACAATTAGAGATGAATTAAAATCATTAGAAATTCAAGCTAATTTAGCTGCCCAGAGAACTCCATTGAATGTATTTATGACAAATTTACAGTCAAGGATTTATTCAGAGCTCTCTAAACAGGTTACAGAGCAGCTATTTGCTGATACTGGTTCTGATTCAGGTTCTTTTAATCTTGATGGTAATACTATATCATGGTATAGATTAGCTGACCAAATAAATCTGACAGTAACTGATACTGATGGTGATCTTACTAACATATTAATTCCTATTGGATCACTTCTATTACCTGAGCCAACTAATGAAACAACTACTGAATAGTCTTTTAAGTTTAACACTTTTAAGCGGTTGCGCAACTTTTAATGATAGTGAACTTAATAAACCTCCTATCGTAGCTCCAACCCCTTTAAAAAATAAATTAACTACTATACCAGAATTAGATGGTGAGCCTATTTATATTGGAGTTAATAGCTTTAAAGACTTAACTGGAGCAAGAAAACAAGCTGATAATTATGCAAGTTTCTCTTCTGCAGTTACTCAAGGTGGTGAAGCATGGTTAATTGAATCTCTCTTAGAGTCAAATGGTTGGTTTAAAGTTTTAGAAAGAGGTCAATTAGATACAGTAATGAGAGAAAGAGCTTTAGTTCAACAAACTAGAGAAGACTTTACTGATGATGATGAAACTGGATTAAAACCTTTATTATTTGCTGGATTGCTTATACATGGAGGAATTATAAGTTATGATACTAATATGATTTCTGGTGGTGTGGGAGCTGCCTACTTAGGTATAGGTGCTCATGAACAGTACAGGAAAGATGTAGTTACTGTATCATTAAGATTAGTGAGTACGTTAACTAGTGAGATTCTTTTATCTTCAACTGTATCAAAAACTATATACTCAACCTCACTAGGATCAGATGTATTTAAATTTGTTAACCAAGCTTTAGATTCACTTGAATTTGAAATAGGATATGCTAAAAATGAGCTAGTATCGGTAGCTACTAGAGCAGCTATAGATTTAGCTATTTTAGATTTAATTGAAAAAGGAGAAAAAAATAAAATGTGGAAATTTAAAAAGAGCACTGTAAAAAAATTACCTAAAATAACTGAAAAAGAACAAGTTAAAAAAGAACCATTAAGTAAAAATAAGAAATATAAGTCTTCGTTTAATAAAATAAAAAGATAGATTTTTAATAAATAATTTTATGAACATAAAATCTATTTTAACAGCTATTCTTTTATCTAGTGGTTTAGTATTCTCTTCAAATGAAATTTACTTAGATCAGATAGGTAGTGCAGGTATATTTAATATATCTCAAATTGGATCTAGTAACAAATTAGGAGAAGGTAATAATCGATCTAGAATTGAAGGAGAAGAAGTTATTTTTAATGTAGCAACTATAGGTAATGAAAATTTAATAGATATTGACTCTATAGGAAATGAAGAAGTAGTAAATCTTCAAGTAGAAGGCGATGCTAATGACTTTATTTTAGCTCTTGAAGGTGATCAAAATACTGTAAATGCTTTTGTAGCAGGAGATACTAACAGCATTTTAATTGCAGGAGACCAGGAAGATACACAAAAAGCTACTGTAAATAATGGATTAATAAATTTAAATGTTGAGGGTGCTTCAAATGATATAGAGTTATTACTATTTGATACATCATATACTTTTACAGATTATTTTATTGGTGGCTCTTTAAATACCATTAGCTCTTATCAAGAAGGTCATGGTGGTTTAATTGGACATTCACAACTAGTTGATGTTTTTGGTAGTAGTAATAATTTATTAATATCTCAAGTAGGTTCTGAAAGTCAATTTATTGAGCTCTCAGTTTTAGGAAATGAAAACACATATCAAATATATCAAACAGATGGAAGCTTTGATCCATCATTCATGCCTGAGCAAATTGGTAACGAGGTTAACCCAGTTAACGATTTTTCAAATCCCGATGGTATTCCAAAAGTTCCAACACTTGTTATCGAGCCACGTCCATTATTACTCGAAGGTATTGTTCTCGAACAGGGTCAGTAATATAGTTCTTATAATAAGTTTTATCTTATTACCTATACTTGCTTACGCTGACATAGGCAGTGTAACGTCTCAAACTAAAGCAGCTAGAATTACCCGTAAAGGGGATAAATTTCTTACTGAAGTTAATACTTTAGTTGAAATGAGAGATTTAATTGAAACCTTAAAAGGTAAGGCTAATATAAAATTTATAGATGATACTAAAGTAAGTGTCACGGAATATTCTAAACTTGTAATAGATGAATTTGTTTATAACCCAGAAAAGAAAACAGGTAAACTATCGTTAAAAGCAGCATTAGGTACTATAAGATATTCTTCAGGTAAAATTGCTAAGAATTCTCGACAAAATGTAAAGATAAAATCTCCAACTGCTTCAGTTACTGTTAGAGGTACTGATTTTACTATGAATGTTCAAGAAGATGGAGCTAGTAGTTTTCTATTATTACCATCAAAGGATGATGCTGGTAACTCATTTGTTGGATCTATAGATGTTTCAACTCTTGGAGGTACTGTTACTTTAAATAAAGCGTATCAAGCAACTACTGTTACTTCAGCTATAGCAGCACCAACACCACCGCAAGTTATACAACAAGATGGTCCTCAAGTAAAGAAAGATAAAAATAAAAAAGAAAATATAGAAGAAGATACAAAACCAGAAGATGATGAAAAACAACAAGATTTTGAAGATATTAAAATAAAGAGAAAAGAAAAGAAAGCCAAAAATGCTTTTTTAAAAATGGATGATGGGAGATATGTTTTCTTTTCTAAAGATAAAGATAATATTATTTCTCTTATAGTAGAAGATGGTAGCAACGTTACAGTAAATTATGATAATAGAGGCAGTATTATTAACGCTAAGATGAACTCAGGTAATAACGTACAATTTAACATAAAACAACAATGAAATTTTTTAATATAAATGCTTATGCAATATGCTTAGCAGTTACTGTAGTTATGGTTCTATTAAGAATATTTGATCCTTTTTTTATAGAAACTGCTCGACTTAAAGGTATAGACTATTATCAAAATAAACAAGAAAAAGTTATATCAGAAAATATAGCTATTATTGAAATTGATGAGAATAGTTTAGATGAATATGGTCAGTGGCCTTGGAATAGAAGTTTGATTGCTGGGGGTATAGCAAAAGCTTTTGAAAGTGGAGCTCAATTAGTAGTGGTACCTATTTTATTTGCAGAAAAGGATAGACTTGGAGGTGATAAAGACTTAGTAAATTTATTAAGCGAAGCACCAGTTATTATAGGCCAATCAGCAAGTACAAAAGGTAAAGGATCTCCAGTTCCAAGAGGATTAGCTACTATTGGTGAACCGTTAGGAGACTGGCTTTATGATTACCCTGAAGCTATAGGACCTGTAAAAGAGTTAGGAGAAGTTGCTGCTGGAGTAGGTATGATACTAACAGCTCCAGAATTAGATGGAGTAGTTAGAAGAATGCCTTTAGTTATTCAAATAAAAGGTGAAGCATACCCTACTATACCTTTAGAAGTTATAAGATTATTTTCAGGTGAGCAATCTTATCAGGCTAAAGTTGGTTTAGGCGGTGTTGAAGCTATAAGAGTTCCAGGATTTGATCCTATAGCTACTGACGAAAACTCTAGAGTTTGGCTCAATTTTAAATATAATTTTAATAAAGTATCTTTTAATGAAACTGATTGGTCAGTAGTTAAAGATAAAATTGCTGTTATAGGGTTAACAGGGGAAGGTTTAGCTAATACAGTAGCTACTTCAACAGGTATAAGCTATGGACATGAAATTACTAGCCAAGCTTTACAAATGCTAATTGATGAATCTAGATTACAAAGACCTACTGAATCCACTATATTAGAAGTAATTATTACAGCATCATTCTGCTCGCTTCTTATCATTGGAGCTCTCTGGTTATCCTATAAGTTTAGCTTAGTATTAATAATAGCTTCTTTAGCTGCTGGACCATTTATCGGAAATATCTTTTATAATAATAATGGTTGGTTAATAGATTATACTTGGCCTTTTGCATGTATATTTGTTACCTGGGCTTGTGCAACATTCATAAGATTTATTAATGAAAGCAAATCTAAACAACAGATAAAGAAACAATTTGAACATTATCTTGCTCCTCCCATAGTTAAATTATTGCAAAAGGATCCTACATTACTAAAGCTTGGAGGCGATACTAGAGAGTTATCTATATTGTTTAGCGATTTAAGAGGGTTTACTTCTATAAGCGAACATTTTAAAAGCAACCCTCAAGGTTTAACGGAATTAATAAACAGATACCTTACTCCGATGACAGGGTGTGTTATAGATCACAATGGTACAGTAGATAAATTTATTGGTGATGCTTTAATGGCCTTTTGGAATGCACCGTTAGATGTAAAAGACCATAGAGAAAAATCTATATACTGCGGTATAAAAATGTTTGATTTACTAGCTAAACTTAATAAGGAAGTAATTAACGAAGGTTTAGATGAATTAAAAATAGGGGTAGGTATTAATACTGGTGATGTAGTAGTAGGTAATATGGGATCAGAACAACGGTTTGACTATACATGTTTAGGCGATGCAGTAAATTTATCTTCTAGATTAGAAGGTCAGACAAAAGATTATAGAGTAGGTATCATAGTGGGTGAAGGAACAGTAAAAGGAATAGAAGATAGATTTAAATTTGTAGAATTAGATAAAATAGCAGTCAAAGGAAAAGAAGAAGGGGTAAGAATTTACACCATTTTAAATAATACATCTAGATGTGCTAATGGAGGCGATGTAACTCATCATAATACATTCTTAACATTCTATAGAAAACAACACTGGAATAGAGCATTAAAAATGATTGATTTAAATCAAATTACATACCCGGAGTTAAAAGGTTATTATGAAATGATGAGAGAGAGAATAGAAACTCTCAAAGTTAATAAGCCTGGAAAAGGTTGGGATACAATTTATAGAGCTACTTCGAAATAATAAACGAAGCAAGTGCCCAAGCTGGACCAACCATTAAGGTAATTCCAACTATCCATACTAAAGTATATAATAAGAATCTTTTAAAAGGATGATTTACTAAAGGAAAAAACTCTCTATCGTTTGCACGAGTTATAATTGTCTGATGATTTTCTTTCACTTTATTTATTTAATCTATAATAAGCTTTTTGAACTCATCTACATTGTAAAGAATATCTCTCTTCTGTTCTTCATCTACAGAAGAGTTAATAAGATCAGCTAAAAGTGTTTTAGGTTTATCTAGTAATCCAATACCTTTATAGTATCTTTTACCAAGAAGACCTGCTACAACAGGGTTAGAAGTATCTACAGATCTAATACTGCTAATATACTTATAGTCTTTAAACTCACGCGCTAAAGAACAACCTAGCAAATGATGCGGTTTACTATGATCCCATATACCATCATCAATAAGCATCTTAATAAGACGTCTTCTACCCTTCATTTGCTGTTCTAGTTTACAGCCTATATTAGAGAAAGTAATAGTTTCATACCAAGAGTAATCAAAAGAAATAGCAATATAGTCAGCATGATTAGCCATAAACCTATAACACTCTACTAACTCTTGATACGTTTTACCTTGTACAACTCCTATCTTTAAGCCAGGTAAGTCAGGGTAATTTAAAGTAAACTTATTAAATGAAGAGCAAGTTTGTTGACTATCTTCTAGTACATCAGGAACAACATAGTATGTAGGTTCTAACTCCACAACATACTTAGCAAATTTCTTAGGATCAAATGAATGACCTAATTCAAAAATAGAATTATCTAGTAAAACTTCACGACCTAAGGTTAAAGAAACTTTAAAGAAGTTATAATATTCAGGCTCTTCATCAAATAAATGTACAAGAGCGTAATCATAATCATTATAATTACGAGAATCATATAACATCGATATAGGAGATTCATGACTTACAAGCATATCTTATTATAGGTACTTGTGTTATAAGTTCAAGGATTAAATATATGTGAATGTACGTAAGAGGTTCAGATAAAAATGTTGAATATAAAAGAGATCTAAATGGATTTTTTAGAGGTATAGTAGTTTCTGATTTTGATCCATTATATTTACAAAGAGTAAAAATTTTTATACCTGAAATAACTAATATTGAAACTGGGGCTGATATGAATCAATTTATTGCTCCTGATAAAGACGGGTCTATAAAGCCTAATTTTCATCAAAAATTACTAGATCTGCTCCCATACGCTGAGCAAGCTTCTGGGTTATGGGGTGAAAGAGGGGTTAGTCATTATAGCGCTAAAGAAAAAAGCCAAGTTAGTAAAGCAACATACGTAGAAAATAATACACGAAATAAAGTACCTAATAGTAAAGATGGTGGAGTTTATCCTCGCATGACTATAGCTAATAGAGATAATACTGGAGCTGGTTCTTCAATTGATGATTTTGCAAATATTAATCCAAATGCAGCAAGTTATATACCCGTCAATTCTGGACCACTAACTAGTGGATTTTATGGTGTGCCATCAGTAGGAAGTAAGGTGTGGTTATTTTTTGAACGAGGGGATATTAATTTACCAATTTATTTTGCATCATGTCCTAATATGAAAGAGACTATGCAAGTAACTAAAGATGGTACATCAGGTGCACCCGCAGGGTACAGTACAGATTATAATCCACAGGGTGCAGAGGATACTCCGCCAGAACCATTAGGTGCTAGAGTTGTACCTGGTCAAGATGTCCCTGGTACTGATCTTACAGAATTTGTAAAAGAATTTGAAGGTTATAATCCAAATTCTTATTGGGATTATGGGCAATATTCTATAGGCTATGGTACTAAAGCTAAACCTGGAGAAACAACTATTACACAAGAAGAAGCAACTAGTAGATTAAATTCAGAACTTAGTGAAGCTAGAGGATATGTTGAACGTTATAATGCTTCTCAAAATAGAAATTGGTCTGAAAATCAAATAGATGCTTTAACTTCTTTTACTTATAATACAGGACCAGGTAACTTACAGACTTTATTACAAGGAGGTAATCGTAACAATCAACAAGTTGCAGAGGCTATGCTTTTATATAAGAAAGCAGGTGGTAAGACTTTAAGAGGATTAGTAAGAAGAAGGCAAGCTGAACGTCAATTATTTTTAGAAGGTTATAGTTAATATGAATAAGGAAGCATTAGAAGCAAATCAAGATTTATATAAAAATAAAGCTGTATTTAATCAACGTGGAGGTTCATTAGAGTTTAATAATTCTACTGGAGAAGAGAGTATATATCTAACTAATTATCACGGTAGTAATATAAAAATTACACCGCAAGTTACTTCAGAATATGCTAAAGAGAATAAACAGCTTTTGGTGGTTAATGATAATTTTGAAACAGTTAGAAACGATAAGCATTTATCTGTAGGTGGTAATTATGTTAAAAAAGTTACAGGTTCTACAGTATATCAAAGTGGCTTTTCTAACGAAGAGCAAATTAAAGCTATAGAAGATTGGAAAGAAGAGTATAGACCTGTAGCTGAACGTAATTCAATGTTTGCTATTCAACGTGGAGGAGAGAGTTATCCTAATGGAGTTGTAACTCCTAAATCAGGTACAAAGAGTCAAAATCCTTCTAAAAGTCAAGAAATTTATTTGAATGAAGATCAAGGCTTTCCTTCTACAAATGCTTCTAGTTCTGAAGTTAATAGTAGTAGCAATCAAGTAAATTCTTATTCAAATTATAATGTTCAACCCTCTCGTAGAGTAGTTCTCAACCCTTCGGTAGCTGATTATGGTGACGATGAGAATCCGGCTACAGAAGGAGGAAGTTTTGACCCTACTATTGAAAAAGAAAAATTAGATGAAGAAATAACGAGACTACAAGAAGAAAAATTAACTGATTTAGAACTTAAAGCATTTGGCGATGGTCCTAATGTAGGTGGAGATGATCAAGAGTTTACTTTTAGAAATAAAGTTATTATGGTTGGAGCTACTTTTAATGATTATCCATCTATTAGATTTGATGATACAGGAAGATCGACTCCAGGAAGAGTAACTGTAGGTACACATGCAGGTGCGTATGTAGATGTAGAGTCAGTTCCTCATGTAGAAGAAGTTGATAATAGTAAATTTCCAGTTGGTAACTATACTGTACAGGCAGCTAACAAATATAATATTAGTGTAGGTTCTGGGGGTATAGATGTAAAAACTACTGGACCTGTCGAAGTAGGTGCTACAAGTTATAAACTAGCTGCCCATAAAGTTACTATTAACTCTTCTAAAGGTATACATATAGGTAGTGAAAATTTAGTTGAAATAAATTCTTTAAAAAATATTTCTCTTCGCTCTAATAAACAAATTTATATCGAACCAGGATTAGGAGTTAAAAATAATTTAATAGTTGGTGGAGGTAGCTATCTTCAAGGAGAAACTTATTTACATCATGTAACTGCTCCTGCAGAGTTACAACAAACAGAAGATACAACAGTATTTGGTAAATTAGTAAATGGGTTAAAATTTAGAGCTGATATAGATTTAGGATTTCCTCTAGGTACTATTCGTAATTGTCCTATAACTATTAGATCTAGTGATAATGATATAATAGAAATGGTTCCTCATTCACATCACTTTAAAAATCTACCTTTAAGATTAACAGAATCTGGAGCTAATATAAGAGAGATGGCTAGTGCTGAAGATATAAATGTAGATGGTTTTAGTACACCAGCATTGCCTATAGGACATGGAAAAAAGAATCCTAGTACTACTCCAGCTGCTCCTATACCATTAGAACGAGAAAATGAAAGTACCTTGCTACCTCATGATAGAAGAAGAGTTACTATTGATGGTGATATAAAACCGCCTTTTCCTCAGGTTGAAAAAGATGGTTCTTTTGCTAAAGAAACGCCTACTAATTAGACTATTTCATCAACTAGACCATATTCTAAACATACTTTACTATCAAACCATAAGTCATGCTTAAGAATTTCATCAAGCTTTTTCATCGGTAAATTAGTATACTCTTTGTAAATCTTTTTTATAGTAGCCATAAGATGTTTATTATTTTCCATATCATCTTCAAGCTCTGTATACTTACCGTATACACCAGCGCTTAATTGATGTATAAGCATCTTAGAATATTTTCCTATAAATCTCTTTTTACATGCAACAGAGATAATAGTAGCTGCAGAAGCAGCTGCTCCTTCTATATAAGAATGAACATCACATTTTAAATTTCTAATAACATCAACAGTAGCTAGTCCAGCAAAAAGTGAACCTCCGTATGAATTTATTCTTAAATTTATAACCGGTTTTATATCTAAAAATACTTTAGTAACTGAAAGTTTTTTATCTAATTCATATAAAGAAGCATTTAATTCTAATGCATTACTTTCTAAAATATCACCATAAAAATATATGTTATTCTCTACAGTTTTAGTTACTGACCCTCCTCCGGATGCTCCTGCATTTATATATTGTGATGTATTAGTTTCAGTACCTTCTTCTTGATTATCATATTTCCATTTCATATTTAAATTGAGTTTAACTTTCGCATGATGTGCATTCATTTAAAGAACGAGCTAACTCTTGCGCAGGATTAGCACTCCGTTGATAGTATAATGACTTAATACCGTTTTCCCAGGCCCATACAATAAGTTCATTTACTTCTTTAGGTTTAGTTTTAGGAGGAACTTGTATATTAATAGATTGACCTTGGTCAATATATGGTTGACGTTGAGCTGCTTGAATAAGAATTTCTTTTTGAGATATTTCTCCAAAAGTTTTAAATACTTCTTTTTCGTGATCAGTTAAAAACTTTAAGTGTTGAACTGATCCACCTTTTTGCAATATACTTCTCCAAGTAGGTATATCATCTTTATCATACTGCTTGAGTACTTTAGTAAGTTCAGGATTTTTATAAGTAAATTTACCTTTTGCGAGGTCTTTAGTAAAGTAATTACTATTAAGAGGTTCTATTGAAGGGCTAATTTGACCTAAGATAAATGAGCTACTGGTAGTAGGAGCTATAGCTACTAAACAACTATTACGTAAGCCATACCCTTCCATGAGTGAAGGTACACCATATTCGATTGCCATCTCTTTTGAAGCAACAATTGTTCTTTCTTGAATAGTTTTAAAGATAAGAGAATTTTCTAGCTTAGCTTCCATTGACTCAAAAGCAATACTCTCTTGCTGTAAATATGAATGCCAACCTAATACCCCTACACCTAAAGCTCTTTGCGTTAAAGCAAACTTATGAGGTGATTCCATATTCTTAACTCCTCTAGTTTTATTAATAAACTCTGTCATAACTGCATCTAAGAAGTATGTTAGAGTTTCAATGGCGTCAGTTTCTACAATCTCTTTCCATTTAGCAAGATTAAGAGAGGAAAGATCACATACAAAAGATTCGTCTGCTTCAGATGATAGAAAAATCTCAGTACATAAATTTGAAGCATGAATACGCTTACCTTTATCTTTATATACCTGCGGTGCATTGTTATTTGCATTATCTGAAAAGAAGATATATGGGTATCCAGATTCGTATCGTTTTTTAATAACTTTACCCCATATGCTTCGTTTCTTTTTGTCACCATCTAACATAGACTTCATCCACTCATCATTTACAGTAACACCTATAGATAAGTCTTGTATAGCATTTCCTTCACCTCTTATGCCTAAAAACTCTTCAATATCACCATGATCAATAGGAATATAAGCAGCAAAAGAGCCTCTACGTACATTACTTTGTGAAATATAGTTTGTTAAAGCATCAAAAACTGTTAACTGATGATGAACACCAGTAGATGTTCCACCTGTTGAAATTGCAGCTCCTCTTGGTCTAACATCACCGAAATAAGCAGATGTACCACCACCTACTTTAGACATAGTACCTACTTCAGCGATCTTACCTAGAATTTGCTCCATATCATCAGGGATATAAGATCCAAAACATGATATAGGTAAACCTCTTTCTCTACCAAAATTTGACCATATAGGAGATGATAGAGAATAGAATCCCTTATGCATATAGTCTATGAACTTATCTGCCCATCCATCAATACCTAAATATTCTTGCGCTTTATATGCAATATCTTCTATTCGTTGTTCAGGATTTTCACCAGGTAATAAATACCCTCTTTCAAGAAACTTACGAGAATCTTCGTTAAGCCAATAAATTTCACTCATAATAATATAATCTTCTAGAATAGATCATCTTCATCAAATGACTGACTCTTTTTAGAGTACTCAACAGGTCGTGAATGAAAGAAATCAGTCATATTGTTTCCAAGAAGTTCTTCTTCAAACCACATTGTAGCCTCTAGAAGTTCATTATCAACGTCAAATACGGGTTTAAATCCAATTTGTTCAAGAGAAGAATTAATTCTATTCTTTATAAATTCTTTTACAGTATCAGCATCTAGACCAGGCTCTTTAATACCATTAATCATCCAATCAACTATTTTAGCCTCTGAGTTATATGCTTCAATAGCTTCTCCTCTTATGCGTTCTTCTAACTCATCATCAAATAGCTCTGGTAATTCTTCGCGTATAGTGTTTATAATTTTAATACCTACTAAAGCATGAATATTTTCTTCATTTCGGGTGTATTTAACTTGCTGATCAGTATCTTTTAACACGTTTTTAAATCTTGCAAACCAGTTTATAACATAAAATTGTGAAAAGAGAGAAACATTCTCAACAAATAAAGTAAAAAGTGTCAAAGCATATAAGTATTGCTTTTTAGAACTGCTATAAAACTTATGTGTGTATTTTCTAAGATACTTTACTCGTCCTTGAATAAAGTCAAGTTTAAGATTTTTCTCAAATATATCCTCCATATCAAGTACAGTTAGAAGTCTTTCATAAGCATTATTATGAATTACTTCAGTATTAGCCATAACATAACCTAAATCTTGAAGTGCTGGGTGTGGTAAATTTTCACCTAACTTAGCCCAAAAACTTTTTACAGCAACTTCAATTTGACCAATAGCAGATAATACTCTTACAACAATCTCTCTTTCTTGATCAGTAAGCTGTGTCTTAAATTGTTGAACGTCTGACGCAAAAGAAAACTCTTTATCAGTCCAAAATCCATTATGCATAGATTCTATAAATTGTTCCGTCCAAGGATATAGATTTGGCTTTCTAGATAACTGTTCCGTAAATATAGTACTCCCGTCCATTATATACTCCTACTTTACTGTACTGGAATTGAGGTTTGTAAACTACCATGTGGGAGAGCAAAAGTCTTTACATGCTTTTTTCCTGCTGCTTCAACTGTAACAGTTAGTATGTGGCCGGCTATGTAAGGTTGAGATACTATATTACCACCAACAGTAATAACTCTATATAATTGTCCGGTTCCTGCTTCGAATATTTTTACTGTAGTATTCGAGCCCTGCTGTGCGATAAATTGTTTAGTCTTGCTCATAGTCTCTGATATTATTTATAAAATGAGTAACTTCTGGATCAGATTTATGTGTAGCAAAGTTTAAAGTATTTGATATTTTTTTTGCAGTATGAGAAGCTTGAATCTTATGAAACTCAATGAGTTCTACCAACACCTGAGAATCAGCGCCCGGAATTCCTTCCTCATTTACATTTAATATATTTCTTATTTCTTGAATCGAATAACCTTTATTGAGATAGTTTTTAGCTTTCTGGGTTATAAAATATTTTTTAAGATTATTTTCATCGGTATAGTCTCTTACTTTTTTATCATAGTAGTCTTGACTATAAGTATAACTCTTACCAGTTATTAAACACGTAATTTTTCTGCTAGCCATATATTATATTAATCTATTCCCACGGAAAAACAATCCACTTATCATCTGGTACAACACTTGCATAATAATTAAGGTAATCCCGATGCTTTAATTTTGTAAAAATACAAGCTCTACAATGTTCAATATCTGCTAAAGTTAATCTGTTACTCAACCACTTTACAGTCTCACCTGTATCGCATATATCATCAACAACTAATAGTTTACTATCTTTTGTAAATTGATTTAGTTTAATATCATGATTAACTTTTATTTCATTTTTTTCCTTACCAATATAAGAGCTTACATTACAAGTTAATAACGGTAAATCTAATTCATAACTAATTATAGTACCGGGTATTAAACCACCCCGTCCAATGCCTAATATATGAGTAAAGTTACCCTTTTTAGCTCTTGAGCCTAACAACCGAGACATAACATTTATTTCATCAAAAGAAAACTTTAAAACTTCCATAACCTATTATATAGTAAAACTTATTTTTTTCAATAAATATATATGTGAACGATTTTGAAGAGTTACAGAAAATATATGAAGGATATAGAGGGTTAGATTATAATCCTGGTCCTAATGCTAAATACACTGCTAACATGTCACCTACTGGTTATTCTTATAGAAAGGGTCAACTACCTACTGGTTACCCAGGAGCAGGAGGTTATTCACAATATAATGCAGGGCAAGCAGGTTATTATCAAACACCTACCGTAGCAATAATAGCAGATGAAGAGATTGAAGCTGCAGAAATTATTAACTTAGATGTTATAGAAAAGGTCGACCAGCTAATGGAAGAAGCAGAAGAAGATGGTATGGAATATGCTGTTTTACAGTTGTCGAGATTAAAAGAGCATATTATTTCTCTTTCTCAATAGGGTATACTTTGTTGAGTAGTATGCTATTAACTAGATAGATAAGATAGCAACTGCTACTGCTATACAAAGCAAAAAGAATATTATTGTAACTGCTAGCATAAGTTCCTATGATAAGACCGGTCCAGAAACCTGTGCAAAGAGAGCAGCTTAACAAATCCTTAAAGAATTTAATTTTAGTAATTTTGTCTCTAACAAAATTTAAAATTTTTGCCTCCATTAAAATATAACAGAGACCATACGAAGCTAATGTATAAAATATTAAATCAGCCACAGAGAAGTTCTTCATCTCCGTCAATAGCATTGACAGCGTCTCCCATAAGCTTTAGCTCTTCTTTTTTGACTATAATAGTATTACCATCATCATCAGTTACCTTATAATGATCATCATCAATTTTTTCAATAACGGGGCAACCTTGTTTTCCGCAACATACTTTAACACTATTTTCTGTTAGCCTTTTAATCATATAATTATTTATTCAAAGCTGCTTCTAAGGCACTTCTTAATTTAGCTTCTGCTTTAGAACCTATATCATCTTTTCTTCCGGGGGATATTTCTCTGTGTGTGGTAACAGTAGATAAATCTTTAGGCCATCCCCATTTTTCAAATCTCGGCACTAACCACTCTACAGCAGATGCAACTTCGTCATCAGTAAGCTCTCTAGTATTAGTATTACCACTGAAAGCTAATCCAAGTAAAAACCCATTACAATTAGTTCTTCCATTGAAATTAGATTTACCTGCATGCCAACATCTACGATCATCATCTGCAAAAATTGTTCTTTCTCCATTAGTATCTATAATGCAGTGATACGATACTTGAGACTTCGTTTGACATATCCAACTTACTGATCCAGCATAAGATCCTGAAGAATGATGTAATACCACACCTTCAGGTCTAATTCTAGATGAAGATATATTAGGTGAAGGTTTACTTACTTCTGGGTATGTTCCGTCGACGGCACTTGATGCGACCTCAACCACTGCGGGTTGTTTACTTAAGCCTAACGCTTCTGAAATAGTTTTTGCTGTGTTAGGTCCATAAGCACCATCTGGAAGGGAATCTGTTTTTTTCTGAATAATTTTAGTAAGTTCTTCTTTAGTAAATCCTAGCTTACTTATAATTTTTAACGCAGTATTCTTACCATAAATACCATCAGCTGTAGCGCCTACAGCTTCTTGAATCTTTTTAGTAGTTTCTTTTAATGACATAAAAGTATTTATTAAAAAAGTTGTAAAATATACTATGTATGATAAATACTTTTATGGATATGATACTAGAATTCATTAGTGACAAACCTTGGTTTGGTCTTATAGCCGCAATTATTGCTGCAGCAGCTGCCTTTTGTGCAGCTACTCCAACACCTAAAGAGGGTGGTTGGGTGTCTAAAGTCTATAAAGTTATAGAGTTTTTGGCACTTAACATTGGAAAAGCTAAAGCTAAAGCAGAAGTTAAAGAAGCTGTAACTGATGCAGTAACTGACGCTGTTAAAAAGGCTACTACCAAAAAGAAGAAGTAACTAATAAGCAAATGGGTGGCGGCATTATTAAAGGAGTCTTAAGAGCCTTAACTGCATATTTAGAGTTAAGGAATAAGACTCATTATCACCGTGTCGTTACAGAATCTCGTGATAAACAAAAAAAATTAATAAATGAAATTGAAACATTACGCACTGCTGGCGACGTCGATTCTAATGATAGGGCTGACATCTTGCGGGACGAGCTCCTCGACGAAAAGCGGCACCTTGAACATTTATCAGCCTTCTACATTAAATCTTGCGGCGGGGATACCGATCCAGAGTAAAGCTGGAGTATACACCCCACAGACTGATGAAGTATGGCATTCAGATACTCGTTTCAGAAAGCTTGAAAGGCAGCTATACTTTAAACCCACATCAGGTAAATAGTAGACTTTTATCTTTAGTATAGTATAATAAAGCTATATGAGTAAAGGAGATAAACCTAGACCACTTTCTATATCTTATAAAGAATATAGCGACAATTGGGAGGCTATATTTGGAAAAAAAGAAGAACAAGAAATTGATGGAATATCTATGTCTGCAGAGGAGGAAATAAAAGCAGAAAAAAGAATGGATATTATAGGTCAAAATGGTAATGAAGGTCTTCATTACGATGATATAGATGGATGATTTAGAGTACATCTATCCTCAAGATTTAAAAATGTGGGCAAAATGCGCGGGTCGTAAATTTTTAGAGGCTGAAGAAAAAATTAAAACTCTATCTACTAAAAATATATCAGCCAGCGCGTATTGGGATAGAGATAGTAACATTGCAATTTTATTAGAGTGCGGTAAAATATATACGTATAGTTAATGAAAAATGTTATTATAAAACAAGGAGGAGGTATAGGTGATATATTATATTCTTTAAAAATAGCTCAAAAAATTTATAAAACAAATAACTGTAATATTATATGGCCTATCAATTCACATATACTTTCTGATTTTCAAGACTATATAAAAATACCTTATATAGAATGGGTAGATGAAAAGGATTATAAATGGTTAGATGATTATAACTATTTTGTAAACGGGGAGTTAATACCAAGTAGTTTAAAAATTGATAAAGAAACTGTAGTCTTTCCTTTATGTGAAGCAGCTAATAATCCCGACGGATCTTTTAAAGGAGGGCCTATAATGGGCAAAAAATATTCTACATTTAAATTAAGTCAGGCTAATTGGCAAGACAGTATAAAGATAACTAGAAATGTAGAAAAAGAAAATGAGTTATTCTATAAAGTGTTGAATCTAGATGATAATTGTAAGTATGTTTTTGTACATAAAATATACAGTACCCCGAGCCATGGATTATTAAAAAGTACATTTATGCCAGATGATTTTCTTCCTGATTGGGAAAAGGATTATGAAGCTCTAGTAACAGGAGCTTGTTTAGAAGAATATTCTGTATTCGACTGGATTAAAGTTTTTGAAAATGCTGCTGATATTCATGTAGTATCAACTTGTTTATTTTATATATTTGAATCATTAGAAAAAAAATTACCTGAAATCAAAATTTATAATAGAGATCACTACACTAATTTAGGTCAATTGTATTGTATGAAGCCAACTTTAAGACAAAAATGGAAGTTTCAAGAAGCTATGGAACGACACTATCGTGGTAATGCAAAATCAAAAAAAGCTAGTCATAATAAAATTCTAATAGAAAGAGAAGCTTAGAGTAGTTATGATAGATACGATACTATATAAAAATAAACATTATCCTAAATTTCAAACGCTTGGTAATGCTGCGCAATTTGCTATACCATATGCTTTACACGTATGTAAAGGTGAAGGAGTTGATATAGGCTGTTCAAAAGTAGAATGGGCTTTTCCTGGAGCTAGACCTATTGATTTAAATTTTAATGATAATTATGATGCTTATAATCTACCTTATGATAAAAATTCTTTAGATTATATATTTTCTTCTCATTGTTTAGAGCATCTTCCTAATTGGGTTGAAGCATTAGATTATTGGACTTCTAAATTAAAAAATGAAGGTACTTTATTTTTATATGTACCTCATTATAGTCAAGAATATTGGAGACCGTGGAATAATAAAAAACACATCCATTGTTTTACAGGGGAAGAAATTGTAGATTATTTAAACAGCTCTGGTTATAAAAAGGTTTTTAGATCTATGCCTGATTTAAACAATTCAATAATGATAACTGCAGAAAAAAATAATGAATAATAAAGTTATTTTTACTAATGGTTGTTTTGATATTTTGCATATTGGTCATATTAGACTTCTTAAATATGCAAAATCACTTGGTAATCATCTCATAGTAGGTCTTAACTCTGATGAAAGTATAAAAAGATTAAAAGGTTATGATAGACCCTTTAATAAGCTTGAATATAGAAAAGAAGTTATCGAGAGTATAAAGTGGGTAGATGAAGTAAGAATATTTACTGAAGATACACCTTACAATTTAATTAAAGACTTAAAACCTGATATAATGGTTAAAGGTGGTGATTATACTCCTTCAACTGTAATAGGTAGTGATATATGTAAAGTAGAGATTTTTAATTTAGTAGGTAATATATCTACAACACAGATTTTAAATCATGTCAAATAATATTTTACTTATAGGAGAGCATTGCATTGACGTGTACCATTACGGCAAATGTAGTAGATTAAATCCAGAAGCTCCTGTACCTATTTTAAATGAAGAATATATAAGAAAAATAGAAGGAATGGCATCTAATGTTAAAAATAATTTAGTAAATTTAGGATTTAAAATCGATCATTACAAAAATGAGGAAATTATAGAAAAGCATAGACTAGTAGATATAAATTATAAACAGCAGCTATTAAGATATGATATCGAAAATAAATTAAAAAAAATAGAAGTAAAACATATTGAGGGGGATTACGATATTGTAATCATAAGCGATTATGATAAAGGACTCATTACAAGAAATGTTGCAGAGTATATTTGTAATAAGTACAAAGATAAACCTATATTTGTGGATTCAAAGAAGAAAGATCTTACGTGTTATAGTAATTGTTTTTTAAAAATTAATGATAATGAATATAATAATTTAAAATCATATAATAAGAGTAACTGTGAGCTAATAATCACAAAAGGTAGATTTGGAGCAACATATAAGTTTAAAAATTATCCAGCTGAAAAAGTTGATGTTTATGATGTTTGTGGAGCAGGTGATGTATTTTTAGCGGGACTTGTATATGGCTATTCAAAAAGTAAAGATATAATAGAAGGCATTAAGATAGCAAATAAGCTAGCAAGTATATCAGTAAGTAAATTTGGAACTTATGTTTTAACTATAAAAGATATAAACACAATTTAAGATGAAAAATTTTGCAGAGATAAAATACGTACCTAAAGGATGGGGTTATGAGAAATGGATAGTAAACAAAGATGAATATTGTGGCAAAATCTTATGGTTCTCAAAAGGTAAGAAATGCTCATGGCACTATCATAAAATAAAAGATGAAGTATTTTACGTACGTAAAGGTAAGCTATTAGTTCGATATGGTTTAGATAAAGACATAACTAAATGCGATGAAGTATTACTAATTCCTGGAGATAATTTTCACGTACCTGTAGGACTTATACACCAGATGGAAGCTATTGAAGAAACAGAAATGTTTGAATTTTCAACTAAGCATAGAGATTCTGATAGTTATAGAGTTCTAGAAGGGGATGTAATTATTTGATTGCATTAACTCATATATAAATTATAATAAGATATGGCAAAAAAGACTAATAGTACTACCTGGAAAGTTAGCGATAAAAAACCTAAAAAAACTAGACAAGGAATCTCTAGAAATTCTAAAGGTCATAAAAAATATCGCGGTCAAGGTGGTCCCTGTAAGCGAAGAAAGAAGTAGTTTTCTACGTTAACAACGCATAAATATTGTTATGGTGAAAGCTATAACAATATTTTTATGTCTACTTTGCTCTAATATTCTAGCAAATCAAATAGATCATAGTAAAGAAATAGATAAAATTATTGCTAATGATCTTAAAAATAAAAGAATTGAGTTACCTATAGTAGTTAACCCCTTTGTATTTGTAAGAAGAGCGTATATCGATATTGCTGGTAGAGTTCCAACATATCAAGAATGGAAGACGTTTATAAAGAGACCTGATAGGAAAAAATTAATTGAAGATCTTCAAAACTCTAAAGGTTATACTGAAAGTATGTTTAACTTTTATGCTGATCTTCTTAGAATAAAGAGACGTCTTTCAAACAATATTGATGGTGATACATATATAACTTGGGTTAAACAAGAAATAGAAAATAATACACCATATGATGAGTTTATTAAAAAGATATTAACTGCAGAAGGTAACATATGGGAAAATCCAGAAGTGGGTTATTTCTTAAGAGATGAAGGGATGCTTCTCGATAATGTTAGTAATACATTTCAAGCTTTTGCTGGAATGAATATAAGTTGCGCGCAATGTCATGATCACCCATTTGATGATTGGACGCAGATGGATTATTATAATATGTCAGCATTCTTTACACAGTTAAATACTAGAGGTAAAAAAGAAGATAGAAAAGAGTTTCAGCGATTAAGAAAAGAAGCTGAAGAGTTAGATAAATCTGGAAAGCAAAAAGGGTCAACAAATAGAATCGGGCAATTTTATAGACATGGTTATCAGCATACTATAGTGCAGGATCAAGATAAAAAATTAAAGCTTCCTGATGATTATAAGTATAGAGATGCTGAACCCGGAGAAGTAGTAAAGGCCGAAACTGCAGTAGGGGATAGAGTTAAAGAAAAGCGTAAGAGAGAAGGGTTAAGAGAAAGTTTCGCAAATTGGTTAGCTAATGACACGCATCCAACATTTGCTGCTAATATTGTAAACCGGTTGTGGGATAGATCATTTGGCTTTCCGTTAATAGATAATTTAAATGAAGTAGCTTTATTTGATGAAATAAAGGATGGGCGTAACACTCGATTAATAGAATACTTAGTTAAAGTAATGAAAGAGGTTGATTATGATTTGAAGAAGTTCAATAATATTTTATATAATACAAAGTTCTATCAAGCTAAAATTGATCCGGATAACGAGTTTAAAGGACCTGTTCTAAGAAGAATGACAAGTGCACAATTGTGGGACTCTATAGTAACTTTATATCAAGGCGACCCAGACAAGTGGCAGCCTAAGGATAGGAAGCAGGATTATATAGATCTGTTTACAGGTCTACAATCTATGCCTGTAGATGAAGCTTTAAAAAAATGGAATCAATATACTAAAATAAGAGGTAGTTATTATGAAGGAGCTCCTAAAATAAAGGGTAATTTAGTAGTTAGATCATCGCATATATTTGAAGGTAGAAATGCAAACTTTTTAAGAGAGTTTGGTAGGTCTGATAGAGAGCTTATTGAAACCGGGAACGAACAACCAAACATAACTCAAATATTAAATTTAATGAACGGCAATGTAACACAAGCGCTTCAAGATCCTAATGGTTATGTAGCTAATCAAGCAAAAGATATGAAGCGAGAATTAGGAATGAATATAATTTTTATATCATATATTGGAAGAGCTCCTAATGATAAAGAAAGAGAATTATTAAAAGACGCAAGTTACGAAGATGTAGTATGGATACTAATTAACTCACATGAATTTAAACTAATAAGCTAATATGAACAGACGACTATTTATACAAACCCTAGCAGCATCTACTTACGGTCTTAAGACATTAGATGCTAAAGATGCACCAATTGCTTCTAAAGCTAAAAATGTTATTTACATTTGCTTAGATGGAGGTATGAGCCATATTGACTCTTTTGATCCTAAAGATGATAAAGAGGTAATGGGTGATACTACAAAGATAAGCACTAAGGTAAGTGGTATTGAATTAGGTAACAGATTACCTAAATTAGCAGAAGTAGTAGATAAAATGTCAATTATAAGATCTACTCATTCTAAAACTGGTGCTCATGAACAAGCTCAATACCTTAATAGAACATCTTATAGACAGATAGGTAGTATAGTACATCCTAGTTTGGGTTCTTGGGTAGCTCATATTCAAGATAGAGAAAAAGATATTCCGGATTATGTTTTAATTTCTGGGTCTTCTGCTCATCCTAATTCTGGATTTTTACCTAAGGTAAAATCTCCTCTTCCTATTATAGATCCAAATGGCGGGTTAAAAAATTCTAAAGTAGATAGTAAGCTAGAAGAGAGAATGAACATATTAAGAGAAATTAATAGTAAATTTAAAGCTCCGTTAGCTACAGAGTATAATGAGTTCTATGACAATACAGTAAGATTTTTAAAATCTAAAGATTTAGAATTATTTGACTTAACTAAAGAAAAGCCAGAAGCGAGATCTGCATATGGTAATACTAAATTAGGACAGGGATGTCTTTTAGCTAAGCGTTTAATTAAAGGAGACATTAAGTTTATAGAGATTAATAACGGCGGTTGGGATACACATGTAGACAACTTTACTAAGTTGGATAATAAGCTCAAAGAAGTGGATGATGCATTAAGTGCGCTAGTATTGGATCTAGATAGTGAAGGTCTTTTAGATACAACGCTAATAGCTCTTGTAACTGAGTTTGGTAGAACCCCTAAGATAAATGTTAATGATGGTCGTGATCATCATCCATCTTGTTATTCAACAGTTCTTATAGGAGCAGGAGTTAAGGGTGGTTATGTAGCTGGTGAGACAAATAAATCAGCTTCTAAAGTAACTAAAGACCCTTATACTATATCCGATATTAATGCCACTATAGCTCATCTATTAGGTATTGAAGCTGAAAAAGAAAGATTTTCTCCTACAGGAAGGCCATTTAAGGTTGCTAATAAAGGTGAAATAATTAAAGATATTTTAGCATAAAAAAAGCGTCCTTGTATACAAGGACGCTTTTTGTGAGGTTTATAGTTAAATTAAAACTCGAATGAAAGACCAAGTCTAAGCTCGGTATCATCATCTTCAGCGTCAAAATCGTAACCTAAGGTATAAGTAGCAAATACTGCTTTACCATCACCGATCTCATACGATACACCAGCACCAGCACGAATGTCGAATCCAATATCGTCTGTATCAACCCAATTAAGGCCAACACCACCAATAGCAGAAACAGTACATCCATAAACTTCAGTCACATCGTAAGATGCACCAAGGTCGAAATTAAGATCACCGCTACCAAATTCAACAGCAGGCTTAAGATCTACCTCAACACCAGCGAGGGCGATTGGAGCAGTAGTACCAACAACAAGACTATAATCACCATCGGTCTTTGATACACCAATGCTATAGTCAGTTAATTCAACACCTGCTACAGTTGCAGCTGCAGCGGGTCCAACAAAGGCCACAAAAGCAAAAGCAGTTGCAGCGAGTAATGTAGTTACTTTTTTCATATATCTATATTTATTATATAATATCAATATATAGATGCAACTAAATATTTAAATGAGGCCAGTAATTTTTTATGAAGGTATAGTTGCGCCTCCTTCAGAATCTGGAGCTGTTCGCTCTGTATGTTTGTATGGTAAGGTTTTTATAGATTCTAACCTTCCCTTTTTATTAGAAACTACCCAAGAAAATAAAGATATATATTATGATTGGATAAAGAAAGTTGGATTAACAGATTTTATAAAAGAGATAGTAACTGCTGAAGAAAAAGTAAAAGGTTTAAGAATATCTGAAGATAAAAAAAGAGATCCTTGTCTTACTATATCAAGAGTATCATTAGATAATTTAGATCATATTGTAAATATGTTAAAATATTCTAATTTTTAATTATTTTTATTTGCTAATATACTAGCGTTTCTTTCCATACGCTTTACTACTCCATCTCTACCTTTACTCTTACGTCTTTTATACTCTTTATGATCAAGGTATTCATTAGCAGCTTTTATGTTTTCCCCTCTTTGTAAAAGCTTTACCCATTGCATACCAGGTAGAAGGTCACCTCTATAGCTAATATCAAGTAAAACTGCTGCTTGTTCATCATTAAGGTCATTGAAAGATAAACCAAAAATTTCTTTTACTCGATTTAAATGAAAGTTTAACTTTTTATCAAAAAGCTTTTCAGCGAATTCTGGAGATATAGAACTACCATATTTTTTAACCCATTTATTCTTAGCTGCTAATGATCCATCTCCAATTTTATTTCCTATACCTATAGTATAAACACCGACATCATCTCTATATGGTTTTAAGAATTTTTTATTTCTAGGTTCACTAATATCAGTACCATATATTTCTACCGGTTTAATTAAATTACCTGCTAGAGTTAAAACACTATCTTCGTCTTTATCAGGCGGTAAATCATCTACAGTAGATTTTTTCTCTTTAGGCTCCGGAGGTAAGTAACTATTTTTATCTCTTGTTTCATATTGCTTTAAGTATTCATCTGCAGCTCTATGAAAGTTAGATGATGAAGGCATTATATCTTCAACTCTATCTATAGCGTTAATTTTTTGCTCTATAGGTTCTGGTCGCTTATCTAAGTAATCTTGTATTTTTTCTGCCGAAAAAGGAGCGGAACCTATAGCTAATAAGCCAAGTACTATTTCTTTCATACCTTCGTCAAACTGTTGAGTCACGTATATATTTATTATAAAGGTGTTCCTATTGGTGGAGGTGAGGGGAGTCGAACCCCTGTCCATTAAGTTATCAAAATAACTGTCTACATACTTAGATATATTCTATTTTAAGGATATATGGTTATATCAACCATCCTACATTTCTTTTATCAGTAATGCTTTGACTTAGCTTAAAATTACATTAATTGCTAAAATTAATAACTCATTACATTACCCAAACACTTTAATGAGAATCCATGTTTGTTTTTATGCGGCGAGAAGGGCTTCTTCTTGAACCAAGAACGCGTCAGGGTTGTTGAAGATTGCTTCTGCTTCCGCAAGAAGGTCTGCTTCTTCTTGTTCTGCAGTTATGTATTTAATCGGCTTTTAACGTGGCCAACCGATCAACCACGATATGCGAGCTATAAATCCAATATAATGTCGAATCCATTGCACCCCCTAGCTATTTAATGCAGCGACAGAATAGAACTGAACAACCACATTTTTTATCACACATACAAATAGTGTAAAATATTACTTTTTTCCCGGCTTAGGTCCTTTACCCTTTCCTTTACCTTTAGGTCCTTTACCCTTACCTTCAGGACGCTTACCTTCAGGTCTAGGGCCTCTACGCTTTTTCATAGCTTCTGCTGCAGCTTTACGCTCTTCTGCACTAAGCTTACCATCTCCGTCTTTATCAAATTTTTCAAGAATCATTTTTTTTCTAGCCTCACCAGCAGCTTTACGCTCAGCTTCATCTAACTTACCATCACCATTCTTATCAAATTTTTCAATCCACTGTTTAATACCTGGCTTACTACGATCTTTTCTTCCTTCTTCCTTTTCAGGAGTACCACTTGCTACTGCAAGTCCTGCTGCAAATGCGACGAGCGCAAACAATTTAATTTTCATATATGTATTTATTATAACGTAATGTTTATATAATGCTACTTAAAAACTGGATCTAATAGGAGATCGACAAATCTCTTAATGGTCTTATATATTTTTGACTTAGTCGTGAATCCCCATCTCTTAGGAGCTTCAACTCTAATAAATGATCTAAAATCAGTACCCATTTCTGATTGTCTTGCATACCAATCACATACCATCTCCGCAACTTGCGCATCATTCATAGCAGTTATACCATCAACATGGTATTCAGGATGATGATCATTAGTTTGTTGATGTTGATGTATAGCTAATTTTAAAGCTTGTTTATCTTCATCTCTATGGAGGGTATCCCACTCTATGCCTTGGAACTTTGATAGATCATGTTTACTACAACGCTGTAAAAGACGTCTAGCTAAATCTAAATCATTTTCTGTTTCAGCATTATCGATAAGTCTTGTTGCCAATTTTAAAGCAGCTGATCTTACTGCTTGTGTATGCTCCCATACAGATAATAATCTACGTCTATAATCTTCTCTAATTTCAAGAGGGAGAGTCGCTGATCCATCATTTTGCTCTTTATCCATAACTTTAGATAATTAAGCCTCCGAGTAAAATATATGTATAATGAGGATCGATCATACATATATATTTATTCTAATTAATTAAACCCAGGGCGGTGAGACTGAAGTTTGTTCAGGTTCACTTTCGATATAATTACCATCGTCATCCATCTCTGGAATACCATCTACTATAAGCTCACAAACTATTCTTACTCCGAAGATTGAAATACCTATAATAAAAAGTATAAATGTTAGTATAATACCAGCTACAAATCCTAAAGGTACGATTATTAAAGTAGGAATAAGTACTAATAAAGAAATAATAGATCTACTAATAATTTTTGGTTTATCTGGAGCAAACGCTGCTCCAAAAGTAGCTGCTATCATGACTGACGTCATAGCCCATATTAATACGCCGAGAAAAATAAGAACACTAATCATACTAAATTATAGTATGTTAAGCTGAAATATCAATAGGTTTTTGATATTTAGCTAAAGATTCAGAAGGATTGAATCTATTACAACAATCTTTAATGATATCATAAGCAAATTGTTTACCATGCCAGTCACCTACTTCAACATATTTGTTATTTAGATCTTTATAATGCTTAAAGAAGTAAGACGCAACTTTCATAAACATGGGATCAATATCTCTAATTGATCTATATTTTCTTACATGTGATGTCGGTGTTCCTAAAATTTTCCAATCTTGTCCTCCACTATCTTTCATATCGAGAACACCTATAACAGTACACTCTACTAAAGTTCCTCTATCTATTGGCGTATCATTGTATATTAATATATCTAAAGGATCATCATCCTCTGCTAAAGTAGAAGGAACAAAACCATAAGAGCAAGGATACTTCATAGAGCTAGGAAGACATCTATCTAATTGGAACGTATCAAGATCAGCATTGTATTCATATTTAGCAGACGTACCTTTAGGTATTTCTACTATAGCATTTACCACCTTAGGGGAACTTTCATGCATTTCTATAAGTTCCAAATTTCTATGAGGTGCGCTTTCAAACAAACGTCTAGTGATGTTCCTAATATCTTTTTTATTCACTAGTATATTTACTAATATACTTCACCAAGGCCAGGTGTTATTATATTCTTTCACCCTTTGAAGGAGGAGGTATCTCTATACCTTCGGGATCTTGCTCTATTTGTTTTTTAACTTCTTCAGGGTCTTTACCAGACATGGTACGGACTTGAAATGGTGATTGAGGAGATATTGGAATACCACCTTGTTGTGTAAGATGTACATCATCTTGCGCTATAATAACTCCTGGTGTTGTAGTTTGTGGAGTGACAGCTGCTGGAGGATGATGACCGTTACCTAATTTAACTTTAGCAGCAGTATGTGCACCTACATTACCACCAACATAGATACCGAATACCCATTTCATCATATCAGCCCATCCATCGAAGTCTGTATTACCAGTAAAAACAAATGCAGTAGCTGCTATAAAAAGAGCTAAACCAGCTATGAATTTACGCGACTTCATCATTATGCGTATCCTGTTTTATCTTCTGCTTCAAACTCAGCAGCACTCGTACCTCCACCTTGCTTAATATCGATATCTTCTTCCTCATCTTTGTCCTCTTCATCAATATCAACAGCTATAAGAGTTTCTAATTCTTTCAAAGTTTCATTATCTTCAGACTTTTTAACTTCTTTAAAACCTTTCTTCATATAATGATCTATAAGCTCTTTATCTTTTTTAGGTACATTAACATTAGTAACATTAAATGTACTACCTTTAGTAAGTCTTACGTAATCTTCTTCACCTTCATTTAACTCTAACTCTCCCTCAGAGTGCTTTAATGAATCATACTCCTCATCAGTTAAATCTAACATAGACTTACGTCTAAGCTTAGCTACGTTATTACGATGCCATGCAAGAGCTCTCTTTAACGCCTCAGGATCATCTTTAAGATACATACTATCTCTTGGCTGCTCTTCATCTGAAGGGTCATTAGGGTTATCATAAGTAGGGTCAGATCTATACTTAGGACCTCCTCGACCATCAGCATCAGCATCTCCTGATCTTAATCTACCTGCTGAATCGTAATGCTTACCTTTAGGAGCTTCTTTAGCTTCTAAATAGATACTTGCGTAAGCTTCTTCTAAGAGCTCTTTTTCTTTAGCGTTTTTATTCATTACATGTATGCTTCGTCTTCAGGCTTATCACCATGACCTTCTTCATCGCTGTGCTTATCATAAAGCTTAGATAGAGCGTCGCGTGCTTCAGGCTTTAAATTACCGTCTGGTGTCGTTGCATGCTTAAGAAGATCAGTATCAGACATATCACCTGTCTTGTTTTCTGCATCTTCAGCATTTTCAAAACCATCATCTTGAGCTAATTGATCTGCAGCTTGTACAGCATTACCAGTAGTTTGAATAGTCATACCACCTATCTGACCATATGCTTCGGAAAGTAGGTCCATGTCTTTTTTAAAACCATTGTGTTGTTTCATATTAATATTTATACTAAACAGTACCATTTTAAAGATATCCGATCGAAGATCTCGCGGCAAAAAAATTCTGATACTGTTATTAGTAATCTTAATAGTATATCAGGGTTCCCATTAAAACTTCCAATTGGATTAGGAGTTGATTTTATATTATAATATACGTGTCCTGTTGAATTAGAATTATGAATGAAGATAATATAATAAAACAGGTGCGTATTGGCAGTAACTATGTCTGGCTAAAACGCTATTATGTTAGTAATGAGAGAAAGTTCTTTATATGTGCACAAGGACCTCACTATACTATATGGAAACGAACTAGAGGAAGTACCCATAAAGCCAAAGAGATATACTTTAGATATAGAGTAGGTGCATGGCTTATAGAGATGTGTGGTAATTGGTACCCGGCTACCAATTTAATTTGCTGGATAATGCACAGAATTATCTAAATAGTTATATGGCTGATATAGAAAACAAATATCCAGATAATGTACCTGGTAAGTACTATGTTGATGAAGAGTGTATAGATTGTGATCTGTGTAGACAGACAGCACCAGATAACTTTGAACGTAATGATGACGAGGGATACTCGTATGTATATAAACAGCCAGTGAATGCTGATGAAGAGGAGCTATGCATAGAGGCTTTAGAAGGTTGCCCTGTAGAGGCTATAGGAGATGATGGTTAAACGTCTATAACCGTCTCTGACTCACCACCCAGCTTAGCAAATGCAGCAACCAGCTCATTGTATGCTTCTGATCCATCATCAGTAAGATACTCTGCTGTTAACGGAGTATTGTGATAATCTTTTACTGCTTGGTCGTATTCTCTCTCAATCATACTCATACCTCTCTGATATGGATGATTACTTAAAAAGTCTTCTAGCTTTTCTATCTCATCGTTAATCTTATTCATCTCATCCTCTTTACCTTCTCTACGTGCCCTTAAACGATTTAATCCTAATCTAGCTTTCTGACTCCTTGCCTTATTGTATGATTCATAATCATTCTCTTCTTTAAATTGTTCAGTCTCATATTCTCTCTCTTTAGGTCTTTTCTTTCCTATATCTCTATTAACAAAGCGTGTTAGCTTATTAACAAAGTCTGTAGCATCTCTATCACTACCTTCTCTTTGACCACCAATACCATACTTGTTACCCATATATAGATTCATATAAGAGCTATCATCTAAGATCTGCTTAATAGTCTTACCCTCTAAAGATCTAAGAAACTCCTCAAGGGTACCCCCTTTCGGTATTAGAGCTCTAGTTTTATCTTCTAGATATATACTAAAGGATTTCATTTAGAACTTCAAAATCAAGTTTACCAGCAGGTGAGAGTTCTTTATGCATCTGATTGATATCATATTGATTACCATCCTTAATATCAATTCTTTTAGTAAATACATTATCACCTTTGATACCAACAACTAACTCATAATATAGTTCACCTTTGTATATATTACCAACTTCAACAGAATCTTCTGCTTTATACTCATCTGACATATCTCTATATGCATCAGCCTCTGAATCATATTCAGCATCTTCATTATAGATGTTAGTATAAGCTTCTGCCATTAGGTGAGCTTCACGAGCGTTCTTATTATAGATATCAGACATATTATTATTTAGTCTTTTTACCAAGGAACTGCAGAAATTCCTTTAGTGGGAGTAGCAGTTTTTAAATCAATAGCATTCTTTAAACTAGTTACTCGTGTTGGATAACTTCCTGTCTCCATAAACTTTAGTACTAATGTTTCAGTAAGATCATTATATGCTGTAAAGGAACTTAAAGTAGGAGACGCAACATCTGTAATACAATTATTAAAAAATACAGACGATGCATCAACTCCAGCTGAAGTATCATACCCACTTAAATTATAACGTACTGAAATAACAACATTATTTAAACCTGATAACGCATATTGAACTTCGAGAGAATTAATTGTAGTTTCAATTTTATAAGCCATATGGTTATTTATTCACCCGGGTTCCAATATAAAGGGTATCTCGCGAGAGCTAAAAAATTTTTTGAGCACATGTGGTAACCATGGTTTTAGATTTGTCTCTCTATATAACCAATCTCGAACGCTGACGGTCTCTAGAAGGGGGTCTCTCAGAGGAACGGGGTCGAGAGAGAGAAACCTCTCTCGCTCAGTTACCCGAAACGAGAGAGGCTTTAGTTATGCCGATGAGAGATTATTTAGGAAATACGTTGCGCTTCCATACTGCATTAGCACCCCTACCAAACTTCTTAAGCTTCTTCTCGTCTACTAGCTGCTTAAGTGCTACGTACGTCTGGCCTTTAGTTAGGTTAAAGGTTGACATTACTCTCTGCTCAGTAATGTTAGGCGGGTCCATATTAAGGATCTTCTTCTTAAGCTCAGCCTTCCTATCCTTCTTGGACTTAATCTTCTTACCAGTCGTTACCTTCTCGCCGATATGGAAGCCTTTATGACCCATAATAGCCTGGACGTCGATGCACTGACCGAATCGGTTCTTCGATACTGAGATGATGCGAGTCGTATCATCGTCGGACTCGAGGTCGTGACTGATCATCATATTGACATCAACGGAGTGAGGTACGAGGGTCGAGCCCTTCAGCTGTCCGTTCTTGGTAAGGTGCATGATGAAGATCAACACACACTCGGTCTCCTTTGCCTTATTACAAAGAGTCGAGATGGCGTACTGCTCAAGCTGCCTACTATTCATCTTCGTTTTAGTAGTCAGGGCCTGGAACGAATCGACGACCATCACATCGTTATCCTCCATCGCCTTAG